TGGGCTTACGAAGAATAAAACAAATATAAGTGATATGAGTAAATATATATATATACAAAAAGACGCAGCAAACATATATGTCACAATGCCGGAAAAGCTTGATACAGCAAACAACGATATCGGCACAACATGGGAGGATTATGTTGCAGGAAAGTACGTTTTGCTGACAGAAGAACAGATTGCCTTTAAAGAGGCAAACGAAGGTGCATCCGTAGAAGAAGTGTTCAATATGCAATTGACGCCTATTCCCGAACCGACACCGGAAGAAAAACTTCAAATTGCAAAAGACTTGAAGCGTCAGGAAGTCTACAACACCGACTACCGGCACTATTACATAGAGGACAACGATGTATATACATACGACCGTTTGTCTCTAAAAGACCAGTATGCCCGAAAAGATACGGTTGAAGTAAACGGGAAATCGTATAAATCATCTCTGTTATTGGAAGCTCTCAATGAGATGGCAGACTACAATGATATCTGTATAGGTCTATCAGAAAAGTTTCTCTCTGATATTGAAGCTGCCGAGACAGTGGAAGATGTAGAAGTGATTGAGGTGACGGGGTATCCCGAAGTGATCCGAACGACAACGGCAGCCTTGCAAACTAAAGTAGATAAGGCAATTGCTAAATCCCCGGAAGCGCAGGCAGTGACCTTTGCCCGTGCGATGATGAACAGCGTGTCTCTCACAGCCAGCCAAGCGTTGGAAATGCAGGTCTTATTCCCCATTTGGGGTGAGAAAGATGCGGAGTTTGGCAAAGAAGTTGAAATAGGCTTCCGGCTTCGAGTAGTGGAAGGAGAAAGTGACACTTTGTTTGAAGTGATACAAAAGCACAAGCTGCAAGCCGACTGGAAACCGGGCATAGAAACTGCTTCACTGTATAAGATCGTTGAAGCTGAGCACGCAGGCACGCTTGATGATCCTATTCCATACGTGCAGGGTATGGCATTCAAGAAAGACAAATATTATGAACAATACGGTGTGATCTATCTCTGCATTCTGACAACCGTTACAGGTTATCCGAACGACTTGAAAGACTTGCCCACGATTGTACAAAAAATCAAATAAATAGTTATCATCTAATAACCGCTATTAGGTATGTAATAGTCCTCTTTATAAGAGGAACCTTTATTTAATATAATCGTTTACTTTATATATCAAGCTCTAAGTATCATATAATTTTCAGAACGCTAGCATTCTTTTAGATTGTCTAGCGTTTTGTTTTTTCAAAGTCTCACAAATCTTCAATCATGTTTAGATATATAAACGATATTATAATAAAAGCCTCAAGTGTATCAACAGTGAATTATTTTAAAGAACTAATAAATGATGGTCCGATTAAATTTTTTACTTGCATTAGTACTGCTTTATCTAGTGCTATAAGCACATTCTTTTTACCTATTTGGATACCAATAGTCGCAGTAGGAATACTAATAATTATTGATATGATATTAGGTATTAGAGTGTCATTAAGTAATGGTGAAAAGATTCAATCTAGAAAGTTTTGGTCAACTGTTAAAAAGCTTTGCTTTAGTTCATTAATGATAAGCTGTGGTCATCTAGTAGATGAATATATATTGACATCCATCGATGCGCACTTAGTTGAGGGTTTTGCTGGTCTTGTTGCTGGTGTAGAACTATGGTCAATGGTAGAGAATCTACAAACATTAGATCCTACTGGACCTTGGAAAATATTCAGCAAGTTCATTAAAAGAAAAGGCGAGAAGTACTTAGATATCACAATTGACAAAGAAGATTTACCAAAGATTAAGAAATTAGTTAAAAAGATTAAGTAATATGAATTATCTTAGAGTATTGATAGTAGCTATTATGACTTACTTAGGAATATCCAATCATGTCTTAAGAAATAAAGTAAATAAGTTAGATGAAGAATTGGGAGATGCTCGTAATAATATTGAATCTTATCAATCAATCCTAAGTAATAAACAAAATGAAAATAGAGTATTAAAACTTAGTATAGAAGATTTCAAACATTCTAAAGATAGTTTAATACAAGAGTTATCAAAAACACAAGATCAACTTAAGATAAAGAATAAGAAGTTAAAAGAAGTAATGAGTATGTCCACAGTATTGACAGATACTATAATAAAGACAATACCTGTGGATAGAAACTTCAATGTAGAACTTCAGTCAAATCCATTGACTACAATCAAAATAAATAGAATGGATTCAGTTATAACCTGTATTCCAGAGATATATAATCATCAAGATTTATTTATAACCGAAGAAAAAGTATATAGAAAGAAATATAAAAACTGGTTTCAACGGTTAATACATTTTGACTTTAAAAAAGATAAAGTCGAATCTTACAAAATTATCAATTCTAACGATTTAATAAGAGTATTAGATACTCGGATTATCAAAATTACAAAGTAATTTGCAAAATATTTCAATTTAATATTAATCAATAAATAAATTGAAACTATGCATTTAAGTAGAATATTAGATCAAATTAAACGCCATCCTTCCCCAACAGAAGCTTTAACTAAATTGGGTAAAGCTATGGATAAACATGAAGATAATCTGTTGGAAAAGGGCTTCAGAATACTTAAATCAGAACTCTGTGCTAATGTATATGAAGCTATAAATGGCCCTCACTTTGATGAGGAACATGCTAAATACGCAGTAGAAGGCATGGAAAATGAGGATGGATCAAAAGGCCCTCATTGGACAGTTGAAGAGACAACGTCCATTGCCAATCAAATGGGCATAAATTTAAAATCAGAGAAACACAATAAGTGGGACTGGTATGTAGCCATGAATATGATCTACTCAGATTTTTATAAAGCTGTTGTAGCAATAACTGGTGGAGCTAGTACCAAACATTTTGCAGAACTTACCAAAGCTTGGATTTGTGACAAAGACATCTCAGAAGGCAAGATGTGGCATTACTATGTTTATATAATGTGTGATGATGAAGATAACGATTATAAAGCATATGAACATATGTCTCATGATCGTGAATATGATTCAGATTATAAATACGGTAGAGAAAGAAGATCTTCTGGTAGAATGTCATATCCTTACTCTAGATATGAAATAGAGGACGAATATGAATATTCTGATCGTTATGCTTATCCTGAAAGAAATAGAATGGATAGAGATAGACGCGAAGAAGATATGAAAAGAGATAGAGATTCTCGCAACACATCTGTTAGATATTTCTAATTATCAAAATAAATAAATCAATTAAAAAATAAATCATTATGTTAGAAAACGAAAGAATAATTGTAGACCGTGGTGGTATTGACCCCGGTATCGCTGCTTTGATGCAAAATGCTAATAAAGGTTTTGATCCTGCTGCTTTGATGGCTATGATGAACAACGGTAATGGTATGTTCGGTGGCAATGGTGGTTGGTGGTGGATTTTCATCATCGTGCTCTTCTGGATGTGGGGCGGATGGGGTGGCAACGGCTTCGGTCGTGGCAACCAGGCTGAAACCAACTCTGACTTCGCTCGTTTAGCTGCTATGGGCAACCAGAACAACAACACTGATTTGTTAATGCAGGCTATCAACGGTAACAAGGATGCAATCAATACCTTGTCTACTAACTTGAACTGTGACGTTAAATCAATTGACACAGCGTTGTGTTCTATTCAGAACGCAATTGGTAAAGTTGGTGGTGAAGTAGGTTTCTCTGCAGAAAGAGTAATCAATGCTGTTAATGCTGGTGATTGCAATGTAATCAAAGCTATTAGTGACTGCTGCTGCACAACTCAGCGTTCTATTGATTCAGTTAATCTGAATTTAACTCAAATGAATGCTGATAACAGATTATCTATCTGTCAACAGACTAATACATTGCAGAATGCTATTACTTCAGGATTTAACAACCTGTCTAGTGAAAACGCTACAAGATTCAATATCATTGGCGCTAAGATCGATGCACAAACACAAATGATCAATGATAAGTTCTGTCAGTTAGAAATGAGAGAAATGCAGAATAAGATTGATGCTCTGCGTGATGAAAAGAATGCATTGCAGACTTCTGCCATTACTCAACAGCAGACTCAGAATATTGTAAATCAGATTAAACCTTGTCCAGTTCCTGCATACCTGACATGTAATCCGTACGGATGTAATGGTGGATTTACAGGTTATGGTTATGGATATGGCTACGGTGATAGCTGTTGCGCTTAATAAGAAAGGAGGTTATTATGTTTCCTTTCATGTTTAATCCTTACTTTGGACGTAACAATACCGTTCGTATTTTAGACCAAGTAATACCGAAAATCAATACAATAAGCGTAAGCGATTCAACAGAATCTACAGTTCTGGGTATCTGTCCTAAAGTGTGGTGTAGACTTCCTAGAGAAGGTGTATTTGTATTAGAGGTTAGACATACTCCTGCCACTGCTAGTGCAACACTTCCTGTGTTTGTATCTACTACTGGTTCAGTAAGCACCGCTTCAAATAACAACAATATACCTGTAGTAAAAGGAGATAGCACACCATTAGTTGGTTCTGAAATCTCTGCTGGTAACAGATATTGGGTTTATTACAATAAATGCGATAATGTTATTCAGGTTATGAATCATTACACTGTGGCTGCAGCTCCAGCTGCCTAATATATATTAATATAAAGTATATGGGCAGCGAGTAATACCTGCCCATATCTTTTTTAAACTTAAAGATATGACATTCTCACAGTTAACGCCGGGTACAAATATACACGTACTCGAGATTACAGGTACTTTTAAAAAGAGTACTACATACAGTTTAGGTAAAGTAGTAAGTGTATCAAAACCCTACGATGAACCATTGCCACCAGGTCAGTTTCCAATGCCTATGCAAAATAGGCGTAAGCTTGTAGATTTAGTTATCTCTTGTGACGGTGAGCAGAAGAAACTGTCAGTATCTGAAGATAAAACAATGATGACCGATTCTACCATCGGACTCACTATAGCTACAGATAAAACTCAAATTGTAGATATGGTTAAGCAATCCTATAATGACTGCAAAGTTAAAAAGGAAAGCGTATTAAAATACGATGAAGAGATGAGGAGATGTGAAGACATCTTAAAATTACTTAATACAACTCCGGACATAACAACCAATGTGACAAAAGATTTCAAAGAACTTGATGAATTAAAAGCTGAAGTGAAAGAGCTTAAGCAACTTTTACAAAATGTAACTACTGTTCGTCCAGAGGTTAAAATAGAAACCCCCTCATCTGAGGAGAAACAAATTGAAATCTAAAACACAAAGGTTGGCTATTTAGTCAACCTTTTTTATTTTAATATTATATGAGTACATACAATAATAAATACGATATATTAGGAAGTACGATTAAACCTAATCCTGCATCTGTTAAGTATTGGGCTGACTTAGCATCTAACCCAAATGGTGGTGACCTAAAATACTTTAATGGTAAAGATTGGGTTTACGTAAACAGTAAAGCCACTGGCGATATTACTGAATTGCAAGAAGATGTAAAACAACTTCAAACAGATATTAAAAACAAAGTAGATAAAGTATCTGGTAAAGGTTTATCTACTAATGATTATACTACTGCGGAAAAGAATAAGTTAGCAGGTATAGCAGCTAATGCAAATAACTATACATTGCCTACTGCTTCTGATTCTACTTTAGGTGGTATTAAAACAGGTTTTGTATCTACTGATACTAAGAAAGCTGTTAAAGTACAAGATGGTAAAGCTTATGTAGAAATAGACTCTACTAACATTGAAATTAATGATATACCCAATGCTGAAAGTTTTTATTCTTATGGTGTATCTTGGCAAACAGGTTCATTGAATGCAACTTTAGCTAGAATTGGTAATTTAGATTTACATCGTTCTTTACCAATCCAGAATAAGATGAGAGGATGTACCTTAGCAGATAATGGTACAGTAAACCATTATTTCAAAGATGACTGGTCTTCTAATGAAGATGGTACACCTATTAAGAAAGATGGTAGCGATGGTATGGTGATGATTGAAATACCTGAATTCTATGTAAAATGCCAAAGTAAGAATGGTATAGATAGTATGAGTATTTCAGAATATGCATTAAACGGTTATACTCTTGTTAAGAAACAATATGTATCTGCTTATGAAGCTACTGTAGATAGAACTAAACCTGATACTTTGAAATTAGCTTCTGTAGTAAACACTACTGCTAATTTTAGAGGTGGTAACAATGATGCATCAAAAGATGAAGCAGAGAATACTCAATTGGGTATGCCACTGACTGCTACTTCTAGAGCTAATTTCAGAAAGTATGCTAGAAATAGAGCTGCAGGTTCTAAATGGAATATGTTGGATTTCTTTGCAACAAATACTATTTGGTTACTGTATTCTATTGAATATGCAAATTGGAATTCTCAGTTAGCCTTTAATGAAAAATTATCTAACGATGGTTTTAAACAAGGTGGTTTAGGTAGTGGTGTTACAAATGTTACTGGTAGTGATTGGAGTACTTTTAATAATTATTATCCAATCATTCCTTGTGGTACTAGTGATGCTCTTGGAAATAAAACCGGTGAAGTTGAATATACTTTACCTTCTACTTTTAAACCAGACAATGTAGTAAAAGTAAAAGTACCTAGATATAGAGGTATAGAAAATCCATTCGGACACATTTGGAAGAATGTTGACGGTGTTATTTTTGATATTAAATCTGATTCGGATGGTGGTACTAGTACTATATACTTAGCAAAAACTGAAGCTGATTATGGTGACACTATTACTGAAGGTTTTAGTGAATTAGGACAATTACCTAGAAAAGGTGGTGCTATCTCTGATACTTACTTGGGTACATTCATCCCATCAGAAGCAACAGGAGCTAGTTCTACTACAGGTAGATGCGATAACTTTGAAACCAATATAGCTAGTTCTTCTTTAAGAACTTTGCTCTACGGCGGTACTGCTGCTTACGGCGCTTATGCCGGTCTCGGTTATTGTAATTCGAATAGTACGGTCGGTCATTCGTATGCTGGTTATGGTTCGCGTTTAGTATATAGACCGTAAACATTTATAGGTTGATGTCAAGTAAAAAACAGCAGTAATGCTAATAACAGCACTAATGCCAGTCTCAGTTATTGTAATTCGAATAATACAGTCAGTAATTCGAATGCTAATTATGGTTCACTTAAAATTTCTTTTTGTTTTGACATGACCTTGGCTCTTGCCAAAAAACAAATAATAAAATCAGCGGTGTTAGTAGTTTCGGCGAACGCTCCTCTTATCACAATTTTAATGAAAAGAGTTTCTAATATATTTGAAGGTATCATAAATTATAATAACATCTTGTACGCAGATGAAAAAGCTCGTAAAGGGAAATTACATTCATACGGTGTTAAGCATCATGATAGAAATCGTGAACGTAATCTTCATAAGCTACAGGATGCCTTAACAAATTTAACTTACAAAACTTCAGAATATAGTTTATTCACAATTCATGAACCAAAAGAAAGATTAATATATAGATTACCATACTTTCCAGATCGTATAGCTCATCATACACTTATGAACTATTTAGAGCCTATATGGGAGAAGATATTTATTGCACACACTTATGCTTGTAGAAAGAATAAAGGTATTCACAAAGCAGCACAAGATATAAAGAAAGTACTGAGGAAAGATGTAGTTAATACTCAATATTGTTTAAAATTAGATATTAAGAAATTCTATCCTTCTATAGACCATGAGATTCTTAAGTCTATAGTAAGAAGAAAAATAAAAGATACTAAAGTATTAAAATTATTAGATGAAATAATTGATTCAGCACCAGGAGTACCTATTGGTAATTACTTATCACAGTACTTTGCTAATCTATATCTAGCTTACTTTGATCATTGGATTAAAGAATGTAAGAAAATAAAATACTATTTCAGATATGCTGATGATATAGTAATCTTTAGTAAAAATAAAGAGAGTTTACACACTTTAATCAAAGATATAATAGAATATTTAAATATCAATTTAAAACTAACAGTAAAGAGCAACTATCAAGTATTTCCTTTAGATTCAAGAGGATTAGACTTTGTAGGATATAAATTCTATCATACTCATACATTACTTAGGAAAAGTATCAAACATAGGATGTGTAAATGTTTATCTAGGTTATACAATAAGACGTATAGTAATTCATATGCTAGACGTAAAGTATGTTCTTACTTCGGTTGGTTGAAGTTTTGTAATTCTATCAATTTTTGTAAAAAGTTAGTATTAAGGGTTTGTAAGAAATATAATCTAACAACGCCTGAAATATTTGTACCTAAGAAAGATATTATATCAAATGTCTTAAATAGGAGATTAAAGTTTATAGATTATAAAATCTATAATAAATATTTTAAATTATATGTAATTACTAACAAACTAATTAGTGTTACATCTAAAAGTAAATTATTATTAAGTTTATTAATAAGGGATATTATAAATACTTATATAATTATAATATTTCATAAAAGATATAATGCATATGAAATCTTGCTATAGTGAACGTCCTGAAATGATTCAAAAGTTAGATAATAATTCTTACGCTTTTAATTATAATATTGAAGAAGTAAAGAAGGACGATGAAACATATTATGAATGTGAACAAGTAATTATTAATGAATCTAATATCAATGATGATTCAATTATTCGTGACGTATTACTTAATAATTGGGATGTGAATCAGCAATTGAAAATGGTTAATGATTACTTTGCATATAAGTTAGGTTTAAACAAAGATGAAATGTGTAAAACAAGATATGAAAACTTCTTAGATTTTAGATCTAAACTTAAAACAAGTGTAACTAAAAGTATAATCTAATGGAACTCAGATTAGATAGAATATTTCGTACTAATGAATATACTATTGGGGAGTTATATGTAGATGGTGCTTATCTATGCGATACACTTGAAGATCCAGTAAGATCATTACCTGAAGTATGTCCTAATACACCTAAAGGAATTGCATGTAAATGCAAGGAAAAGGTGTATGGGGATACTGCTGTACCTGCTGGTACGTATGAGGTGAAATTAAGCTATTCTAACCGTTTTAAGCGTATTATGCCTGAGATACTTAATGTACCTCACTTCTTAGGTATACGTATCCATACGGGCAATTCTAGCGCCAAAGATTCAAGTGGATGTATACTGGTAGGTACTTGGGATGGGATGAAAGAAGATTGGATATCTAATTCTACTGTAGCTTATAATAAGCTTATACCCCTACTTCAGAAGGCGATGGATAATAAAGAACAAATAACAATAACAATAAATAACTTATAAGTATGAAGAAACATTATGTAACACATGTAGAAGATACAGATAAGCTTATAAGTGTAGCAGGTCCTGTATTAGATTATAAGTCTTGGTATGAACAATACAGGAAATTAATGGAAGAACAAGCTCAACGTAAATACGGTCTTTATACCCCTACTTCAGAAGGCGATGATGATGATTTCCCATCTATACCTGGTATGATTGCAAGGTATTCAGCATTAGGTCTTACTAATGAGCAGATGGCTGCCAATCCTGTATGGGTAGATAAGACAGGTAATGGTCATGATCTACAGTTGAAGAATTTCGCTTGGAAGGGGATGTCCGGGGTTGGCGGATATACCGAGAACTATGATAGCAATAGATGGTATAAGGTAGCATCAAGAATTGATACTACTTGGACTTATAAGTCTTTTAATGTAAAATCAATAAAGGACAACAATGCAGCTCAATTATTTTATCAATCATTATCAAGTGATACTGGATTTAGGGTTTTATCATGTACTATCAAAGTTTCTGGTTTAACAGACGGACAAGGAATTGAATATGTTTCGAATGGGGTACAACCAACTGTTATAATGAGAATTGAAAATGATGGTATATATCATCTACCAAGTTTTGATTTTGGAGCTAAAAATGCTTATTACGGATTCAGGTTCTTAAAATTGCAGGAATCATGCAACATCACCATCGAACAACTACCCCTCTACCCCGGCGCACTTGTCTTTGACGGAGTAGACGATTACGGTGTTTGTGAGAATTTTCCTATTTTGACTAAAGAAAAGGGATATACGGTTGTAGCGTTGAGACAGTGGATTACAAGGGGTGAAATAGCCCAAGGATTAGTATCTAATGTAAAGAATTGGCTCAAGGATGGTGCCTTCTTGTTAGAATATAGAAATATACAAGCCGAGCATCTTAATAAGCCTATATCTTTTGGAGCAATAGGGAGTGAAATGGATTTACCACACATCCTTACTTATCAGACATCTAAAAGTTATAATGGTGTTTCGATTACAACTGGTAATTTTGAAGGAACAGATGTGCTACATGTTGGGAAATTAGCTCCAACTAATGTAGGAACTTGTATTAACGCTGCCATTTGGGAAATAGTCATTCTCGATCATGATGCCACCGAAGAAGAACTGACCAAGATCAAAGACTACTTCGTTAAAACCTATCCCTGGCTCTTCCCCGACCAGGCATGACTGTCACCGGCAAAACCAACGAAGACACAGATAGGGCTACTATTGCCAACATTACGGGCAATGGTAATGATCTTGTACTGTCGAATTTTGGGTTTATCGAAGGAAGTGGCTACAATAAAGAAGGGGAATATGCTGGCTATCTAGTTACTGATGGGGTGGATGATAAGATAACTTCGTCTATATTTGAAATGGGTAATGATTGGACTGTAATAGGAGATTGGGAGCTTATAAATACAGGGAAAAAAGACAATGCTGGTATTGTAAAATTTGATAGTATAGTCATTTATAATTATAATCCAATACTCATTAATATAAAAAATGGTAGAAATAATTTGATTCCCGATCAAAATACCGTTAATGCAATTTGTTCTGATGGCAGGATTTATTCAAAAGACTGGAAAGAATCTATTTATAATGAAGAAACGGAATCTACCAGTAAAAATCTCTTAACTATAGGATATTCAGGTAACAATTATACTAAAATTGCTTTCAGAAACTTAGCGATTTATCCTACAGTCCTCTCCAAGGAGGATTGTATAAAAGCATATAATTATTTACAAACATTAAAAGCAAAATGACATGAAATACGCAATTGTAGACATCGTGTGGTGCAAGTCCCACGGAATAGAAGTCCTGCCGGAAATGAGGATAAGTACGGATCAAAGCAAGGTAATCTTGCATGAGGAATACCTTGCACCCTTCGATGATGAAGATTTTCCTCGCTATAGTTTTAGCGATCCGTCTTTTGTCGAACTACTGAATAGTGAAGAATGGACTTATCCAGAAGGAGAACAACCCGTAATCAATAGGCAGTTCAGCAGATTATTGTCTTTGGACGAACTGGATAAAGAAGCTACAGAAGAGATAAATACATATGACCTTTCCCCGTCGGAAGCCTTACAGGTCAAAGATCGATACCCCGAATGGGAAACCGGAATAAACGTCAAAACTGGCGAACGATACCGAGTTGAAGATGTCCTTTGGGAATGTATAAAAGAGCATACTACTCAAGACAATTGGAAACCTTCTATGGCTACTGCAAGTTTGTGGAAAGTAGTAGATGAAGAACACAAAGGTACTATAGATGATCCTATTATTTATATTCCACCTATGGAAATATTCAAAGATAAATATTATATCCAAAATGGTATAAAATACAAATGTACAAGAAATAGTGAACAACCTCTTACACATGATTTATCAGCCCTTGTTGGATTATATGTAGAAACTATTTAAAATATGAAAGATCCTGAAAAATTCAGAAAAAACATTGATGGCGCTTGGTATTACAAGTGTTGTAATTGCAATCAATGGAAAATTGAAACAGCGTTTGGATGTGATAATCATTGTAAATCAAGACATGGTCATACCACTAGATGTAAACAATGTTTACACGTAATCAATCATTATGATAAAGGATATAAAACTTTTCACATACCACCTTTTAAAAATAATAAATTATATTGTACCAATTGTAATCAATATAAAAATATTGAGGAATTTGGAAATCATCAAAGTACAGAAAATAGAAATGGAAAAAAACATTTTTGTAGAGACTGTGAAAAGAAAAAACGTGATAAGTATTATACAAAACTAAATAATAATCCAGAAAAAGCATTAGATCAAATATTCAAAATCAGATTAATGGCAGCTAAGAAAAGAGCCTTTAAGAAAGGTTTGGAATTTGATATTGATTTAGATTTTATGCATTATTTGTGGAATACACAAAAAGGTTTATGTAATATTTCTAAACTTCCTATGCTGTTCGTTTTTAATAACGATCGTTGTAAATACAATATAAGTATAGACAGAATTAATTCTACCAAGGGTTATACTAAAGATAATACACAACTTGTGTGTGATATAGTAAACAGAATGAAATTGGATTTACCTATGAATGAATTTGTTACACTTTGCAAAATTATTTATGATGAACAGAATAGAACTTAATTCTTTAAATGCCATAATAGATGGAATCCTTCTTCAAGTTCGTGATAGCGATGTTAGCGAAAGTGAAAAGCTATCCCGTATACAGATAGAGCAATGGATACATCAATATAGAGCATATTTAATTAAACAGGATCTAGATAAGGGTAGAGATATAAATCCAGAGTATGTACAAACTATTGGACCTTTACATATATCCAAAGTAAGTAATTGTACTGGTGGTTATAACTACAAATCAGATGAAGAGATACCTAATTTTATTGACTTACATTTTGGTTTAGGTTTAGTTGCTGTAAAAGATATGAATGGTGATTTAATTCAATTAGGTACAGAAACAAAAGCTAAATATCAAGTAAGTAGAAAATATACTTGCAATGATTACATTGCTTATATAAAAGGCAATCATCTGTATATACTTGGTCCTGAACACTTAGAATATGTTAAAATAGAAGGTATATTAGAAGACCCTACCCAAGCTGGTGAGTGTTTTGATAGAGATGATACTCCATATCCAGTGCCAGCAAATATGATACCTACGATTAAACAAATGATATTTGAAAGAGAATTGAATATCATGTTACGAGTCCCTAGTGACACTACGAACAATAGTACAAACGACGTTAACAACGAACTGAATGCAAGAAACTAAATACAATAGAAAAGCTTATACGATTGCTGACTTCTATGATAGTTATTGTAATTACGTAGAAGACAATCCACTATATCAGGTTTCTTATAAAGTATTTAGACAAATTGTTTCAGATTACTTTAGATACTTAAGAGACGAGATAATTGAAAACGGAAAAGAAGTCAGATTACCTTGTAGAATGGGTACATTATCCATAGTAAAGCATAAACCTAAAGAATATACTGGTAAAAGTTTGAGAATGGATTATGCTGAAAGTAAGAAGTATGATAAGATCATATACCATTTGAATGAACATACTGGGGGATACAAATATCGTTTTTATTGGAATAAGCAAAATATGCTTACTAAGAATAAAACAAAATATCAATTGATAATGACAAGAGATAACAAGAGACATCTGGCACAAATATTAAAGAATCATGTAAGAGATTACATAGAATTGTAAGAAGACTATGATAACGAAATTAACATCAACAAAAACTGTCATAGCTAAGATAATCGCAGATCTTGATTTAAAAGAAGATGATATAAAGATCACCGATATACGAGAATGGATTGCTGAAGGAATGGAAAAAATTGGTGCAGTTACACAATTAGAACCTAAGGTAAAGACTGTAGAAATACATAATCATCAAGCTCAGATACCATGTGATTTACATCAGCTTCATCAAGTAGCGTATTCATTTAATTGTGATGGACCGTGGTTTCCAACTAGAAAAGCCACAGGCTCATTTGCTGTATGGGATCATGACGATTGCTGTTGTGATTGTTGTGATCATTTTGGGCATACTAAGGAATGTAGACATGATTGTAAATGTGAACACTGCGATCCAAATATGATTGTACAGAATGATGTGATGGTGAATCTAGTGGTAGATATGTATGGTAATATAGATAAAACCGAAGCAATTGAAATGCTTAATACAAATCAAAATCTTAGAACTATAGTATCTAATTTAATTAACCAACACACTATAGGTGATCATCAAGCTTTTCATTTTGATACAGCAAATCCAAGTTTAGGTATACAATATACTGTTAAACCTGGTTATATTATGTGCAACGCTCCATGTGGTTATCTTAAGCTATCATACAGTGGTATTTATACAGATGAAGAAGGTTATGCTTTAATACCAGACATGACCTCATATACTGAAGCTTTATACTGGTATGTCACAATGAAAATGAAATACCCAGAGTATCTTAATGGCATAATGAATAGGGAAGTGTATTATGATATTCGTAGATCTTGGAACTTCTATAGGAATCAAGCGTATGCTGAAGCATTGATGCCTAATGAAGATGGTCTAGAATCTATAAAAAACAATTGGAATAAAATTGTACCTGAATTTAGAGACCATAATTCTTTTTATAGTCATACTGGGGAACGTCAAATAATTTATAATGCTACTACATAATGAATGCACAAAGACAAACAAATACGTGGACAAAAGGTATGAATTGTGACTTAGATTATTCAGTCATAAGTTCAGACCAGTATCAATGGGCAGAAAATATACGTATTATTGCCAATGATAATAGTTCTACTGGAGTAATGCAGAATATTGAAGGCGTTCGTAAGCTCAATCCTACATTGACATTGAATGGTGAAACAATAATCCATACAAATACAATTAGGGATTGGGCAATTGTGTTTACTAAGAAAGGTAGTAACTTCAATATATATAGATACGATTTTGGTGCATCTGAAACTGAACCTATAGTGACTACAGTAGCGTCCAATGTAGCATTGGATATTCCTATTATAGATGGTCATTATGCTGTTAGTAGTGTTTGTAAATGGGAATCTGATGATTTAGTTAAGATATACTGGTGTGATGGGGTACATCAGATTAGAGTATTAAATGTAGCCACAACTCATCCTAATCTTAATGTAGACTCTTTAAATATATCACCAAAGAGTCAATTACCACCTTTATTCTTTAAAGGTTTAGGTACAGGTGGATTGAAAGCCGGTAAGTATCAATATTGCTATCAACTATTTAATCCCAGAACATCTGAAACGTCTATATCTGTTTTATCTCCAATTATTACAGTATCTAGAAGTTTAGAAAATACTAACAGCCAAGATATCTATGGTAGTTCTAAAGAAGAAACTACTAATAGGTCCATTAAACTACAGACTACTGTTGATACTAACTCTTTTAGTAGAGCTAGAATAATTTCTATATATTACTCTAGTAATACTGCAGAACCGGTTATCACAGTGATAGATGAAATAAGTATTTCAAATAATACTTTAGTCTATGAAGATAAAGGTGGTTCAGTTATCGATGAGCTTACTCTAGAAGAATTCAATGGTTTAAGTACTTATATATTTACTCCCAAAGTAATAGAATCTAAAGATAATATGTTATTTGCTGCTAATATTACTGAACAGACTTGGGATATTAGTGATGATGAATTTGATGCTAGAGCATATAGATGTAATAAGAATGGTCAAATATTATTAACTTCTACATCTGGACAAGATTCTATAACATTTTCTACTTCAGAAATAAGTACTAAAGATATACCAACTAATCACGACTGTATTTGTCCTGCAAACTATGATGATAATAGTCAGTATTTATATGCTCCAGATGCTACAGGTAAGTATGTATACGGTGGTATAGGTAAAAATATTTCATATAGATTTATAAAAACAAATCTAATTGAAAGTGATGCCCCTACGTCTAGAACAGGTTATGCTGAAGATTCTTTCTCATTAAACTCTAAAGCACGCTCTACATCTACTCTAGATTTATATAACATTGAGGAAGATGGTTCCTGGTCAGATGCAGGGTCTTTATCTTTTGCTGATGCTACTGCTAAAGTGTTAAACTATAGTAATAGTGAAGTAGAATCAATGGCAAGGGGTTATATGAGAGATGAAATATATCGTTTTGCTATTGTATTCTACAATGAAGAAAATGTAGCATCTTCTGCACACTGGATTGCAGATATAAGAATGCCTAAAGCTAGTGCACCTGGTTATAATATCTTTACTTCAGGTATGCGAGTAGATATTGGTGGTAGTACTACTAATAGTCTAGAAGTAGTTACACACCCATTAGGTGTACAATTCACAATTAATATACCAAGTGATTTGATCCAAAGTAAGAAGATTACTGGTTATGAGATTGTAAGATGTGAAAGAACTATTTCAGATAGAACAATATTGATGCAAGGAGCTGTTAGTTGTGTTTGTAATTATGATAATACAAATCAATTAACTGCTTTTCCATATCTTACTTATTCCACTTCTCACGGTATGGTGTCACAAAATAATAAATATGCACATGCTTTTGACTTTAGTAGTCAGAATGCTAATGAATATTTCTTATTTATATCACCAGAAATATGTGTTAATAGGACAAATGCATCTGAAGTAACAGGCAGAGCTACAGAGATTAAAGGTATATATAGACTAAGATCTTCAATATCTCCTGATGAATCTATGGGTAACGGTACTCCTGCGAATGATAAGGTTGTACCTAACGGTGATAAAGTCAAAGTATTAGTTGGGGCAAAAGCTTCAAAACATGATTTAAAGAATGTAACCTCAAATACTTCTACTAGTTGGACTAAGAATAGTGGTTGGGCTTATACTTCAGTTACAGCTATAGGTGATTCTATAAAACAATCTACTGCAAATAATGCAATTTATATGGGTGCAGAATCATGGTATGATGCCACTTTAGCTAAGTATTACAATAAAATTACTACAGGAGGATATAATTCTGCATCAATTCAAGACATTACAATTGCTACTAATACAGATCCATTTGATTTAGATGACGATGCTTGGAAGACTAAAGCTACTAATGTAGGTAGTATGGTGTATTATAACTGGGTATATGGAGATACATCTAAGGCTAATGATTATGACGATAATAATGTTAGGAAGGTTGGACCTCATGGGGTATGTGCAATATTCCAGAGTACAGATATGACTTCTCGTAACACTATGGTTGGAGAAGTACCAGAATTAGCTGCTGGACCAGAAAGTGCTAATACAATTCTCATTGCCAATTTAAGACAATCTGTAACACCTTATGGTGGTAATAGTTATGCTACAAGACAGAACTCTGTATATATAAGTACAGGATCTTATGTCAATGCGAAAGACAATAGTAATACTAAAGTAAACGTATTTGGTGGTGATACATACATTGGTGTATTAGATTATGCTAACTGTATGTTTGCATATCATAACGCTAGTGATAACTATGAACAACCAGATAATGAAAGAATTAGAGCATATAATGGTGCTTATATACCGTTAGAATCTTCTATTAATCTTTCATTGAGAACGGATACTGTAGGTACAGCTAAGACTTATGAATCTGGTACAGGCTATGCAAATCACTTTGTAGAGAATGATATAGTACAAGTAGGTTCTATATATGTTCAGAATACGCCATTATATGCTTATAATGATGCTTATTCTGCTCAACCTAGAGCTAAAAATTATGTTAGTAAATCAATATATAGTATAGATAATTTACATACAGACACCAGAGTAATGAACTCAGAACCTAAGACTAACTTAGAAGTAACTGATTCGTGGACTAAATTCAGGGTTGCTAATTACTTAGATGTTGATACCAGATTTGGTTCTATAAACAATTTAAAGTTATTTAAGAATAACTTGTTGTTCTGGCAAACTGACGCTTTTGGCACACTTGCTGTAAATGAACGTTCTCTTATCCAAGATAATAATGCAGGTGCACTTACGTTAGGTACTGGTGGTGTATTAACTAGATTTGATTACTTTACTACCAAGAACGGTTCTAAAGAGAATCAATTAAGAACTGCAACACAATCAGATAGTACAGTATACTGGTATGATGCTGATAGAAATGAAATATGTGGTTTTGATAATCAATTACGTACTGTATCTAAGTTAAAAGGTGTACAGTCTTATTTACATGATAATAAGGATATAATTACAAACGATCCTATATCTGTATATGATAAGAAATACAATGAAGTTCTTCTTACTCTAGAAGATAAGACTTTAGTGTTTAATGAACAAGTTGGAGCTTTTACTTCATTCTATACTTATAGACCTGATTGGTATGCTGAATTTACAGATAAATTAATGATATATAAGAATTTAGCTGTATATAAGTATAACTCAGGTAATGAATTAGATATGTTTACTGGCAAAGATAAGATATCTTATGTTAGATTTATAGTAAATGATAAGTACCCTCAAACTAAAACATTTGATAATGTCGAATATGGTGGTGACTTTACTTACGATACTAACTTTGATAACATCTACTTTGAAACTAAAAGGCAAACTAGTTTTACTCTTACTCAGGATGATATAGATTATAGAGAAGATACTTACAAGTTCTGTATTCCTCGCAGTAGTAGAGAATTAAATGAAGCTGAAGAGTTAGTAAACAAATCCTATAGAGATAGAATGAAAGGGAAATATTTAATCTGTCATTATAAGTATGATTGTAATGGTGGTAATACATTTAAAGTTCCTTATATTAGTACAGCATACAGATATTCATTGATATAATATGAAAAAGAAAATAAACAAAAAGAAAGTTCCAGCTTACGCTTTTGGTATAGATCAAGGTTTAGAGATTGCTTCTATATTGGGAGCTGGTTTACAAGGCTTTGCAGAAGAAGGATCTGGTGCAGATATTGCTGGCAGTACTCTAGGGGGTGCTGCCAAAGGTGCTTCTGTAGGCTCTGCTATCCTTCCTGGTATTGGTACAGCTGTAGGTGGAGCTGTAGGTGGTGTTGGAAACCTTGTATCAAGTATCTTTAGAAAGAATGCAATTAATAAGCAAAAACGTATTAAAGCAAATGCTAAAGAAATAGCAATGGGGAAAGGTAATGCAGCCACACTTGAACAAAAATATTGGGATGATAATTCTTTAGCTTATACTTTTGAAAACGGTGGTATATTGCCAGATTTAGCTTATGTAGATAATAATGAAGTAATAAGAGATGACTTTGGTAATATTGCACAAGTACCTAATAGTAAACCAGGTACAGATAATCATTTAATAGATGCTTCTAATCTTGATTCTGTTTTATCTGATAAAATTAAAAGACCGGGTACAAATAAAACATTTGCACAAGAAGGTAAAAAACTTACTAAAATGACAAAGAAAAGTAAAGGAAACGACATATTTGCTAAGAATTCAGATATGCTAAATAAGCGGAATGCAAATGCAATGTATGAACAATTGCTTACAGAACAAGAAGCAGTTAAAGCTAAGAAAGGTATTAAACCCAAAGTAAAAGGAATACCTACATATGCAGATGGTAAAAGATCAAAATTAGCTCAATGGCTTGTTGATGAATTTAATTCTAATCAAACGGGTACGGCTAGATCTGATGCGAAAAAACAAGCAGCTAAAAACGTACTCAACAGTGATTGGATTGGTAAATTAGGAGAAGCGATTAGTGATTTTTTCACCTCCCCTGTAAAAGGGACTGCTGTTAATAGTACACTTGCAACAGCATTTAATCGCACAAAGAACAGAGCCGGTTTGGGTGCAACTGAAAATTCAAATTGGGATGCTCCAGTTGGTGAGTATCTAGATAATCTTAATTGGGCAGAAGGAATAGTGCCAGAAGCAGGACCGGCACCTGGTAGAACCTATACATATCGTAATTTAGAAGCCAACGGTATTGATGCTATTACTGGGGAAACTATTCCAGTAAACACAAATGTGTCTGCATACAATTCACCAGAAACTCCAGTTCCAGAATTGGTTCCTACAGCAAACAATAATGTTGCAATTACAGTTACACCAAAAACTAAAAAAACTAATATTAGTAAGAATATAGTAACACCCGAAACCATTACCAAAACTCCAGTTCCAGAATTGTTACAAGCTCCATCTTTAGGGATTGCTGCAAAAACACCTGTAGCAGAAAAAATAGGATTAAGTCTACCTTCAGTTAACAAGAATCAAAACAAATCTAATGTAATTTCAACAGACTTTGGTAGTTTGTCTGGTTTATCTCCTATACTGTATAATTGGATTCAAAGTAGACGTAGACCTGAAACAGAAGATCAAGTCCTTAATCCTTATACTGGGGCTATTAATAGAGCTATGGCTAGTCGTAGAGTTAATATAGAACCCACTCTTGCAGCTAATAGAAGATCTAGAGCAATCGCTCGTAATAACATGGCTAAACTCAATCCTAACACGGGTATGAATTTAGCATATGGAAATCAATTAGCTACTGGGGAATATGCTCAGAATGCTTCAGTATACGCTAATAGAGATAATGCTAATAATCAATATTTAGGCGAATACGCAAATATGATGAACAATTTAGGTCAACAATATGTACAGAATACTGTACTTACTAATGACTTAAACGCTCGTAATAGAGCTGCTGCAAGAAATTTTGGTGCCACTGCTGCGGGTCAATTGGGTCAATGGTCTCAGACTAAAGAAAAGATGCGTAATCAGGCACGTAGAGATCGTCAGATATTACCTTACTTACAGAATTTCTTAAAATACGGTACAGTAAATAGTTTAGTTGATAGTTTAACAGTATAATTATGGCAGTAAATAGATATGACAATCCTGCACAAGCTCAATTTATAGATACCTATGTTCCAATCCCTTTTGAACAATTATATACATTGGGTAAGCAGGCAAATGAAAGAGTTGACAAAGCTTTAGCAGATTATAGAACTGCTGCAAATACGTGGGCTGAATTTCGTTCTAGGTCTATGAAAGATATGCAAACGTGGGATGCAGAAACTAGAGGTAAAGTACTTCCGATTATTGATCAAGCTGCTAAGAATCCAGAAGCAATAAAGAGTATGGAATGGCAAATGGCTCTACAATCTGCAATAAATAATGTAGATAGAGCTAAACTTTCTGCATTAAAACAGAATGCTGCCAATTTTGATGAATATGCAAAGCAAGTTCAAATTTTAATGTTGCATGACAAATATAATCCATTATGGCACGATAGAGATTTTACTAACTGGGATACTACTACTTCGGGTTTATTCAACGAAGTTCCTTTAGCTTATTCTTCTATAAAAGATTTAACTAACGAATATGTAAATAATTTGAAGGATAGCTATCTTGGTAGAGAAGGTGGATTTATTTGGACTGGTGTTACAGGACAGCAAATTAAAGACATACTGGATGCTAATAGAAGTGGAATATTATCTACACCACAAGCACAAATGCATATGCAAACATGGATGAGAAATCATCCTGGATCAACAGAAGAGGATGCAGCTAATGCTTTCATGCAAAAAGCTTATACAGATAATCAAGAATACATTCGTAAAAACCCCACCGTAGATCCTTATGCTATGCAAGCGTTGAAATATAAGCAAGCATTAGAAACCGCTAAATTAAAGAAGAAAGGTACAGAAAAAGAATCTGTAGATTACCCTGACGCTTATAAAAAGCTGTATAATGACGCAGTAGTATTTGAAAAACGTCAGTTAGAAAATAGTCCAGTATATTCACAAACTAGATTTGTAACTAATAAATTCCAAGAAGCCGCATCAGCCTTAATGTCTGGTAATATTACTCCAGAAGAATATAATTCCTTAGTAAAGGATTATGGAAAAGAAATGTCAGATGCAACTGCTAATGATATTGCTAACCTGTTTGCAACCAAAGCTGGAGAAATATTCCCTAAAACCGGAGTAAGATCTGATAAATTGCCTCAGTATTACGATGCAGCTACTAGAGTACTGAACGATATTACGTACCCTTCTTCTGGTATGATTCTTAATAGTTACAATAAAGTTAAGAGTTCTAATGAAATTGATATTAATTTAGGCGGTTCAGTAACTAAAGGATATGTTACACCAGACACAGGTGGTTTAATATTAGCTACTGATTTTGTAAATAAAATCATGAAGGTTCCTTCTATTAAATACAATGTAGAAACTACAAATGGATTAGAAAGAAACTTTGCAGAAGATTTAAAATCTGGAGTATTCAAAGACGTTATCAAAACTCCTAGAGGTAGAATCATGTCATCAGTGGTAGATGGCATTCCTCAATTAATGCAGAGAGTAAGTGTAAGAATACCTTTACAAGCTATTAAGAATGCTGGATATGATGTAGATAATTTTAAATCTATGGTTAGTAATTCAATGGGTATATCTGCAGAAACAGGTTTAAATGTCAAGCCTATTGATAAAAAAGATTACAATGATGCTTATGGCGGGAATGTACCATTAACTGGTGAATATTTTACATTTGATACAATGGAGCCAATTGATCCACACGGTATGACTAGAATGACATTTGATCAGGAAGTTAATGATATTCATGGTGGTTCAAAATTACAGAATGATAATTATGAGCAATCATTTACTGATGCTTATGATAGTTTAATAAACAGTTTATTACAATAATATATGGAAAAATCTATATTAGGTCAATATCCTACTGACAATACACCTAGCAAAGCAGCCTTATTAGGTAAGGCTATGGATACGGTCAATGCTCAGTATTCTCCTATCACTAATATTAAAACAGGTTATGATAGGAACTTAGAAACAACTCCATTAGATGATTATGAATACGCATATCTGTTAAATAAGGAAACTCCAGAGGAAACCTTAAAGGATAAGAGTTATTTAAGAGATGCTTGGACTACTTTTGCTAACAATAGAGATCAGATCAATTTGATGTCTGAAAGAGCTAAATTAGTAAAAGATATTAATCCTGTCATTGAAGATATTGATTATGAATTACAATATTTAAATGATAAGAAAATGCTTTTGAATCTTGAAAATGTCTTACCTACTATGGATAAGAATTCTCAAGAGTATCAAAACACCTTACAGCAATATGAAATTCTTAAAAACAATTTAGAAGCCAATTCTGAAAAGTATAATGCAATATTAGCAAAGTACAATGATTCAGAAGGTACAGATGTTGATAAGAGAATTGAATACTTAAATGGGGTAAGAGACTGGTGGGTAAATGAACAGTCCGAAGTAAACAAGAATATTCAGGATTATTATGATTCTATTACATCTAGATCTGAAAAGTATAAACCTTCTGCTAGATTTCAAATAAAAGAACAAAAGGCTCAAGATAAGCCTTTTTATGATTCTGATTATATATTGTACGCTGGTCCTGGTTTAACAGGTTCTTCTATGTCTACAATTGGCTCTTATGTGGCTGATGCATTAGCAACAGGTGCTTTATATCTCGGTAGACATTATGCTACTACTGGTGCATTAAATGCTGTTCCTGGTGCTGGTGCAGTATCTAATCTTATTGGTTGGGGATCAGCTATTACTGCGGCAGCGATAAGTTTGGCAGGTAATATCTATAGTAGACATAGAGAATCATTAGCGCAAGTATATGGAGCTTATCGTTCTAAAATTGAAAAGGATCTTGAAAGTAAAGGTGTATCTATCCAGGATTATGTTCAAATGGGTAGAGATCAATTGAAACAACAGAATCCTAATATAGATGTTACAAAGATTTCAGATGATGAAATTATAGATAGAACTTTATCTGGAGAGATTAAAATCTCCGATGAAGTTCTAAACTCTTTAAAAGATTCAGCAGATAATGGCTTAGAAAATGTTTACAATAATAACATGGCTTTGTCTGCAATGGATGCTGCACAATCAGCTTTGATATTTGCCCCATTAGGTAAAGCTATGGGTAAAATTATAACTAAACCTATAGCTAGCGCATTAAAGCCTTTAGTTAAATTATCTGATACTGCTACTAAGAATTATAATAAGCTTATTGATGCTTACACCGGATTTAATGCTAGATTAGCTTATAATAGTCCTAAAATGAACATGTTGAGCAAGGGTGCTAAAGCTCTAGCTCGTATGGGTTTTGCTGCTACTGGTGAAGCTTTTGAAGAAGGTAATCAGGATATATTTGACTACGATTACATTCATAATCAGTATGATAAAGATTCTTCTGGCGTATTCTCATCATTACTTGGGTTAGCTGAAGCTAATTATCGTACTGCAAAGATCTTATCAGGAATAGATACTGAATCAGAATTAGCTAATGATCCTCAATTCTGGAATGATGTAAAAGGTGGTTTTGCATTAGGTATGTATTTAGGTGGTCCTACTACTGCATATCACGCTGGTATTGATATGCGTAAAGACTTCGTTGCCAATACGTTTGTTAGAGATATGGTAGCAGATAACATAGCTAAGAAAGATGCTATGAATAAAGCTGTGACATACGCAGACAGAGCATCAAAATCTATGCTCAATTACAAAGATAGTGTACTTGAAGTATTAGAGAATTTTAAATATCATATGCCTGATGGTCTTACTGAGGAAGATATAAATGCTGAAATCAAAACTGCGAATAATGTATTTAACTTAGCTAAGTCTAAGACTACTAAGAACATTGGTAAACAGTTAGGTTATTCTGCAGGTACTACAGAATATAATACATTAATTGGTTTACAGCATGTAGCTCAATTAGATTTACAAGAAGCTGTAAACAATGCAAAAGCAGCTCAGGATGCAGATAATAAATTGTATGCAGATCTTTCTGAAGATGCTTTATTGAGTAATTACACTCCAGAAGAAAAGCTAGCAGCTATTACTTTAACTAAACTAAATGTACAGAAAGAAGCTCTGCAGGAATTAAAAAATGCAATTGAAGCTCCAGCAGAAGATGGTAAATCTAAATTTGGTATTACTAATGGTGATAATTCTGTAGCTAAATCTATTCTAAAGACTATACCAAAGGCCATTAAAAACATTGATAGTCAATTGGCTCAAGTGGCTGCTGATACAAAATTTAGTACAGATTTTGTAGCTGCCCCTCATGTCATGCAGACAGGTGTAGATAGCTATGCAAACTTAATGTTAGCTCAGCATGATGCTTTGGTAGCAGAGCATAAAATGAATGAGATATTTGGTAATACTCTGGAAGACGGCAAACTTACTAGTTTTGATAAAGCTACAGACAAATCAAAGAAAAAGGTATTAAATAATATCAAAAAGAGAATTGAGAACTACCTGAATAACTCAGATGAATCTAGTAGAATTGCAGAAGATAATGCCAAGCAGATTGTTGAACAAGACGTTGCTTCTACAGAAAAAGAAGTGGCTAATAATGGTACAGACAACAATGAAACTGTAGCAGCAAGTAAAATTGCTCCAGAAGTACAAAGAGAAGAAGTTGAAAAACCACAATCTCCTGTAATGGATTCTAGAGCAAAATCCAAAGTAAATACAGAAATACCTGCGCCAGAACCTACTGTTCCTGAAGCAACGCTTGAAACGCAGCCTGAAGAAGAATTAGATCCAATAGGAAAGCGTATTGATTTGAAAGATTTTGACCTTTCTGTAGAAGAAATTCTTGGTGATCCAAAAGATTATATCAGTGCAGAAGCTTATGAAGAAGTAAAAAAAGATTTAATTGAGGGCAAAACATTTATAGACTCCATATCTACAGAAGATGGAGAACTTATAATTTACACAAGTAATGGTGGTGTTATTGATGGAAAAGCAGCTTCTATAATAAATGATAAATATTTCAATAAAAAAGAAGATACAGAATTCCCTACAAAGAGTTTGGAAGAACTAGCTGCAGAATTTGAAGCAGAACGTAAAAGGATTGCAGAAGAAAGTAAGACAAAAGCTCCAGTAGTAGAAGATGTTGAAGAAGAGGATGAAGAGTTTGCTTTTGCTACAGATAAAGATTTGAGAGCAGCTGCCAATGCTGATGCAGATCCTTTAGCTGCTGCTACGGATGAAGATAAGAAAGTATCACAAACAGTTGATACTATTACTCCAGATATTACTGTAGAACAGAAAGTTGAACAGGCTAAAAAGAAATTAGCTACTGAACAGAAACATGACAGTAAAACAGATATGGATTCTGAATCTAGAGAATATGAAGATTCTTTAGAAGTAGAAGAATTAGCTAAAGATACCGTATCACATACACTGTTCTTCTCACCAGATTCTACTACTCCTATATTACCGGGTTACAAGTCTGGTAAAGAATTAGCAGAAAGAATCAAAGATCCTAATTTCTTTACAGACAGTTTCTGTGAATTTATTATTAATGAATCTTACACTGAAAAAGGTAGTAAGCCATATAAAAAAGGTGATAAAGCTACATATGATAGTGCTTCTATCATATTAAGTGTAGAACATCCTACTGGTAAGTATGCTTTAGCACTTAAGACTCCTAAAGGAGCTAGAACTAAATTTGATGCAGATATTGCAGGTATTCGTAACAGTGCTACAGCAGAAGAGCTTAACACAATTGAACAAGCTAATGAAGTTTCTATAAATGACTTAAAATCTTTTAGAAATGCAATCATTACCGCCATTGAAAATAAGACAGAGAATGAGGTCATTGTACCAAGTACTATCAGTAGAACCAGAGGTAGATATAATGTAAACAGAAATGGTCAAAAGGCAGTATTCAGACCTGTACAAGAAGTAAAAGGTTTTGCAATTCCATCCAATGTGTATGACATTACTCCAGAAAATGTAACCTTTGGTATCAGTAATGGTATTATTTCTGACAGTTTGATTCTTGGCGCTGGTGGTGAAATATTGAATGGTACTGGTGGTAGTGGTCAGTTATTTATCTATCCCCCCAAATCTAGTACACTTAATAATTCAGAGATACCTGTACAAGTTAATTTACAAAGATTTGACAGAAAACAAGCTGAATTTCTTGCAGATTTACTTTTGAATTATGGAGCTTCTCCTGAGTCTTATTATAAGAATACAGAAATTGTAGCTGGGGAATTGATTGACTTTATGGTTCGTTTCGGTGATAAAACCAAAGTTACATCTGATATTCCTACCTTCAATTGGATGAAGAAGAAACAGCTTTATGTAAATGATAAAGGTGATCTGGTAGTAGGAGAAAAATCTTATCATGTAGGTAATATGTCTTCTCAAGACAAAGAAGATCTTATTAATGATTTAATGGGATTTCACTGGAGAGCTAATAGAGAGAATTTCTTTAGTCCTATAGGTGATGCTTTACCTTCTTTAAAAGAAGCGTTTACAAAAAGTCGTTCTTATATATGGGAAGAAGCTATTCCTGGAATAATGTTACGTAGAGAAGACTTCTTAGGTAATGCAGAACATGCACCTATGTATACAATGGGTTTGTTTGTTACTAACAATTTAATCCAAAGTGATTTACAGGATCAATTGTTTAAAGATTCTTTTGCTTATGCAGATGATATTCAAACCATATCTAAGAAAGTAGAAAGTGATAAGGCAGTTGAAGAAACTAAAAATAAGGTTGAAAACGTAGCCAATATTCCTACAGGTACTCCTGCAGTAGAGCCAGAAGAATTAACAGAAGAATCAAAAAAGATTAATGAAATTACCAAGAATGGCACAATTGACCCATTTGCTATAGAAGACGATGACATTGATATTCCTATGAGGCGTCTTACTGGTAAAGTAACTAAAGAGGTGTCTAACGAGGAAATAGAATGGTTCAAAAAGAAATTAGGTTTCCAAAGCGATTCTCTTACTATAGTAGATGATGCTATCTCATTAGGTAACAATGTATACGCCATGGGTCTTGTTAGACAGGATTCTACATTACTGTGGAAAGGTGCAGAAACGGGTACTTTATATCATGAAGCGTATCATAGAATCTCATTGTTAACTATTTCACCTAAAGAACGTCGTAAAATATACGAAGCTTATAGAAACAGAACTGGTTTAATCGGTACTGATAAAGATGTTGAAGAAGCTCTTGCAGAAGACTTTAGACAGTACATGTTGAATAAGGCTGAACCTGATTTAAATATCGTTAAAAGAGCTTGGAAAGCAATTAAAAACTTTATTAGTAAATGGGTTTGGAGAACTGATACTACTATTGACAACATCTTTGATAGGATCAATACAGGTTATTATAGTAGATCTAAACAGAATTCTGCAGCTGTACAGGAGTTCTTAAATACTTATAAAGGTGCGGGAGCTCCATTTAAATTGGGTGGTCACAATTTCAAGAATATCACAAATACACAATTTAAAGAAAGTGTTAATTCATTAGTTGCTTCTTTGTTTACTTTGAATAACATAAAGATGCGAGATGATTTAACAGGTTTAAATTATAGTTTGTTAAAGAGTGCCTTGGAACCTTCTTTGACAGATAAACTTGTAGAAAACGGAAAGATTACCAAAGAACAAGGAGAGGCTAGAAAAGAAATATATGAAACCTTTGATAGTGTATTCTTACCAGCAATTATTAGGAAACTGAATGAATATCAAATCAGAGCTATAGACAAACAGGAAAATATTGATCAGGAAATAGATGAAAAAGCTGAAGGTTCAGCCGTAGGAGATCAAATGGCTACTTATATTCGTGAGTCATTAGAAACCTCAGTAAAAGATAATGCTTTAGCATCTATTAAAATCTTCATTGCTACTATGCCTAAAAGAGAATTCTATGAGGCAGAAGTTAAGAAAGAAGATGGTACCATTACAAAAGTACAGAAAACTAGAACTGTATTGAGTCCTGTTACAGGATTACCTCTTATGGTTGATTTTGATTCTACGTGGAATACCATTATCAATGAATTGCATTCAGAGAATACGTTTGAAGGTATGATGAATAAGTGTGCTAAATGTGCAAAATCATTACCTATCTTTGACACATTGTACAGAGAATTGTATAAGATATCAAAGACTGTTCCGGGAGAATCAGAAGCCCAAGTAATAGCTAGGGAGAATTTGCAGACTCAATTTAGAAATACCTTTAGAAAAGCTAAACATAAACTTATTGGTATCTTGTCTGAAAAGATTGAAAATACTAGTGGTAATGATCAAACTAACTTGTATGTAAAGGATGAAAATGCAAATAAGATCTCTAAGAATATCATTGAAGGTTGGAATTATGGTTTACTCAGGATGACTGAGTTAATAAATTTTGATGGTAATAATTACACATTAAAAACTACTGATAATAAAACCAATGTAGAATTATTATTAGATGATTACCACAAGATTAATAATCTACTCAAGAATTATAAGAATAAACCAAATGCTAAGCTTAAGAATGGTCAGACTTATAAAGAGTATGTAGAAGCTAATGTCATCAAAATAAAGGAACATATATTATCACTTTTAGGTAGAGCAGGTGTATCTGTGGATATGGCTACATTAAACTCATTCTTGATTAAAGAATACTATGATCCAAACACTGCAGAACAATTAGTAAACCTGTTTACTGATGGTAGTAATGCTGGTTTATCATTCTTATTCAGCAATAAGTTAAAAGATGTACTGAAGATTGAACCATCTGGTAACGTACCCAGCACATTCAATAGACATATCAGCAGATACTATGATGATTCTAAATTCTTAGGTAGATTGTCTGAAACGTATGGTATGACACATCCTAACTCAGATGAGTTATCTGTATTTTCTACTGATGGTAAGTTGTTATATCCTATATCTGATCATAACTACTTAACAGATATGGTTCAGAATCTTGATAATGATCCAGCTACAGTAGAAGCTCTTACTAAGGTATTATATAATACTGGTAACAATGCTAACCCTAATTACTTTAAAGGTTCTTATTTACTTACAAATCTTTATAATAATCCTGCCACATCTGGTAAAATAGGTGTTGAAACTTTGGTTTATTTTAAAGAACAGGGTAGTGGTGATAAAGGACGTAAGTACACAGAAATCTCACCATTGGAAGATTATATTGCTAAAATGACACTTACTCAGAAAGGTAGAATCGTTTTACCTACTATGGGTGACTCTCAGACATATAATACTTTATATGGCACAGCTATCAACAATTTCAATCAACCTTTAGATACTACTAACAATAAAATTAAATTTAATGCCAAAGTATTAACTAGATTTATCAATTACTTTGAAACTGAATTAGATACTATTGAATTCAACTATAAGAATGAAGGTAATCTGACAAAGGAACAAAAAGTAAAGAACTATGATACTGGTAACAGAAATGGTTACAGATTTAGATATTTTAATGGATTCTTTAAACTTAAAGAACAACCAACCTTAGGTGGTATTGAATTTGTAGATGATTTCTCTGACTTCAATGAAGCTCTCAAACTTGCTGAAGACGTTGGCGGTAATGATTTAGCATTATCTGTAGTAAACCAAATAAAAGCTTCTTGGGCTAAGATGAGTAACTCTGATAAAGCTTTGTTAATGAATGAATATTTAATAGATGCTTTTAAAGACGAATTGGATTACGCAAAAGAAATAGGTATCATTGATTGGAATGGTAAGGATTTTGCTAGTGTAAAGAGTTTAGCACTTCCTCAAAAGGCATTAGATGATGCAGAAAATCACTATAAAAAACGTCAAGAGGTATCAAAATATAGCAAAGAGTTAGCTGCTACTGAATTGATGGCAAACTATTTTGCTAATACTATATCCTCAGTAATAGAGTTTGAGAAGTTATTTATTAAAGATCCTGCATATTATAAAGATCCTGTAGATAAAATCAAACGTCTTCGTGAGGTATTGTCAACTGGTGTTACCCCTAGAATAGATTATGGAGAAGGTAATGAATTATCAAACTTAACTGAAGTCAATGTAGGTACTTTATCAGATAATGTGATACCTAGTAGACAGCTTGATAGAATCAATGAATTTGCTAAAAAGTCAGCTGCAGTAAGACTGTTACAGGAAATGCATGACATGACTCAAGAAGAAGCTCTTGCGATGTATGAAAGTGGTGAAGCATTACCTCAAGACGTTGAGGACGCTGCTAATCTTGTAGTTGATAGTAAATTCGGTGGTTATACCAAAGTAAACCAAACAGATGCTACAGTACTTATTTCTCCTGAATTCTATAAAGAATTGGTAAGAAGAATTGATGGTTGGACTCCTGAAGTAGCTAAAGCTTTTGATATATTGAATAACCCTGAAACAGATTATGAAGCTGATGCAGATACTTATAATGAAGCCTTAGCCGTTACATTAAAACCTTTGAAGTTAATGTATTTCGGCGATCATTATGATGTAAATGCAAAGAGAGACATACCCGTATTTGACAAAATGGCTATGTTCCCAGTTCATAGAATATTCTCTACAGGGGATATGGGAGAAGTATTAAAAGTAATGCAAGCCAGAAACATACACATGCTTGCGTTTGAATCTGCAGTTAAGGTTGGTCAAAGAGTCGAAGAAGTTAAATCTAAGATATATACAGATAAATCAAATACTAAGGTAGATATCGAGGGTTTGATGAATATGCCTACTCACAAACAGTCTTTAGTTAATTTTAGACGTCAGCTAGTAACTGATCCACACCATGCAGATAGACAGATGTTTGTATCTCAGGCTCAAAAAGCAGCTATGGGTAACATTAGAACAGCTTGGACATATACTACTCCCGATGGTGTATCTTACTCTGGACAAGAAGTTATTGATAACTTTAACGGAGCTCATAACGCTATTACTGAATTTGGTAGAAAGAGTATAGAAAAAGACTTCGGTATTGATGCCAATAATCCACAAGCTAGTATTGTTAAGTTTGCCAATATTCTTAAGAGAAAAGCAGAAAATTCAAACATGAACGATAATGTTTTGAATGGTCTTACTGTAGAAGATGGCAACACTAATGCTCCTATTTCAGGTTTGTCTGATAACTCTTGGATTGAAAGTGGTCTTATATCAATGTTGAACAAAGCTATAGTAGATACCAATCTACCAGGTGGTATGTTCATTCAGATGTCTTCTATCTTATATAATAGATTAGCTGTAACATCTGATGCTAACAATGTAAGAAAGCTTAATTTTGTTAATAATGATGGTAGTATGGATTGTGTTATATCAATTAACTTATTGAAACACATTATACCTAATTATGATAAAATGACTTTTAGTCAAGCTAAAGAATGGTTAATAAAGCATGATATAATCGGTCAAGATACAAAAGCAATAGCAATGGGTTACCGTATCCCTGCACAGGGTCAAGCTTCTACAGCAGCTTTAAAAGTGGTGGACGTTTATCCTGAACAGATTGGTGATACTATTACTCTTCCTGATGAATTTACCGCTTTAACAGGTTCAGACTTTGATATTGATAAACTGTTTATTGCCAGATATAACTATGATAATAATGGTAATAGAATCAAGTTCGAAACAAAAGATCAGTATGTTCAGAGATTGAAAGCTACTGGTTTAGATGATGAAACTGTAGTAAGAAAAGCTTATGAAAGATACAATGGTAAAACTGATTTTGAAGCAAATAGTAGAGAAGCAAATGAAAACATGCTTCTTGATATGTATTTGTCAGTAATTAGTAATCCTATGAACTTTGCTGAAGCTAGACAGCCTCTTGATACTGTGACAGATTATCTGAAAGATAAGATTCTTAAGGATGTTGATAAATTAACTGGTCAAGGTAAGAGAACTAGTAAATCTCAATTGTATTTCTCTACTCCAGCATTCCAGAGTAGGACTAAAGCTGAGTTGAATGGTGGTAAGTTTGGTATTGGTCCATTTGCGTTAGCTAATGCTCATCAAGTATTAACTCAATTAGTTAAATTGAATTTCAAACCAAATAAAGTATTGAATGATTATGGTATACGTGATTTGCATCACATTCAAAGTGAAGATACAAATAAGATCAATGTTTTAGACTGGTTATCAGCTTTGATTAATGCTCACGTAGACGTAGCTAAAGACCCATATATTATTCGTTTGAATGTACGTAAATTAACTTTTAACATGACTAACTTCTTAATTAGAAGTGGTAAAGGTGAAAGTACATTCTATTTCTTACCTCAACAGATATTAAAAGACTATGCAACTGAATATGATAAATATTCTGGTTTTTATGGTGTTGAAATACCTGCTGGTAAAAATCCTGAAAGATTAGCATTTACTAAAATTTGGAACGATTACTATAAGAAAGCAAAAGAGTTATCTGGTGGTAAGAAAGAGAATCTTCTGAATTATCTTAAGGATAAAGGTGTAGGTACTAATCAAAGAAAAACTATGTTTACTGTACCACATCTTAGAAAACAATTGCAGAAAACTGAAACTTTTGATTGGTACTATAATCAATTATTAATTCTTAAGGCTTATGAAGAATTAACTCCATTTTCTAAGAGTTTGTCAGAATTAACTAACTTATCTCAAATTGATACTAAGAGATTTGGTAATAACTTTGGTTTACAAAGCGCATTCTTGGATAAATGGAAACAGTATATGACTGAACAGGCTGTTTTCGACAATCCTTTGAAAGTGTTTACTAATACATTCTTGGGTAAGAAAATGATCGATGGATTAGTATTTCCTAGAAATGCATTCCAGAATGTCATGATTAGACTTACTCCAGAATTTGAAACCTTACGATCATTAATTGAATACTATACCAAAGGCTATGCAATAAGTGATGATACCTATATTAACAATATCACTAGAGCAATGGAAGTATCCTATAAGACTAAATTCTTTAATCAGTATGTTAAAGATAATCAAATGGGATTTCGTGGTATGCTATTTGGTAAGGATAGTATTTCTAGAAGATTAGATAGACTTAAATCCGATATATTACAAGGCAAATACCCTTCATTACTTGGGAGTGATGGTAGTTTTTCAAATGTGTTAATTAACAATATCTTTAGTAGACCTAAAGAAGATGACGCAGAATTACAAGGACCAGATTTCATTGCATATAAACCTAATAAGAGTGGTGATAATAATTTAGAAAATGAAATAATTCGTGCTTGGGAAGAACTTTACGAAAGTGATTATAAAGAAGTAAGAGAATTTGCTAAAGATCTTGCAATATATTCTTTCTACACTTCTGGAGATGCTTTTGGTAAAAATAATATATTTAGATATGTTCCTAACTCCATAAGAGAAGAAATAGGGTATTTTGATTATATTAGAGAATTGGAAAAACATCCTGAAAACGTTATATCCCAAATAGATTTACAAGAGGTAATTAGAAATCTGTGGTGGAACGATCATGTAGTCCCTGCTATTGAATACTACAAATTGGATTCTAGCTATGAAACTATTGAAGAAGAAGGTAGAGCAGTATACAAACCTGTAGCTCATGATGATAGTGGATTGTTTGTAACCAATAAGAAAGGAGAACAAGTTGAGATACCGTCTATAATCTATGATGAATCTAGTAAATTTAGGGGCATTGTAGGTTATAATGAAGCTGGTAATCCTATACATTATCTTTACAAGAAAGTTAAATTAGATAAGAATAATGATCCTAGAACTACTTTCTTATACAAATACATCGGTATAGATGAAAATAAAGTACCAGTATATCAATTAATTAATAAAAAAGGTTTAAGTTATAAGGGTAACGTACTTGTTGAATTTGGTTTTAAGAAATCTTCTGTAGGTTATAATAATGTAGTACCTACAGGTTTAGACTTTACTCCATCTAAAGCTATAACTTATGTACAAGATTTAACTCCTGTTAAAGCTAGTTTACAGACTAAAATATTCAATCAAGCTGGAGAATTCAATGAAAATGCTTTACAGACTGTAGCTACTGAAAACGTTGACTTACAGAATACTGAACCTTTAGCTTATCAAGAATGGTCTAAGACTTATCAATCAAGAAATGGTGAAACTGCATCTCAAGAAGCTTATCAGCAGTATCTTGATAATTTTGAATATGGCGCAAAAAGACAGATATCTACCAAATCTAGAAAAACTTACACTGGGATGATAAATTCACTAGAGCCAAATCAAATATTTGTATTTGGCAGTAATACTCAGGGTAGACATGGCAAAGGAGCAGCATTGATTGCTAAAAATAAATTTGGTGCTGAATATGGCAATCCAGAAGGTCCTCAGGGTCAGTCTTATGCTATTATTACTAAGGATTTAACTAAACGAACACATCCTTCAAGAACTCCTGAACAGATAAAAGAACAAATTCACAATTTGTATGAGTACGCTAGAGAAAATCCATATAAAGAATTTTTAGTAGCTTACTCTGGTACTGGACAAAATTTGAATGCATATTCAAATCAAGAAATGGCGAATATGTTTAGCAGTGAACCTATTCCTGATAACATAGTATTTGAACAAAGTTTTAATGAATTAATTCTTACCAATCAAGTATCTACTGTGGCAAAAAAACCTAATACAGTTCCTACTACAAAGATAATATCTGGTGGTCAAACAGGTATAGATCGTTTAGGTTTGGAAATTGGTAGAGAGTTAGGATTAGAAACGGGTGGTACTACTACTCCAGGTTATTACACTGAGAATGGACCAGATACTAGTTTACAAGAGTTTGGTGTAACCGAAATAGCTCCTGAATTACAAGCCGGTAGAAAAGGTAAAGAATTCTATTTGCCAAGAACTGAACAAAATGTCATTAACTCTGATGGAACAGTATACTTTAGCACAGATGAAGATAGCGCTGGTAGAATTGCAACACAAAGATTTGCTAAGGCTCATAACAAACCATTTCTATTAAATCCAACTAGTCAAGAACTAGCACAGTGGCTTGTAGATAATAACATTGGTACATTGAATGTAGCAGGTAACCGTGGTTCTAAAGTGTCTCCTGAATTTGATTCCCAAGTAAGAGAAACTATTAGAAGTGTCTTTAAATCTCCTACTCAACAAAATCTATTTGTAGATGAACAATCTTCAGAAACAATTAACATCTATGCTGGTACTGGTGAAAATGCAGATTTAAGCAACTTTGCAATTAGACCTATATCTACTGCTGATTTTGTTGAATCTTTTGAGAATTGGGAAAAACCTGAGCTTATATACAATATTTTGATGAGTCTGGGTGTAAGTAACACTTATCAAACTGTAGAAGGAGCCTTTCAAGCATCTAAAATTTATTACTCCGATACTAATCAAAACGCAATACCAGAGTTACGTAAGAAATTAATGGTTGCTTCTGGTGCAGAAGCTAAATCATTAGGTAGAAGTATAAAAGGATTAAACAAGGAAGCTTGGGATAGAGATTCGTCTGATATTATGAAAATATTATTAATAGTATCTTTTAAACAAAACCCAAATGCAGCACAAAGATTATTATCCACAGGTGATGCAATTCTTACTCATACTCAAGATAAAGGTAAATGGGGTACAGAATTTCCAAGAATATTAATGGAAGTAAGAGAAGAATTAAGAAATGCGCAAACTGCAAAACCTTCAAAAACTCCTACTCAATTTAATGAACTTCAACAATATGCTAATCAAGTAGGTTTAGCAGAAGCTTTACCTAAAGTAGAAGAAGTAAAACAGGCTGTTGAAGAAACTAAGCAAATACAAGATAAATATGTATATACTTTTGATGACGGTTTAGAGGTTAAATTAGATTTTGAATTGAATGACCAACAGAAATCTGCTTTGAAAGAGTTAGAAGCATTTGTCAATGGAGATGATACATCTATTACTTTGTCTGGTTATGCTGGTACAGGTAAGACTACTATTATGGGTATATTTAATGAATATTTGAAGCGTAGAATACAGGCAGATATTATTTTCTCAGCTCCAACTCATAGAGCAAATGCTGTGACTAGACAAAAAACTCCAAACGCAAAAGTAATTACACTTCAAAGTTTATTGGGATTGCGTCCTGATTTTGATATTACTGAAGACGTATTTGATCTACATAAATTGAAATTTGAACAAGTAGCTGATGTTAAAATAGAAGCTGCTTCAATAGTCATAGTTGATGAGGCTTCAATGATTCAAGACAGTCTATACGATTTCTTACTTAAGCAAATTGCAGCGAAAGGAGCTCAGATTATATTTATGGGGGATAAAGGTCAATTAAGACCAGTAAAAGCAAATAATATATCTAAAGTATTTAGAAATGATGGTGCACAATTGCAGTTAACCAAAGTAGAAAGAACTGGGGATAACCCTATATTAAAAGAATCTACTAGAGTAAGAAATGGAGAAGGCTTTAGCTATGAGACAGATATTGCTCCTAATGGTCAAGGAGTTGAATATTCATCAGATAAAACTAGAATTAGAGAATTTGTTAGAACTTCATTAAAAGAAATGAAAGATTCACAAGATCCTCTATATTTTAGAGTATTGGCTGCGACAAACTCTTCTGTAGAAGCTTATAACTCTGCAATAAGACAAATTCTGTATGGTAGGAGACCAGCACAACTGTATGAAGGCGAACTTGTAATGGGTTATTCTAATAGAGAATACGATTCTTTAAGAAAGAAATACAAATTAATGAATAGTGGAGACTACGTAGTGCAAAGTGTTAAACCCACTACTATTCAAATTGATTTAACATATCCTGACAGAAAAGAAAGTATAAGTATGGAAGGATATAAAGTTACTCTCAAAGATGCAATAGATACTTCTGCTTCTTCGTTTACTATTGATGTAGTATCTAATTTTGAAACAGATGAAAATATCATAAAAGTTCAAGAATATATACAGACCTTGTGGAGTATGCGTAAGCAATTGTTAGCTGAGGGAAATCCGACTGCAGCTAGATCTGTTGTTGAAAAAATTAATAGGATACAAAATAAAATTCACACTATGCGAGATATCAAAGACGCTAACGGTAGATTAAAGCTTAGAAAATCGTTTGATTACGGATATGCTCACACCATTCATAAATCTCAAGGTGGTACTTATAGTAAAGTTTTAATTAACGACAGTAGTATAAATACTTTTGGGTTTAATGATAAAAATGGTCAAGAAGTAAGACAAGAATTGAAGTATGTGGCAGTATCTAGAGCAAAGAATTATGTAATGGTTCAGACTTTAGAAAAAGCAAAACAACAAGTAGTAGAGGATTATGATTTAGATGAAGAATTTGTATCTGCTACTGCAGCTGACTTGAAACAAGCAGCTAATGATTCTGCTACGGAAGAGTTAGATAAAATGGGTAAACAACGTAAAAAAGAATGTGAATAATTATGCAGTGTTTAAATATTAAAAATCCAGAAGTTGCAGCTTTACTTAAAGAGTATACAGAAATATTAGGTAGTGAGAATGCTGCATATTATGTTCTTTCAGAAAACAATGGATATGGTTTAGATAAGACTCCCAATGGGGAGTCTTCTAAACTATTTAATGACTTGTTGAAGCATTACAAAAATGATGCTGTAAAAGCAATTAAAGCCAAATCTATTGTATTCTCCAACCAGTTTACTCCGGAAAATGTAAGTAAAGGAGAATCTTCTGTAGATGTTGTTTTAAAAGCCAATGAGACTATTAATAAACCTACATTTGTACCAGCTACTATAAATAATGTGTATGACAAATTAATGTCTTCTATTCATCGTAGAATGAAAGATATCCAGTATTCTAAATATACAAATCCAAATAAACTAGATGAATTGAGAGCTTTAGAATTTAGATTAAATCAATTAGAAAATGATAAAGCTACTTTAGAATTCATAGATTACATGGATCAAGATATCAATTCTGCATTAGATGAAACTTTAAGAATATTATCCAAAGTAAAAGAAGCTGCTAAATATGGTAATGAACATGATATCTCTAATGCTGAATTGGATCTGATTAAAAAAGGTTATATTGGATTCTATAACAACATTGCTACTAATTTGCAGAATATGCTAGATGATGATGCTACTTTTGATTATTTCAATAATGAACAATTGATTAATGATACAAAAGTAGCATTAAAAAGAATCATGGGCAATTATGCAGAACTTGTTAGAAATTTCAATAATGTAGTTGATATAATTGCTAAAGATAACTTTATTAAAGAAGCTACTAAAGCTGGTTCATATACCGTAGATCAATTGAAAAATATTCTAGAAGAAGGTGATTTAGATATTAACTTGTGGGATCAATGGATAGGTAGTACACAGTATTCTAATAGTGAATTAGTTAGAATTATGATGAATAAAATAATAGCTGTTAAGAATGCCGTGGCAGATGAAGAGAGAATCAAAGGTAAAGAACTATTAAACCTATTAGATCAAGTAGATAAAGCTAAATTGGCTTATTTTCATGAGAAAACAAAAGACGGTCATAAAACAGGATTTATGACTAGAGATTTGAATTATGGTGAACATTATCAAAAGCTTTTTAAATATCAAAGAGATTTAGCAGATAAATTAGGTTTTGGAGATAAAGATATATCAGAAGTACCAGGTCTACTAAATAAAGAACAGTTAAAAACTTGGAATACTGAGAACAATAAATGGCACGCTAAATATAGTATTCGTAGATTTGTACCAGAGTATTATGAACTAACAAATAGTCTTAGTGAAGAAGCTAGAACAAGAAGAGATACAATTAATATGGAAATCAATCTACTTCTTAACAGTACTAGGGATACAAATGGTGATATACATAGAGAATTATTATCTAATGAAGACTATGGTAAATTACAGGAATTAGAGAATAGTAGACGTAATTTAGCAAACCCATTCTATGCAGACGGTACTACAAAAGCTGGTTTAGATTTAGAAATAGCTAGAGAAATGCAGCAATATAATGAAAAGCTTAGAGCTAAGTTGAACTATAAACCTAATATGGAAAAGTACAACAAAGCTAAAGCAGCTGCTAAGAAGAATCTTTCTCCAGAATTATTCAAGAAATGGGAGGAGAGAAATTCTGTTGAAAGAATTAAAGAAGAATTCTGGGAAGACATTAAGATGCTATCCTCTAATCCAACTAAATCTGACAATCAAGTATTGTATGAAAACGCTAGAAAGAATCTCTTGAAATTGTATGCTAGAGAAGACGGTACATTTAATACTGATGCCATGCCTGAGAATGTTAAGTCTATGATAAATACATATGACGTAATGATATCCGATGAAGCTATTGCTAACAGAGATAAATCAAAAAAATCTAGAGTAATGGAAATAGCTAAGTGGGATATCAACCCTAAATTCTATGAAGAATACGAACGTATGGAAAAACAGGGTGAAGCTGCATTTAACGCATGGTTCTCTGTAAATGCTAGATACACTTCTAGAGGTGACGTTGTACCAGCTTCTTTCTGGCGTAAATTAGTTCCAAAGGATGAATTTAAATCAAAATACGTAGAAAGAATACCTAATAGATCTTGGGCAGAAATCGATAGAGAATCTCCATTCTATGATCCTAGATTTACTAAGTACGAAGATCGTGGTGAAACTGTAATACCAAATCCTAAATACTTTGATAATAGTGCTGCTTACAAAAAGATTACAAGTGATCCTAAATTAAAAGCATTATATGATGCTCTAGTAGATGTTATGGATTTATCTAATTCTAAAATTGGATTCCTGAGATACGCTAATAAATACAAATTACCTCAGATTGAAGGTGGTTCATGGACTCAAATCCGTAGTAAAGATAACTTCTTAAAAGGTATAGCTTACGCTGCACAGGATTTATATACAGTAAAAGATGATGATGATAGGTATATGATAGAAAATGCTAAAAGGTCTGACGGTTCTTTAGTTAAATTAATACCTACCAGATATATTAAAATGTTGGATAATCCTGATGCAATTACTAATGACGTGGTAGGTTCTATCATTCATTACTACAAAATGGCTGTAAACTACGAAAAGATGAGTGAAGCTGCTCCTGAATTAGAATTAGCTTTAGATTTCGTTAGTAGAATGGACTTTAAGGATAAAAAAGGTGGTAGAATATCTGGAGTAGAAAGTAAAACTTATGACAAAATGAAAGACTTAATGGATCGTTTTGTTTATGGCATGGAGAAAGATGCTAAAGAAGTTGATATAAAACTACCAAAAGGCAAACATGTTAAATTAAGTATTGATAAATTAGTAAATAACTTAGCAGCATATACAAGAATCCAAGGTATATCTCAGAATCTTAATGTTATTCTAACAGGTTTGATTACAAACAAGATTCAAAATAGATTGGAAGCAATGTCTGGTATTTACTTTGGAAATGAGGAACTTGCTAAAGCAACTAAAACCTTGTTACCAGCTTATGTAGATGCTATTAAAAATATAGGTAAAGCTAACAATAAAAACAAGGTATTATGTTATCTTGAATTTTTAGGTGTAGTTAGAGATAATGAACAGACATTTAGCAAATTAAATCAGTCTCGATTACTCAGGGCTTTGAATCAACATTACTGGTATTTTGGCCACGAAATAGGTGATATCATTACTAAAGGTAAATTAGCTTTATCTGTTGCTTTCTTTAATAAGTATGATCCTGAAACTGGTAAATTTGTAAATAAGAATCAGTTCTTAAGAAAATTCAAAGATAAGAAAAAAGGTAAAGCTGCCTGGAAAGCATTAAACATCACATTCTTTGATGCTTTTGAAGTTAAAGATAATCAATTAGTAGTAAGACCAGAGTATGCTAAGATAGTGGATGAGAAAACCTTAAATAGAATCAAGAACACTACTAAACAAATTGCTACTAGAATTGATACCCAGTTAACTGATTTAGATAAATCAAAATTACATTCTACTTTGATTGGTCAGTTATTACTTATTTATCGTAATTTTATCTTGGTTAACTTACAAACTAAATTCTTAACTAAGAGACAGTTCAATTATTCTACTGGTATGTGGAGTGAAGCACAAATACCGGCAGCTTATGAATATATAAAAAGACATTATTTTGACAAAAGTAAAATAGATCAATTAAGAGAACTGTACAAAGATCATTATGATGAATTAGATGATTATGAAAAAGGTTGCTTAAAAAGAATTACATATGAATTTTTATTTTCTACTTTGGGTTTCTGGTTGATTTCTTCCATAATACGTGCTATGACGGATGAAGACAGAGATAATTGGTGGAAGCAAGAAGCAGCATATCTTACTTTAAGAGCCTCTTTGGAAACTCGTGGTAATGTGTTACCTATTGAAGTATTTAATATGCTTAATAGTCCTACAGCAGCTTGGTCTACGTTACAGTACTGGGGTGATTTAACTACAGTAGCTTTGCAAGATCCTACAGAAGAAATAAATAAAGGACCATATAGAGGTCTGAACCGATTACAACGATCCTTAATTAAGGCAACTCCTTTAAGAAGTATATATGAAGCAAGAGATCCAAGATCTAAGTTAGAATATTATGATAATTTGATTTCAATCTTTTAGTCTACGGCCCTAAATTTTTTAAAGGCAACAATAAGAAGCCCCTTTAGTATTATGCTATTGGGGCTTTATTGTGTCTTGTAGTGTAATATTTTCACTTAGTGGTTTTATAGTCTTAGTATTTTCATCAAACAAATACTTATGTAATTTACCATTTACTCCAGCATTCCAAAAATTCAATATTTTGATTTTTGTTTCATAACCAAGTGATTTGTATAATCCATACTCAATCTTTCTAGTTATGACGTGTATACAGTAAGCTCTATTAAAAGCTAGAACTGTATATTTGATCTTATTCATAGTTATAGTATAACTACAATGAAATAAATGATGTTGCTTTAAAGCATTTAACAAATAAGGCTTTATATTATGAAATACTAAAAAAACGTGACTTGAAAGGAGTGGATTATTAACATCGTTCATATACATGTTAACAAATTCACTATCATCCAAGTCACGTTTACTTAAAATATCACCGAAAATCTGAGGAAGTGAAAATATACTATGTTTAGTATATTTATCTATCAGCATATTATTTCAGCACCGTCTTCATCATAATATTCTTTCATATGATCCCATAAATTGTTATCTTTATGCCAGGCAATCCGCTTTATAGCATAATCTATGGTTACAAGTCTTTCCTCAATTGTTTTAGGATTGAATTTAAAGACTCTAACTTCATACCCATCATGAGATTGTACTGCAACAATATAAGTTTTGTATTCATATTCTTCAATATTAAGTTTTAGTTCGTTTTTAAAATACCAATGGATAGCCAACCAATAGTAAGCTAATTGACGACAATAATCAAATTCTTCTACTGAGTGTTTAAAATTATAAACATCAGTTGTCGTCTTTATATCCACTAATATTATTTTTTTATTTGTATGATCTATCATTACTCTATCTAGTAATGATTTACATGGTAAATCTCCTAATGAAGAAGCATTAGGATACTCCCAATTAATATGAAATTCATTATGAACTTCAAATGCTTCTGGATAGTTAAATAATAATTCATTTGCTTTCTTATGATCTTCCATATTTTTCTTAATTGCTTTTAACATATTAAGATCTGCAAATGATATTACTTTTTTAGAATCTTTATTTCTAAAGTATTCTATATAATTTTGATATAATTCTACTAATTCTTTTGCTTCTTGAATCTTTTTCTCTTTAGATTTATTATTATTATAAGCTGCTTCATAACTCTTAAGTAATATATCATCTTCAGATGCAAAAGGATCAACTAGTCTTGCAGTAGAATAGAATTCTAGTAAATCTTTTTGTTGCTTTACTTTGGGCACTGCAAAATCTAATATAATATAATCTTTCCAAAATTCTTCTGGTTGAAGAATATATTCATGTATCATAGTGCCTTTATCCAGAAAACTAGCTTTTAGACCTTCTTTTCCGTCAAGCATTTCTTTAAGATATCTTGGTCCTTTTTTTAAGAACCATCCGATATTAGAATTACTTATACGAGTGAGATCTTCATAATACGGTATAGATATATCCATTACTCTTCAAATAAAATTAGATTTTCATATGCATTTATACTAGCGTAAGTCATCATATCGTTATACTCATCGCAAGATAACATAATATCTAATTCTATCTGATTGAATCCTTCAACCATATTCTGTTCGTCTAACTTAACGTTAATCTTTTCGTAATTTTTCATAATTCAAATGTTAGTGGTTTGTATTTAATCGAATAAGATTCATCTAATATGCTTACATTAGCATATTTTGTGCCTGCGTACTCTTGTAATGTGTGATCTCCGGAATGAATGTGTCCAGATAATACATATTTAGGCTTTTTCTCTACTATTTCATCAAATAAGTAGATATTACCTGCTGGTATACCATTGGGGTATGTCTCACTTTTATGTTCCATAATATTTGCTACATATCCTACTTGGGGAGAATCATGACACATCAATATATCTACATCTTTTGGGATAGTACTATAAACACTTGGTAATATAGTATTACCAGGCATATATGCCCAATTCCCAAAATTTTTACAATAAGGTGTACCAAATATTTTGTAGTATCTATCATCTGTGTCTGAATAAATATTTGCTTCTCCGTTAATCAAAATAGTTAATTTATCAAACAAATATGTTTGAGGTTGAGTGATCATTTTTTCAAACCAGAAATCATGATTACCTGGAGTAAGTATTACTCTATCACAAGGTAGATTCATAATCCATTTTTGAAACTCATTAAAGAACCATTTTGTCATTTGAATATAGTCTCTTTGAATTTCTAATGGTGAAATATCTCCACAAATTAATAGTGTATCACACGGTTCTATATCAATAAGATTACCATGTATATCACTAATTGCTGTCACTTTCATATCCTACTTTTCTTCTAGTTTTGGTTTTATCTTTAATAAATAAATATTCGTTAAATTTATCATTAAAGAAAGTATTAGTAGAAATAAATTTAATCTCTTCTACTTTTAAGTTTTTTAACTTCTCGTTCATGTTCGGTTAACATTTCATTACATTTATCTCTTAAACATTCTACGAAAATAAGACATTCATTTCCTTCAAATTGTTTAAAGAATTGATCTGCAGCTTCTTTGTATATATCTATACCATGATTTTGTTTATAATATTCTTTATGATCACTTAGAATCATATCTTCAAAATCATCATCAGCTTTTTCAAATATATGCATTAAAATTGCAGTTCTACGAGATATTTGTATGAATTTTCTTTTATAGTTCTTGAATTCGTCTAATACATTCATCTGTTTCTTTATGATTGTGTACTACAAATAACTTATACTTATCAGCTAAACCTTTATTTAATAATGACCACATAAACCATTTCCATTTATAAGGCCATACATCATTAGGTCTTCCTTTAGCTTCGATAATAAAATTATCTCCAACAAAATCTGGAGTATAAGTCATAGCACGAATCTTTTTACCACAAAACGTAAATGATGGAATTAATTCAAACTTAATAGGCTCATATTCTGCTTTGAGATTATGAGCCTTTAATTGTTTATAAACATAAGTTTCTAATTGTGATTTAAATTGTATTCCATCATATATATTAGGTGTAGCATTTTTAACCTTTTTGTTCTGTGAGGTCTTTCTTTTTCTTCTTATAGATTTCATACGCTTCTAATATAGCTTCGATTCCTTCACAGACCAATGTAGCACCAAGATTAGAAATAAATACAATTAGTGCTAATTCAAACGTTGTTACCATCTTTTTCTATTTTATTTAAATGTTTAGAAAGTTTTTCTAAAGATATTAAATCATAGTTAGCTAGATTTCCATCTATACCTACATCTACTCTTAATTCTTTAGAATCTATATTTATTTGATCTACTTTTCCATGACAGTGACCATGTATCATAACAGATCCTTTATCTTTATGTTCCCAACTCAACATTGGAAAATGACACATAATAATTTCTAGATCTTTATATAAGAAATTATATACAGATTTCTTAAACTTAATATTCTTGATTTGAGTAATATGATTAAAATAACATTTTAAATGATCTGGTATTTTATCATGATTACCGAGTATTAATACTTTATTACCATTTAGTCTTTGAAATAGTTTTCTTTTATCTTCTACTTCACCAAATGCTAAATCACCAAGAATATACACTGTATCTTTCTTATTTACTCTGGAATTCCACAATTGTATCATAGCTTCTTTAGCTTTTTCAACAGTATCTCCAAATACTTCTTTACGTTTTGGATGAAATTCTAGTATTCGATCATGAAAGAAATGTAGATCTGAAGTAAACCATATCATAATGTTTCTTTTAACCAATTTTTAATAATTTCAAATCCGTTTAGTTTTATCGCATCTGATATATCTTTAGCTTTCCATTTTTAAATATATTTCCACGTAAATCCAACATATGTTTTTTGTAGTCCTTTGCAACAACGACTAATAGAACTTTTAGATAAATTATTTATTTCTGCAGCTTCTTTCAAAGAATTATACTTACATTTAAAGTATCCATTTTCATATTTTGCAATTTCTTTTTTATGAAAGTTTTTTAATTTACCATAATTCATGTTATACTTTTTAGTGCACCATTCTAGATTAGAAAAATTATTATTTTTCTTATTTTCATCTTTATGATTAACTTGTGGTAAATTGTTTGGATTATCTATAAACAATTCTGCTACTAATCTATGCATCAAAAATTGTTTAACCTTTCCATGTTTGGATAAACATACTTTTAAATAACCATTTCGATTATCTTGTGGTTTTAAAAAGTTGTTATTCTTTAAATTTTTAATCCTTCCGAAATTACTAACTATATAGTCATAATCTTCTATCTTTTTCCAAATTTCTTTGTTTCCTGAACTCATTATTAATCCAATTTTTTATAGTTTCAAAACTATTAAGTTTGATAGCATCAGAAATATCTTTTGCTTTAAAATTTTTATGGATTAATAACGGTTTTAGTCTATAAGTTGTTGTAATTTTACGTAAATTTTTACATCCTGCTTTGTCTCGATCGTAGATAACAATTATATTTTTAAATCTACATTTAAGTTGCTTTAATACTTTATCTGGTATAAAAGTACTTTCTGAAGATGGTGATATTGCAGTATATCCCATTTCATATAAACACATAACATCTTTTAATGACTTAGTAATAATCAATAAATCACCTTTTTTAGGTAATTGTTCATATCCTTGAATATCATAAGGAGCTAAATTATTACGCCATTTAGTATATTTATCTGCTAATGGTCTATAAATCTTGAAATGATCATATACTTTATAAGCATACATAGGATTTTCATTCTTATATATACCTTTAACGATACCATCACATAAATAGTATTTTATACTAAATACATTAAATTTAGTTAATGTTTCCTTAGTAATACCAAATTGTGACCAATATTGTTTATCAACATCTGTCCAATCTTGTCTAACAACACCTATTACAGTGTCTTTAGATTCATATTGCTTTGTACTTTTAAGTTTGGTATTATTAGTAATAGACATATCAGTTACTATACGGTTTAATATGTCATTATAATTTGTTAAACCTGTATAAAGCTCTACAAATTTAATAACATCTCCACATTCACCATTTCCATGATCTTTAAATAGTAATTTACCTGATTTTCTACTTCTGAATATTCCAAATGAAGGATTTTTATCTTCTCTAAATGGACTATTATAAATAAAACCAATCTTAAATTGTCCAATATATCGAGCGTAAATATCATATTCTGTGACTTTTGATAAGATATAATCCAAAGTAATTGGAGTATCTTGCTGTTTTATTTTTGTAGAGTCATACATATGATATAGATTTAAATAAAGTGAAGAGTGGCGGACTCGAACCGCCCCATTTAAATACATGCTAGTTAGCATTTGTATTAGGCCCATTCACACATCTGCTTATTTCTTATATTAAAGAAATATGTGCTTACTCTTCTCCACCTTTAACAATACCCCCTGTGTGGTCAGTGCCAGCCTACGATCTGGTATACTTACATGACAAAAGTCAGAGGTAGTATAGTCTTCGTTCTATTGCGCAAATAGAATTATATCTTAAAACGGCAATCCATTAGGATCGGCGCTATTATTTTCATCCATAGAACTTCCCATAGAGAAAGGACTAGGATTAGATTTTTCTAAATCTGCTACAATTGGCTTTTCGAATTGATCGATACCTAATTTTACAATAACAGATTTATTTTCGTTTACCAAAGACATTGGTTCGATAAACGTATATTTTGCATACTTTGGTAATGTAGTATAACCACTATTATTGTATACAATTTTAACTCTCAACAAAGTAGTCAAATCTGCTTTATTAAGCATTTCGGTTACCCATTGAGCAAACTGAGTGAAGTTTTCACCGATAAACTTACGATCTTCAGCATTAGGATAATAACATTTCAAAATTTGTTCAATTCTTGAAAATTGATTATCACATTTATTCTGAAAACTTTCTTCAGTTTCATCAGATCTCTTAGAAGGTTCCCACTCAGTATGCGTCAGCAATTTACCTTCTTTTTCAAACTTAAATTCAATAAAACTATTACCATTGATAGATTTATCGAATCTTACTGCAGTTAACATTACGTTATCTTCAATACCTGCTGACAAATGTGCTACGTCTTTCTTTACAATAGTCTTGGCTCTTTCGGAACTATACATATTCTTTAATTTTGGTTAACTTAAACTTCTGGTAAATAAATTCTGTCCCAATGGAATGTTAATTCATTGTTTTCATTGCTTTCTGCAATTACTATTTTTTGCTCACGCAAATGTGGTGCTCTTGCTCCTTTTGTAGTTTCATCTTTACTATCGAAATTAATAATTGTTTCATTACCTTTTCGATACATAAAACCTACTGCATCAGCTTCTCCACATATAATATCTCCTAGTTTACCTACAAGATCTAAGGACATTTCTGTCATATCCTCACCATTCTTATTAATCATTTTATCCTTAGTATGACCAATAAGAATTAAGTTATCAGTAAGTTCTTTAAACATATCGATAACTTTTCTTACAGCAAGTCTAATATATTGATATCCTGCTCCTTGTGGAAGCAATCTAACATCAGTACCTTGCCAAGATTTTCCTTGAGGTTGAGCTTTATAGAGAGTACCTGCGTAAGGTAGACATATCTCTTCTAGTCGTGTAGCATTATCTATAGTAATATACTTATAGGGCTTTTTACCTGTTTCTTTGATCTTTTCTCTAATTGCATTTGCAATTTCAGCGAAATCATTAACAGTTCTTGCTTGTACTGCTAATGCATCTAAGAATTCAGATCCACCTTCTAGATCAATAATTAAATTATTCTCTAGAGCTGCTACACAACTAGTTTTACCAGTTTTAGGTCGACCGTAAATAATCAAAAATCTAGGATTATTTACTTTTGCTTTTACTTTTTCTGTAGGTAATACTATCATATTAAGATATTTTTACCTTTCCAGATATAATTTGATAAGTTACGAAAGAATTTGATAAAATTTGAAAGAATCTGAAAAGTTTTGTTAACAATTACGCAGCAAAAATAGCGTTAATTTCTACTGCAATATTATAAATATTAATCTGATCTTCTTTCTTCATAGTTGTAAAGAAATCAGAACGAGTGAATGTCGGAATAATTTCTGAACCTACCTGAATATAATTACCATGAATTTTAATCGGTGTATCACAGATAATAAAATCATAAGTAGGATTATTAGTATAATATGCACATTCTAACAAATGTGTAGCTGCTTTATTCCATTCCAGATTCAGAGAAGTAGGAGAAATATTTGTAATTGTAAAACTCGGCTTCTCAAACGTATATTTCTTCGTCGGTTCATCACCGAAGATGATATAAATACTATCTTTCTTATCTTCTTTCTTTGCCCAAGGAACCAGATTCTTAAAGGCTTTTGTCAGAAGATTATCAATATAATTATCATCTTTTTTCTTACTGATTTTCTCGTAATACGGATTCAAGAAATCATAAGTGTTAAAGTTAAAGTTATTATTGTTACCCTTTTTATTCAAAAATGTTGTAGTCATGTTAGCCAAAAATTAAATTAATACTGTGGTTTATTCTCAGATCTATCTACTTCAATTAAGTTGTTATATTGCAGATCGTTCTCATATTCAAGTATGGCTAATTTGCCTTCTCTAACTTTTAAAAAGTGTAGATATACTTTATTTTGTACAGGTAATCGTGACGGTCCGTATGCAGTAATACCTAATGTTTCAGGTCTTGATAAAACTGCTATAACGTCACTGCCTTGAAATACAGAATCTGAGGATGATAAGTCACTTCTCATAGGATAATGACTTGATGGATTTATAATCCTTTCAGGCATTTCAATATTACGATTCATCTGAGAAAGTTGAATTATACTTGTTTTACCAACTTTCTTAGCTCTAATAAATACTCTTTCTAATGCTGCTATAATTTTACGCTCGTCATTAGTATCATTTCCTTCGACCAATAATGTATGATCTAGAAATACGATAAGCCATTTATCTTTTGCAATCGTATTTTGAAAATAAGTTATAGTATCTTCTATCTTACTTACTGTAGCTGATTCATCTACATAGTAGATGGGATATTGTTTAATAACTTCTACTTCTTTTTCAATATCCTGTAGTAAACTATCAGAAACATCTTCTGATGCACTATACAGCTCTGAAGTTGTGTGACGCAACTTATTAGATAGCTTTCTTCCTACTTGTCTACTAGAGAGCATTTCAAAAGAAAATGATAATACAACTAATTCCTTATCAGGATTAAGTTCAATTAAGTCAGTTTCAAGCGTATTTACAAATGATGATTTACCAGTACCAGAAGCACCTACTATAGTATAAACGCATCCTGGTTCAATACCACCACAGCACATAAAATTGAATTTATTCCACCTACTTTTAAGTGGTTCAATTTCATGATTCTTACGCTGTTTTATATAGGTAACAGCTTCATCAGCGGCTACAGATATATGTTTGTATGGTAAGGGACTAGATAAGTTCTGTTCCATAGAGATTATCTTTTATTGGTTCATTAATTTGTTCTTCATAAATTTCCCATTCAGAGTTAGTAAGCCATTTCCACATAGTTTTCATATAACCTATCTTACCACTCATAAGTTTGTCAGATACTTCTTTTTCTAGACATTGAATGATATGATTATGTAAAATAGTATCATTTTTAACTATTTTATTATATAATGTTCTACATTTCTTTGAATTACCTTGTAAAAAGCCTTTAGTACCATCAGGTCTTACTACTACTATAGGATAATGCTTCTTAAATTCTTCAAATAAATCTGCATTACCAGTAACAATATTTACTAATAGTTCAGTTTCTTTATAAGAAACTTTTTTAGCTTTTTCTTCTCTAATAAGAAATCCTCTGTCGATTAAATCCTGTATATCATTGTCGCTGACCTGGCTAACGATGTCTTTGACCTCTTTGATAGATTTTTGATTATTGTCTAATACAAGATTTAAAAATACTAGCTGACTTAATGAAAGATTGTCTATTTTTTTTAATAGACTTGTATCTATTTCTAGTATCATAATGAATTAATTTAATTCATCTGTTCTAGAGTATGATATTCTTTGTTAATATTCGTCAAAATTAAACAGATTTAACTGCTTTGGTTTTAATTTTTCAATTACTTTTATACATTGATTAATATAATACTGATAATCTATATCATAAATACTTTGAAATGTTTCTCCTTGAGAGTATTTCCATTGAAGATCTTCATCAGAATAAAATTTATTATGTAATCTTACTCCATGATCTTTTAACATTATTTGATAAGACTTTTTACCAGTATCATCTAATTTCCATTTCCATAAATAGTATCCACTATTACTAACGTAAAAACGATTAGTTCTTTGTTGAATTTGTTCATTATATTCAACTGTCCATTGTTTTCCTGTCTTTTCAGCTTGTAAGAATTTACGTATATCTTTACAAGATTTAATAGTATCTTCTACTGGAATATTATGTATAAAATAATTAATAATAGCTTCTGGAATTATCTTTGGAGATAAACCTTTTCCTAAAGTAATTCCTGTAAGGAAATATCCTTTTTCTTTAATGTGTCCTTCTGGAGATAATCCAAAGTAATCGTTAATAGCTAATTGATAGAATTGAGTAAACTCTTCTGTTTCTAATTTTAATTTAGTTAAGTCTTCCCATTCTTTTAATATCTTTTGTAGTTCTTCATATTTAGCCTTTTTACACGTATATAAGACACCATCCGTATTAATCTGATGTAACTTACATCCAATAGATAAAAGTCTCTCAGAGAGCTTTAAAAGTAGTAATTGTCCATTAATTCTAATTTGCATTACAGTAAATGGACTATAACACCAAGAATGTTCATTCTGTAAGTTACCACTCAAACCATTTAATGATAATTTAAGTGTTTTATCTACTACTTTATTCTTATTTTTCTTAGCATTTAATCTTCTTGTACGAATACTAGAATAAGTCTCTAAGAATTCTTTACCTAAATGTGGTGGATATAAATTATGTTCTATAATCATACTAGGATATAGAGAACTAACGTCAGAATCTAATAATAATTCGTCTTCTCGTGGTTTAATAATTTCTATACCACGATCTCCATGAATACCACCAACACCTACAGTTACTTTCATATCTCCAAAAATAAAGGTATTTTCATATCCTTTTCTTCCTGGTGATACATTATGTAGTTGTTTCATTTCTTTTAATAAATTCTGTAATATAGGACTATCAAATTCAATCCAGGGAAATATTACTTTCTCTAGATCTATTTGATCACAAGGACTCCTTAATTGTTCTAATTTTTCTTTAGAAATACCAGTATGTTTAATATATTCTTGTTCAAGAATTTTCATACCAGTGTTTACTCCATCTAAACTTAGACAATTTATCTTATATTCTTCTTCAATAGCTACTCTTAGATTTAGATCACTTTCACATCTATATAACAATTCTTCGGTAGATTCTACATCATTTATATTATATGATATTAATCTATCTATATCCTTTTCAGGAAGGTCTTGATGCCAATCTACTACGAATTCTTCTACATTCTTATATTGCATTGTTACTTGCATCTCTTTTAAAGATACTCGTAGAGCTTTAGAATATAGCATTGTTAATAGATCTATTGATAAGAAGTTTCTAGCGTATTTATACTCTTTCCATAAATCAAAATCAGAATTTTTATCAATTACTAATTGACTCATTCTAAATATTGATTCAGTTAATTCTCTAGTACTATAACTATTAAAATAATGTTTATTATATAACATTATAATATAGTTTAGTATAGGATTATCATAATGTATATTATTATAACCTACAAAATAGAAATCCTCATAGAAAAATGTAACTAATCCTTGTATATCTACTCTTCTTGGAGATATTTCAAATACTGTAATCTGTTTTGTTTCAGTATTCTTACAAGTACAAGTAAATACGTTCTTTAAAACTTCAATATCAAAGACTACACAAGTCTTTCCTTTAATTTTCATAGTACTATGGTTAATTAGTTGCGGGAGATAGATTCGAACTACCAACCTCAGCCTCGTGAAAGCTACGCGCTACCTTTGCGCCATCCCGCTAGATTGTGCGTTACAGACGCACCCCTGTTGTATATTATGCTGCTTCACTTTTCGGATTAAGTCTACTACGATCTTTAAACTTATCGTTTAGCATTTCACTTATACATTTCTGATCTTTACCGATGCCAGAGTAAGCATAAATACCTACATATGTATCGGGTTCTTCTTTCATGTGTTTGTTATGAACTTCTTTCATACGTTTGTTAAGTTCTTCTGATTTACAAATAAATGCACAAACAGAATCACTTATGATTTCAGATGAAGCAATTGATGCAATACGTATTAAATAACGTACTTTTTCATCTTTCATCTTTGTTTCAGCAACTTTAATATATTCTTCTGCTCTAGTTTTATCTATAGCAACATTGTTCTTTACTTTGGGAACTTTTATTCCACCCGTAGTAAGATACTTAGCACGTTTTTCTTCTTTTCGTGCTAGACGAGCTTTTTCAGATTCTATAAAACGTTTAAGATTCAATTGTTGAATCTTTTGTTGTTTAAGATGTTCTGTAAAAATCTTATCTTTACGTAGTTTTCTACGCTCTGCAATCATTGCAAGACGTTCTGTTTCAGTACGTCTACGTTTCTCTACGCGATTAGCATAACCTTGACGGTCTGCTGCAATTTCTGAAGCTTGACGTTTCATTTCAGCATTGAAAGCTGCTTTACCAGCTTCTTTCTTAGCTTTAATTGCTTCAATTCTTTCAGCTTTTGTAGTACGTTTGAGCTTAATCTCTTTGTGATGCAATCGTTTGAGAGCAAGTTCCGTATTACGTTTAATACGTTCTTCATGTTTTTTACTCCATTCTTCTGCAGATTGATTCATGAAATTTTCTTTCTCATCGAGACAAGCTTCAATCTCTTCACGTTTAGCGGCATGAGCTTTTGCAAGAAAATCTTGTTGTTTCTTAGCATTAGCTATAGCTTCAGGACTAGGAATAGTTTTATTACGCAATTCTGCTTTACGTTTACGTTTCTTTTCAGCTATTGCCATTCTGTCCTTTTTAACTTTCTCCTTAATTTTCTTATCAGCTTCGTCGAATTTCTTCTTCTGCTCTTCTTTCTCAATGGCACGAAGAATAATTCTATCAGCTAGATCATTAGCTGCAGATACTATTGCTGCTTTTTTAGCTTTCATTATATCTGACATCTTTTTTAGAAGAGTTTGTTTCATCTCTTCTTTTACTTTGGCTTTTGCAGCCTTTTCTGCAAGTTTGGTTTCAATCTTCTTAATATATTCGGCTTGTTCTTCATTTAAAGCTTCTACTTTATAACCTAATTTCAAAGCCTGACATACATCAGACTTCCATGTTTTGCTTTCTACCGGATATTTTTTGGTAGAATTGTCAATTGTTTGAGATTTGATATCTTTTTTCATGACTTTACTTTTTAAAATGTTAATATTAATATTTCGAGACTTGTTGGTCTCCGGGGATTCGAACCCCACTTGCCACTCGTTATTTTGAAGAGAATTATTAACTTAAGAAGGCACACAATTTAAAAATATCAAAATAACTTACGGAGACCAGTTTACCTTATGCTGCTAAATACATATATGCAGTAGATATATCTATTTCAGCATTACTGTTGAAATCTTCAAGCTTCTTCTTCAGAGCATTGATTTCCAGCTGCAGTTTATTCTTTAATTTAGTAATATAATCTGCAGTAATTTCTTCAGTTTTAAACAATTTCTTTTTACCAAGTTTAGCTTTTAAACCAGGATTAATAGTCGGAATAGATCCCAACTGAACTAAATACTCATTCTTTTCAGATAGAGTATAAATGATAGGATAAATACTTTCTTTAGGAAAGTCTTTACGACTCTTAAAACCTAGATTAATAGCAATTGAATCCAGCTTGGTCTGAATTCGATTATTGGACATCTCTGTAATTGTATCCAACAATGCTTTCATATCGTAATTTCGTGTAGCGTTTTTATCGATCAAATTTTCAGTACGAATAATATTCCACATCTTTTTGATCTCTTTGTCATACTTCTTACGATTTTCAATAATTTCAGTTGATTTAATTTTCTTCATATACTTTTGATTTTAATTGATTAAACATAAAAGTATACTTAAATATGATCAACTACCTGTACTTTGTGGCTATGTTCATCCCGATATGACATCTTCGTCTTATTCTTGAAGCTTTCCTTCACTTAGTATCCATTACAGATACATTATCATAGCCTTATAAGATATAGAGAAAGGACTTGACTTACATCTGCAAGTCCTTTGATATATCTTGAAAAGTAATAATTACATTTAATATATTGTTACGTTACATCTGCTATTATATATTCAATGTTCTTATTACTTTAGAATAGTCAACTTTTATTAACTAGGATACTTACCTATTTTAATCGCATAGAAATCTCCGAAACCATCTTGTACCAATACTCGCTTATTCGGAAGTCTTACCTCACCTTTTTCCGAAGAAGCTTGCATTGCTGCAACATCGTTTAGATATCCTAGACGATAACCAATAAATATCCGAGTAATAGCATAGGAGTAATCTCCTTTATCTAAAGCTTTAGTAAAATCTTTTACAAGACAATCAAAAGCTTCATTGTTTCGCGTTCCTCCTTTTCCAGTAATGACTTTAATAAGCCGTAAACAAATATCATTAGTACTCAATACTTTCTCATCTTTAAAGAGTCTATTGATAAATTTGTATTTTGTTCTGCCTAACGTTACACTACCGTCTTTTTCGACATGAATATATCTAGCTATTTCTTTCTCATCCATAAATAGCAAAGATATAAAGTCTTTATCAGCAAACATATGCTGAAGGTCTAGGAACGCTTCTTTCGTTAAAGGCGTACTCATAGTTTACTTTATCCGAAATAATTGTTAATTTCGATACCTTCGGCAGCCATTGCCGTCTTACAAGCGGCAATTTCAGTTTCATTTGCAGTTTCAAATGTTTTAATGAACCGCATCTGTTCATTGACAAATGCTGTGAGCTTAGCCCGTGACTCCATATTCAGAGCAACTATTTCTTTTGTCAACTGAGGATAATCAATAAAGATTGTAATCTCACCGGTTGATTCGAACCGAGTAATCGCATTCTTTACGCTTTCTGCGTTGGGCTTCGGGATAATATCCGCAATGTCGTTAATGCCGGAAATCTGAAGCCGTAACTTTGAATCGCCATTATACTCTACAAATTTAGTACCTTCGGCACTTTCTACTTCCTGAGCCATTTTAACCTTAATAGGTTTAATTGAATACAGGTTAATCTGCTGACTAGTCCGTAATTCATTGTTCTGTACTTTCCGTGAATAATTCGGATCTACTGAGTTCTTCTCTATAGTGAGAATATATTTACCTAATGATGCACCACACTGTGATGCCAAAATAACTGATTTGTCCATTTTTAAATTCCTTTTTTGATTCCGTGGTTGATTCCACCTACGGAGATGTTAAACAATTGATTTACATATTTTATGAGTTTAAATTAACGAGTTTTGCTCTCTTTGTATAGATTTTATTATATAGAGGATATGTCTAATCGTCTACGTACATTCAAGTACAATCCTTTACAAAGTATAAATATTTTCGTTTTAAACGCATAATCTTCATATTAATGATTTACTTACATCGAAATCAAGGTAGATACTTCCTCTTCCTTTCTGCATTCCTTGCTTCTACAAAGTAGTTCGGATACCAGAATTAATATTACTTATACGAGTGTCTACATATAATAAATTAATAGCTTATCATACTATTGATACTGCACAGCTTTTTCTTAAGACTAATGAGATCTAAGACATTTAATATACATATTATAATACCATTACTTTAGATTTTACAATTCTCTTACGCTTAAGAGAAAGGAACTATTGCTCATCATATTAACTTAGTATTTCCCGGCGTCTCGGGGTTAATCTCAGCAAGTAATCACAAATACAAAGTAACTGTTTGCAAGACAGTTGCACATGCAGATTGGCCTGTCATGTAGCTTATGATTACCCAGAAGTTAATATTTACCACTTTATCGAATCCGTTACAGATACGGTCGTTTTCTAACGTTACTTAACTAGTTCTGCCCTACAAATGCAGCAACGGTTTTAAGTTTCCTATACGGAATTACATACAATAATATATATTATTATATAACCGTCCATAGGATTGTTTTACAAGCACGAATATTGAGGACTTCCACCTACTTTTCACTACTCTTTCCGCACGACAGGTATCCAGTCTATGAAGATTCATGAAACGCTTTCTAATGAACATATATTGTTGCGCAATATACTCTATTAGTTTTATTTAGCAATAACGGTTGGCTTGCCAAGGACGCAGTCAGGAAACATATACTACTATACAACAGCAGATTCTACTATCCCTAGCGGGGACTCCCCTGGATTTATTATTTCGTGGGCGTAGCCACTACTTTGGTTAGACATGTTATCCACGCTTTTATTTAAGAGTGACGTTAACTCTCGGGCCAGTGATGAATCGTTGGATTCAGGTAAATATCATAACATTTACGTTTCTCTGGATTAACAGACTTGAATTTAGCCCATTGACTATACATTAGCCCAACTTTCGCTTTTTATCTCTCGGAAAGCCGACTGAGATCTGATTGAACTTCTACCTTTCTTCTCAGGTAACGGTGTTTCTACCGGCGTATTTAACTTTTCGATAACGTAAATTATTGAGATCCCTCTCACTTCTTGCGAAGTAACCACCTTGCTAAAGGGTGTCGTTATTCTGTAGTAGTGTTATAGGACACGTTTTACAACCTGCTTCTTTCCATATATTATTGTGTCATAACTTGAAGCAAACACTGACACATTTGTATTAATCGTTCTATTAAGTATAGGTTTGGCACCTAATCCGGATAATCTGTCATACTTAAATATAATAAAAGTCTCGAATTCTTATTATATTCTAATGAATTTAAAGTTCATTGTATGGATCATAGCCTCTCAGCCATATGTTTCAAAGTAATAATACAGACTATTATCCTTTACTTCTAAGAGTAAAAGATTACGGAATTGTACCGTTTTACTTCTTTACGTAGCACCTAATAGCACCCTCGATTAATCTCTCTGCCTTCATATCTACTTTTATATGTATTTAAACATACGTTCCAATTTAAACCATTTGGTACCTTGTAGAGAACACTACAGTAGCATTTTTATCTTATCTATATCTTCCAATAATAGATTCAGAATGGATGCTTTGGACACACCCAAGAACGTTAGTCAGGAGTCAAAACTTAGTAAATTTTTGGATATTTACTAAGAGGCAACTCGTGTTTAGTCCCTTCTTGATTTCGTACATGATTGTACCCACGGACATAGGTTTCTCCTTTGTGTAGACTTCAATACACTCATAAATACATCTCATAACTATATTTACTTTAGGATGCCGATACCTTTGCTGAATTTGTCTTCGTGTCTGCTGACCTAGATCGCGTTTTTTAAATCTCCGCCAGACGGTTCTCTGAGATTTTATGGGTTTAGCACGCTATCCCATTTTCTTACTAATTCTTCATGGATAAAGTAATAAATCCATAGTAAGCTATCATATTACCTTTTGAATCACAGTGTTAGCTGTTATCATATTCTCATATCCTGTATTACTTATCTATATATACGAATCCTCTTGGCCTTTGATATTCCTAATATATATATGCTGTCTTATTGCTTTTAAAGTGTACAGCTACAATACCACTATTATAGAATCGCCCTGCTTCTTACTACGGGGGAGAGACTCGTTTTCCCCGGTGCCATTCTACGGTAAGCACATAGTTAATCACTAATACAATAAGCAAAAAATAAACAAAATAAATAGAATAAGATAATACCAATTAATGATACTATATTAGTTTTAGTTATTTTTTGCTTCATTTCTCTACACTTTTAGGATACTCAGGTACAAATTTGTGAGAGCGGGGAGTTGGTAGAGTAAACATTACCGGTCTCGTTTGTACCTCAGTTTTTGTTTCATATACTACTTTGGGTTTAGATTTTTTATACACTACCTTTTCCACGATTTTCGTGGGGTGATTGACAGTTATATCAGTACTTGTAACGGGTATATTACTTTCCACGATACTTTTACCTGTCTCTAAATCCAGGTTAAGTTTAAAATTACCTGGAATTGGAGGTAACTGAACCGTTTTAATGGTTTCTGTTGCCGTAACACTTTCGGGTTTGAAAATGTTAGTATTGTAGGACATAATAAGACCTACAACGAATACTGCTAAATAAGCAAATTTACCTTTCATTTGATATAATAGGTTATTTACCCATTACAGCCTTGAAATCTTCTTTTGTAAAGAGCGGGAATGCAGCTTCTTTATCGACATACATGTTACGTATTTCGATCATTTTGTTTGCTGCTTTCAGAGCAAAATCTTCATCAGATTTAGAACCTACTTCATCTTTATAGATATCATAGAACGGTCCCATAATCTTCTTGAACCAATCCATTAGTTCATCTTCTGCTGGCTTTTGCAACGCAATGCGTACAAACGTATCACGAGTTGGAGCCAAAATACCCTTTACTACACAAGGATCTTGTTCTATAGGCTGTGCAGGATCTGCGTGCATTACTTCAATAAACGCTTTAATCAAGTCTACTACATCTTGATCATTCAGACCTTTCATATTCTTCCGTAAGAGAGAATGTGCAAAGATCATAGTCTGACCTAACTTCAACGAAGTTGTGGTAGAAGACATAAGTCCAGAGAGTACAACAATACCTTTCTTACCGATAATGTTGAAATACTCTTTTGCAAGAGTTCCTAAGTTAGCACTACTCCAGATTCCCTTCTGAACGGGATCTTCCGTAGTATTCTCACGATATATCTTAATTTTACCCAAGATACGTAAGAATTTGTTAGATGGAGTTTCTCCTGATTCTTGAAGATCTTGAGTGATTGCAGCTTTTGCTTCATCATCATTCTTCCAATTCAGAGGATTCATCTGTTCTTCGGTAAGTTTTACATGTTTAGGTGGTTTAACTGTTGAAGCTAAACCTGATGCGGCATTCTCTGCATCAGCTGCTGCTTTTGTTTCAGGAGAAATATCCTTAAACTCAAGACGCATCTGATTAGGATCATCTGTAGGATGAGCTTCAAGAGCAACACCCATAGATGCAGCCGTATCAATAGCTTGCTGAACAATGAGTTCATCGTTCGGCGTAAGCATATTACATTCACGTTTCTGTGCAAATGATTGTACAGACAAACGTACAGCATACCACATCATATTATAATCCAGCATGGATTCCATTTGAATCGTAATAGGTTTACTACGATCCATACGAGCGGTACGACGTTCAAGTGCCGATAAGAATTCTGCAGCATGGTTTGCATCCATCAAATCATTAGGACCCATGAGTGAAATCAAGGAATCTACTTTAGGTGATTCTAATGGAGAAGTTATAGGCTTCTTTACTTCTTCTGCTGCTACATTTTCTACAGTACCTGTAGCATCAGTAGTAGGCTTTTTTGTCTCCTTTTCCTCTTTCTTAGGAGCTGTAGGAGCTGCGGGTTTAGGAGTTTTATCTTCCTTTAATCCAGTCTTCGGCTGTTCTTTCTTAGTTTGTGCAGCCGGTGCAGCCGCAGGAGCGGTAGTAGTTTTCTTTGTTTTATCCTCAGTCTTCTGACCTTTATTCTTATTATTTTCCATTTTGATAATGTTTAATTCGCCTTTTCGAATGTTTGTAAGTTAATAATTTAATTTAAAAGCTAATAATGTGATCCCGTTATATCCGTCTAGGATGAATCTGGGAATGGTGGAGCTATACGTTCAGTATACGCAAGCTTTTTAGAATTTAATCGTGGAAACTCCTTTACTACAGTTTTATAATCCTGTACCTGACTCACAGCCCCAGAATGGCTAGTTTTTACAGGTTCCAACACTGTACAAACAGACTGTGTGGATACAGGATTACTAACTGCAATGGAATTTTCAATCTTGATATTTTCTTTTTTACTATGGTTTCCCTTAGTAGCAAATTGAATACCAAGACCCACGACAACAGAAAATGCCAAAGTAAGCAATAAATTGCTTGCCATTGACGAACTACCGTAATATCGTGCAATTGCAACAATACCGATAATTACTAGCATAGATACAATGAATGTTGTCATGTTTTGTTAGTTTTTGAAATTTTTTGAAAATAATACTTGAGTCTATGCTTAGCTTTGTTTAAGTCGGACTTTACAGTTCCAACTGGTATACCAAGCTCAGCACTTAACTCTTCATAACTTAGATTACCAAAATATCTGAGTTCTAGAAGGTTCCTATATTTGGCTCTAAGTCGAGTTAATGCAATTCTAAGAATATCTATTGATTCTGATTTAATTAAATCAGTTTCGGGATCGTTATCACTAGATATTTGAATTGTATTATCCTCATTATCTATAGAGATATTATCTTGTTGATTCTTATTCTTTCTAATATAGTCAATAACTGTATTTACTGCAATAGTTTTTAACCATGCTTCAAAAGAAATAGTTTCAACAAAATAATCGAGACGTTTGAAGGCCTTAGTAAAAGTAACAGATAATAAATCAGCTGTTGCTTCTTCATCTTTTATCGCATCATATATAATATATCGTATTAAACGATAATAATTATCATATAATTGCTTAAAGGCCTTTTCATCACCGTGCTTCGCCTTTTCAATTAGAATCTTTTCTTCTTCTTTCATAGGCCTACGGATTAGTGAGTAAGAGAGAACCCAATCTCTCTTACCCTATTATCATTTAATACTTAATATTTAAACGATAATCTGGCGCAAACGGAAGCTGTACTATTTCTTGCCAAAAGAAATTACTATATGCTCGTTTACGAATCCAAAAACAATATATAGTGTTATCAAATAGATAATCTCGATATTGTCTTGGAATATTTAATTTGTCGATTAAAGATGTAGCTATTCGTAGCTGCACTTTATCGGTTGCGATAGGACTTCCTACCATTAATTCAGGTAGAAAAAGTTTAGTACTAACTCTATATAACCAAGTTTGTACATTTTTTCTTTGTTCTAAGCTAAGAATGAATTTATCACTTATTGGTTTATAATAAGGTTTAAAGTATTCTTTAGCTTCTTCTCCACCTATTATGTTCCAATCACATCTATAACCACTATTATTATCAAATAATGGTAATAAATAATTAGGAACTCCTTCATTTTTAATGAAGTCAATAAACTGCTGTGATAGCTTTGCAGATTTATCGTAAATATGTTTTTTTACTTCATCTGCGGTCACGGTCGTAATGATAATTTGAATTGTTTCCAAATCTCAGTGGCAATAGCTACATCAAGACCTTCATCTTTACATATAGTAATAACTGCCATATTATCATCCATTCCTAATAATTTATCCTTATTTTCAACTAATGTTGAATATCTAGATAAATCAAGAACATCTTCTTTTACATCTTTAGACTCTTTTTCTAATTTAACTTGAATAGGAGTATAAGTGTATGTATTAGGATGTTCTTCCATGTCGTTTTGTAATTTTTGTTTATCTGTAGCATCAGCATAGAAACCACTAACAAAGTCAGATAAATTAATTATGTTAATTACACGTAACATAGGTAATTCACCACCTATACTTACTAAAAATTGCTTACCGGTAGAATTGTGTTCTGCAACATATAAACCTGGTTTATTAAGCGTTATGATTCTTGATGACATGTTTTATTAATTTTATTGTTATACACCTCAATAATTTTCTCAGCTTCGGTGAGAGATACACCAAATTCCTCTTGAATAGCAATATTTGCCATTAAAGGATTAGGATTTTCATCGATAATCTGTTTAAGCTTATCTTTTTCACCTGGTTTAAAATAAATCCAATAAGATAGTTCCATATTACTCTGGGATTAGGGTTTCTAATTCTTTAATATTTAAATTACTTATTACTGTACTCATTTGTTTTGGTACATTGTAAGTAATATAAGCTGGCTTACAATGCTTGTGTGCTTTGTTATGCCAATAATCCCACCATGATCTTTCATGCAATGAGATACGAGCGAATTTACTCCTAATTCCATCGTTAACACATAGAATAACAATCTTTTGCTTAGAGCTAATAAGACTATTATCCTTTTCCTTACTGGATGGAATTGCTCCTAACTCAATAAGTTTCCGATACAATCCAACTACACTATTTCTACTTCCAGCTCCTATAAATTCTTTACTGAAAGTCTTTAGATTACCATGTAATTGGCTTAAAGTCATCTTTTTCATCTGATTACTTTTAAGAAATTAAACATAAGTTAATTGTTACTCTTGTGGGACTCGAACTCACATCCCGTAATAAAATTACGATTCTAACCTGTTGAACTAAAGAGTATCCCTAACTTTCGTATTTAGCACGCATCATATTCTTACGCTACGCAAGAATAATCAGTGACAAACATAGTGTTGCCATTTAAACACACAACGAACCTATCTTATCTCTCTAATTGCTAGTCAAATCCATGCAGCCCCATATCCATTATACGTTATGGATAAAACGGTGCTTACGTATTACACAACCGGGCACAACTACACATCGAGCAAGTGCCATTCACTTTGTGGAGCTGGAGGGAGTCGAACCCTCGTCCTAACAATGATTAATAAGCCTAATGAGACACAATACAGTTCTTATATTGTGAATATCTATTTTTAATAATTTTAATAATATGAACCAAAAGGTCGTGAAAGTAAGGAGATTTCTCTCCTTACTCCCTATTCCTCATAGTCATTATATGTATCGTCATAAAGATCTGGAAAATACTCCAAATCTTCCTGAATGTTCATAATAATATCTATGAGTTCTTCTTTTGACTTATTTTCTAAGTCTTCTCTTGTCCAATCCATAATTGTGAATTTTTAAGAGTTTATCCTAAGTAATACTAAATATATTTTATAAAGCGACCGTAAGTTATCGGATTCTATGTTCTACTGTCTAAAGACGATTCCATTAGAATGTGACTTTTTACGCATTTCCGTCTTTTATAAATAATATTTAAGCATAAAGCATTATATTACTTAGGATTCTGTGCCTTTGATAGACTGATAGAAATTGAAGTTTGTATAAATATTTTAAAAATCATATAAATATGATTTACTTAACATTTATACTATATATTAAAAATAAAACTTCGGCATAAAGCACAATTTCTATATGTGTTTTGATAACCATTACTATAAAACTCTACAAGTAGAGCCTATTGTTTTTATGCAGGACATAAAGTACAATAGCTGAAACAATAGTAATGATCTTCGGCACATGATCAGTGGCACGTTGTTTTTCCACCCTACGGCATATAGCACTTGAGGGAAGTTGTTAATTCAACTTAATTACCTACTAAACTCGTTCGGTTTATTAACTTTCGGCACTAACTAGTATTAGTGTCTCTACAAAGACTATTGAAGCAGCTTCTATTGTAAAGACACTAATATTAATTGATAAGCTTTACAGTACTTATCGGCACAGGTTCGGAGTTGTTATTAATCATCCCAATCATTCAGGACGTCATAACATTGCTTCTGCAACTGGTTACGCAGAGTGTAGTATTCATCAGAAATACTACGTAAAGCTTTGGCTTTTTCGTCATCGGCTTTACGATTGGCTTCACGAAATTCTTCCGGTGTCATCTTTCCTTCTTTTACTGCAATTTCATTTGCTTCTTTGGCCTTTAAACAAGCTTTGATTGGATCTTCTTCGTCACGGTTGCGCTGCAAATTCAACAATGCATTTTTGCGTTCGAATTCAGAGTCAACAGCGATACGCATCATTTCCTTTGTCAATTTTGCGTTACGTTTCTTAGCCAGTTCTTCAGCTGCTGCAGTTACTACTTCTTTGTTGATGATTCTACCATTACGGATTTCGTCTTTAATTTCGCTCATAATTTTGATAATTTTAATTGTTAATAAATAAAGTTTATTTGGATAATTCGTTTATTACGAGATCATTAATTTTTCTCCAGTATTCATGACCTTGTTTAGTATTTCTCCAAGTCATTGCCATATCAATAGGATTATTAGAGTTAAGAGCAATACATATATGTTCTTTTGCTATTCTGTCGCCCCAACCATGGCGAATAATTTTGTCTGTAAGTTCTTTTATAAATTTACCTTCAGCTTTATTATCTCTTAAGACATTTGATAATACTGGATTTTTATTTAATTCTTCTCGTATTAATTTTTTAATTTTACTTTTTCTTTGTTGTGGTGGATCTTTACCAGAGGCAAGTCCATTAAAAAATTCATCACTCCAACTCATACTTTTTATTCTTTAATTGATTTAATTATTAATAAAAATAATTTCTTTAAGCCTCGTATATGAATACGAGCCATAATAATAAAAGAGATTACGATATATAGTATCGCAGGAATATCACCAAACGCATATGACATAACAAAGCCAAAGATCCATATAAAGAATACTATATATTCTATAATCTCTCTTATCATATTATGCCTCCCATAAAGCCATAGGTACTATACCTGTAAGCTTTTTATTAAGTCGTGGATGAGTATAAGTATACTCTACCATTGGTGAATGTTTATCACGTATCACTTTTTTAAAAGTACATTCTACTTCTACTCGAGTTACAGAACTCTTGTAAGGATCAAACTGTACTTTACTATTTTGTGGTATATATAACCACAAAAATAATTTTTTTTTACTTTTCATATTTGATTGTTTTAAGATGCGAATAAAAAGAAAGTGTTTGTCTTATTCATTTAACTTATTTCGACAATATCCCAACTACTTTATCGACGTACTATATATCTTCATACAGCTTTGATTTGTCTTAGGACTCTGGACTTTTACACTTTCTTGGGGATAACCACCATATAATAAAAATATTTGATGTTACTGGCGAGTTTCATCATATTTTTTATTCTCTCTTTTGTAAGGAAGCATCCGCTTCTTATGAGAATTTTTATTTTCTCGTAAAGATTTGGATGCTTTCATGTCTTTGAATGTCTTTCCCATTAGAATCTAAATTTGGTTATACCAAGACCTAAGAAGTCACATAACCATCCTAAACCATTAGATTTAAGATAATTCTGTGCTGAAGCATCCATATTCTGTTTTAAGAATAAGATTGCTTGTGCTACTTTTGGATCTCCGTTACCATAGAGTGTAAAGAATCTTCCACTCCAATCAGAGTCTTTAGGATTACCTACAACGTCAATTAATACTTTTGCAGCATTAATAGATGTTGCATTTGACAGTATAGCATTTGCTTCGTTTTCATCATAAGTTGTAACAACTAATGAATCAGCATCAGCTTGTGGTTTTACTGTCGTAAAGAAGTCGTGCTTAATACGATTCATGATCGCATCAAACTGTGCAGGAGTAATACCATTAGGTATTTTCACTTCTACGTGTTGTGATGCATCTGGCATCACAATTAATACAATTCCTTTCATTTTTTGGATTGTTTTTAAATTTGACATTTGATGACGGCATTGTATCTACAACTACAATGCAAATAACGAATGAACAGTGAGGGTATTGTTGTAGCAATACATAAACAAAAAGAAATTTTACCTAATAACGAGGATTGGTTTAGGAAAATTTGACTATTAAAACTTGTTTTAAGATACAGCAGAATTGTATTGTCAGTACAATTCTTATCATCTCCATGATTTTAACGTCCGCACGATCATAATTATATAAATACGAATATTCAAATATATTTATATGTCGTATTTAATAAATATAAATGTCTATACAATTACTTACGCCCCACATGGTTGTCATTTTCTGAGGACGCTGCACCTACATTCACATGCAAGTACAGCCACTGAAGAAATAATGAAGTTGCAAACTGTTATTGATACACTATTGTATCCTTGGCAGCTTTTGCTGGAATTGGTACCTTCTCAGGTTCCTTTTCTTTCTTTAACTTAGTAGTTATTTCTACTCCTTCAATCCTTTTTCCATCTACTCCAGGATTATCGAGTCCTTGTTTTTCTAATTGTTTGGCAATCTGTAATGATATGTAATACTCCCTATTACGTTCGTATTCATATACATAACTTCTTACAGGTTCTTGCGTACCCAATTTTTCAAACAATGCTTGCATTATTGCTGGTGGAAAGTTACTATAAACTTCATAACACCTGGATGATTCTTTAAGATCATTCCATTCTTGCATAGCTTCTTCCACTGTAGGCACTGCTTGCATTTCAGACTCAATAAATTCCTCAGTAGTGGAATTCTGTGTAACACCAGGGATTTCTCCCTTGACATACTTGTAAGTGCAAATACCTGCACATACTAACAGTAGTACTAATACTACCGACACGAAGCCTTTAAAGGCTCCTGAACCTTGTTCATTTTCCATTTTTTGATAAACGTTTATTAATTAATAAAAATTGAACTATATAATTGATAAAAATCAATTATTCTTTTGGAAACGTATCTATAATACTGTGTATACTCCCTATGAGATCTAAGTATAAAGATTTATATTTCATTAATTCTTTACGCTCTTTTTCATATTCTTCCTTATTAAGGAGAATACATTCTTGAGGGAATAGATTTTGTAAATGCGAATAAACTGTTAGCTGAAATGCTTCTTCTGCTTTTATTGGAGAAGGAAGTGTTTCTACTTCAATATTGGCATTACAATTTCGAATCATTTCGATTACATTTTTATCACATTCACATTGTGGAATAAATTCTCCAGAATCTACAGCATCTTTAGCCTCTTTTAAACCTAGACCAAATAAGTCTTTTATAAGTTTTACTTGGTAAAGTTTTCGATTGATTTTACCATCTTGTATGAATAATAGTTTTATTTTCATGATTTAATTGATTTAAATACGTTAATAATAAATAACCATAGTAATAGTAATAATTTCACTAACGCCGTCAAGCTGCTATTATATTACTATACTATGGTTAAGTTAATCTCTAGTCCATTCACATGTCATCCGAGATAGAGTCTATAATTTACATATTCAACAAGTTAATTCGGATATTGTCTTTCTATAAGACTATGTCTTTTAATGAATAATTAGTTCAATAAAAGTTATATTAAGGCATGTAACCTGACATCTTTTAATAAGCTTGTAAGACTAAGAGATATCTCTTTATCTTCTATAATGCTCTTGTAAGACCGTTTATCAAGTTTTTTAACCCTTAATAGTATATTCACAGATCTGCTATGTTTAGCAATATCTATATATATGATCGTTCCTACTAAATTGTGGCTTATGATAGTTACTTTTCTACCTATAAGCTGTTGTATTAAACTACCACGTTCTGCTTTCATGATTTATAAACTTTTAATTCTATACTAAAACATAAGAAAGCTATACCAATAATAGTAGAAAGACTAAAATTCCCTATACCAATAGCTGGAGTTAAATACCAACAGGTGTAATCTTTTCCAAATTTGATTTCTATTTTCATAATATGAATGTTTTAAATTAATATTCAAGACAAAAGAGTGAGTAAAAGCAAATACAGGAATTAATGCAATACTCACTCTTTAAATTTACGTACGAGAAATGTAAATACGATATCCTCTATAGTAATCTACAATATAACAAGTATAGTGATTTGCATCAACTAAACTGTTAAATACTGAAGATATATCTGACATTTCTACATAGAAATAAGGTTTTAATCTATGATATGAAACATCAAGCTTTAAATTTAGAGGAAGTTCGTCTTTACAAGGTTGTACTAATATTGTTCTTCCTTTTTTAATATGGTAAAACAATTTAATACATTCTCGTAGTTTTAGTTCGAGTTCTGCTTTGAGAAATCGAAACTGTTGAAACCAACTGGTTTCGTACTTGTTCTCTAATATTAATCTAACCATATATATTATGAATTTAATATTCAGAGAAATAATGACTATTAGCTTCTATGCCAGTATGCTATACATATTACTATGTGTTAGTGTTCCACTGGTCTTATAATACTGGACTCCAAAACCCGTTACTCTTACGTGATTATGGCAAACGATAAACGATAAAATTAAGCAGGAGTGAGTAACTACGATGAGGTTGTCATTACTTTGGAGAGGTGAGAGTAATAGTGTTCAGTATACAGGTCTCCTAACCTGTACCTTGGCGCATCAACGCATACTTACTAACTATTACTTAACGAGGAATAATCATTTCACAATGATAAGTCGATATAGGAAATCGACTGTGAGGAGTAGATATTCAAAAGACAGTTAACTATAAATATCTTGTGTAAACTCTCTTACAGAATTCACTATATTTTTCTTTTGGTAATCGTCTCTTACGATAGTCTATATACTGTGATAATATACATAGCATATAGTAAACTATCGCAAAGACAATAGGGATTGCAGCTATTATTAATGTTTTCATTATGATGATTATTTAATTAAAGTTAATATCTATCTGTATTTATAGAGGCTTTGGACTCTCATTCTATTGAATGGCTACATTAATATTAACCATGTAGTGATAGCCTTTCTGTATTTTTTCAGAGTATTTAATACAGTATCACTACATGGCAGGGTAGGCTCCCTTGTTTAATAATACACACAATAGTACTTTCAGTGATGTCATATTACTGAACCAATATAACAAAGTACTAAAGTATGGCATAGCGTATATCATTTGTATACTTTTTTACTATAGAGAGTTGCACTGACAACATATTATCTATAGTAAGCTATGACTTTAATTTGATATAGTACTACTTATGTAGCATACCCCATATCTTTCTCTAATGGTTTAGAGTATCGCTCCCAATACTCGTCGCTCCGGTACACTATGTATACTGTCGAGCCTGATTATAGATAAATGCTTATTGAACCGTGCATTTTACACCTAAAACTTATATCGCAAGGAGTATATTCGTTCTCACATGCGTAACCTATAAGAAACTGGTGCCCTCAATGTCTTGGGAAGTTATTGAGTTTTTTAAATGTAACTTAAATCATAAAAGGCAGTTTTACTTCATGCCCAGGAAGTCTGAATACTAAGGCTTTTTATTAAAGCGATTAAATAACCATCTTGCTATAATATAGCAAATAGCATTAAAAGCTAAACAATTAAATAAAGCCATTGGAAAGTATTCAGAGCGTGGACCAGTCGCCATACTATATAATATACCTATTGTTATTAGTATGTAAACTGTGAGCACGACGTACATGAAGCATCCAATTATTTTCTTCATTTGTTTATTAATTTAGAGTTAATAATTGTCGTGCATTACTTCATGCACTATTGGTAGCGAATTTGCACGATCGCTATTTATTAGAAATTATCTAACAACTCACCAAAATGCCATTGTGATAGTATGTATAATATTATGAATATTAGTACAATAATTATCTGTAGATAGCATCCTGTATTATCGTTTTTATTGTTGGACATATTATGACTGAATTTAAATTACGCTATATATTATATAAATTCTTAACGGGCGTGAGTGTTAAAAGTGTTAAAAGAGGAAGGTTAGGATTCTTTCTCCCATCCTTCCTCACTTACTTTATTTCTCTTTACGCTCTTTCCATATCAAATAGAGTGTGTAAATAAAAGCTCCAAACATATATGCAAAAGAAGCATACAATAAAATGGCAGTTGTAACCATTGTGAATTCTACATCAGACATAGTCTACAGTTATTAAATTATTACATTAAGTCGTCATCACCACCTTCGGCATCACCAACAAGTGCGTCTTTAGCCTGCTGTGCTGCCTCTTTAGCTGCTTTAGCGGCTGCCTGCTGTTTCTTATACTCTGCAACAGTCACAATGCGTGTACTATTCTGGAACAAGTTATCAGCACGACGTGTGATGTAGTTGTTACCTTTAACAGGTATACCAGCTTCGTCACTAAACCAGTAGATTGTTACATCTGTGAACTGGATTTTGACGTCTTTGCCGTCCTTCTTACGTGTTAGGTAGTTGCCATCAGCATCTTTACGCAAGAATGGTTCATAGTCACCTACGATATACGTACCAATGTGCGTTTCGTAAGTGCCTTTCTTTGCTTCATCTACCCACATTTGTAGATAAGCATTAGCTGCATCTTCTGCAATGCCGTATTTAGGCAATATTTGCAGTCTGATGCCGTTCTCTTGTGCAGCCATAAGCTTGTCCAATCCTGCACGTACAAAGTCTGCGACAACATATTTAGTCTTGCCGTCCTTAGACTCTTTGATTTCAGCTGCAACAAGCTGATACTTAGCTGCTGATAATTCTTTGATAGAAGCCATTTCTTTATACGATTAACCTTATATCATCGCGAGGTTGTTAAAATACAGTAACTTTATAACTCTCATTAGGGGGTATTTCCCCTACTTGTTAGGAGAGGGGACTTGATTTAGTACTGGTTCACACTCTTACTATTACACTACCCAAAATTTTTTATAAAATATTTTTTGAACTATATCCCCACATATGCGTTTAAGTAATGAATATTATATTAGACACTTATGAAAAACAATCAAGTAAAATTTGATAATACAGTAGTTTGGAGAGACTTCACAGCAAAGGATTTTGAGGAAGCACTAAAAATGTTATGTAATGTTGAATATTTTCGTAAACATTGTATACAATTTAGAAACTATATGGTTTGTGCAGACTCACATGAAAAGCAGTTAAAGAATGGGCAAAATTAGTTTACAAACACATAAATAAACACGAACATGATAGAAGCAATTAAAAAAGAACTATTAGAGAAAGGATTTACTTATAATGAATCTAGTAAACTATGGTACTACGAATATAGTGATTTTGAAGTATTAAGTTTTATTATAGATGAACATACCAAAGTAAATGGTGATAAATGTATTAAGATATCTGCAATATCTTTAAATAATTATTTTGAAAATTTAACATATTTTAAGATTTGTTATACATTATATTTCGATAATATTAACAAATTTTATGATTTATTAACACTTTTAAATTATAAAATATATTAAAAATAGTTAAATTATGTTAACAAATTGGTTAGAACAACACGGTTTTATATGTATAAAAGACTATAACACTTCTCTAGTATATCAGAAAATCAATAAAGATGATATACTAGAGATAGAAGTATCTAACAATGAAATCATAAATGTAGAATATTATTCAAATGTGGGCAAATCTGAAGAAAATATCTATGACTCAATTTCGTTAAATAATCATAAATAATGTTATAATTATTTTTATTTTACTAAAAATGGAACAAAATTGATATGTCAAACGTTATCTGTTACTGAGTAATAGATAGTAATAGATATATAATCCAGAGTAAAGATAATAAATTATAAACTATCTACTCTTACTCTAGATTACTTAACTTAATATATTATGGATGATATAGATTATAACTATTGTAATGATGAAGAGTTTGATATAGATCCTTGTGATGGAGAGTTTAATTATGATTAGATTAGAAATGGGAGAACCAGAAGCTAGAGAAGCTATATTAAAAGGCTTAGTAACAATCAACGATATTGAATACATAGTACACCCTCAACCTAACGGTAGTTGTGATGGATGTGTCTTTGAAGATAAAGAACATTGTCCAAAGATAGCTTTAGATATATGCTGCACCGGTGGTAATATACTAAAATACAAATTATAATATTTTTGGAACATTTTCAAGAGTTATTACGTTATAGTAACCAATTAAATTAAGTTATTCATGAATACAGAAGATAAAGAATTATTAAATACAGTACTGTCTAAATTAGAGTTTCAATTTATTAAAGATATTTTGGTAAAACCCTTACCAGAAGAGTATATTGAAAAAGAAATAACAAAGCCTATTAATACTGGGGAAACAGATGAGAATGGCTATCAGATTACAGATAGTGAAACAGTTACAGAAAAAGTACCTACAACCTTTAAGAAAGGTATAGTATTAGCAATTCCAGCTAACTATCAATGGACAGATCCTAATAATCATCCTGAAGTAGGTGATATTATAGCTTACTCTAGAAAATCTACAATTGATTTTGATCTATTTAAAGATTCTCAGTTAGTAAATCCATATAATGTAGTAGCTTTTATTAAAAAATAAACTAGACTAAAGCGTTAGTCTTTTAATTAAATCGTGGTTGTATGTGGTGTCACTAGGGGTTAGGTTTTACTTAACCCCTTTTTATTTGTAAAAAGTTGCAACAAAAACACAACTATTACGTTATAGAGTCATGATACAACAAATGATACAAAACATGTTAGGAGATTATAGTAAGCTTATAACTCTCCTTCCAAATGGGCAAATTAGATTGAATGTGATTAAAGACATTAATGATATTAATGGTGAAGTAATTGATTCTATCGATTTATCCATGCAAGATGCACTAAGTTTATATAATATCTTTCAGCAACCTAAACAATATACTAGTAACGGTATTACGATTAAAGAAGGTGATACTGAATTTGATATTAATAAGTGGATACAACTTGCAATTAACGAATTTAAAAATAAGTAATATGATTACAGAGTATAAAGTTATTAAACCTTTTGGATGTGCAGAAGTAGATGATGTATTTTCTTATAATAAAGAAAATGAAAATTTCATTATGAGTTCAGAGAAAACTACAGATAATACTTATTCGGCAAAGAGTATGGTTATTTCTGCAAAAGTGATCGATAACTACACAAAAGCAGGTCTTTTATCTCCTACTAAGGAAGATAAAATTGATAACAATTCTGATAAAGTAAAAAAGCTTTATACAGAAATTAAGAGATTACAGAATAAGTACAATCAACGTAATAAAGTAGTTGAAGAAAAATATGAAGCAGGTAAAATGCCTACATGTCAAAAAGTAGAACATGATACTGTTTACTTTAATCTGATGAAAGTTCTAAATAAATTTGAATCTATTATAAATGAATAAGCTTGTTAAACAAGTCAACAAGGATGAACTTATAACAGAATTCTTACATACACTTAATGGCATACTCAGGTTAACCGATAGAGAATTAGAGTTAATGGCTACATTGATTAGAATGGATATTGAATATGAAAAAGAACCAAACACAAATAAAAATGTAGCTAATAGACACAATAGAAAATGGATTATTGAGAATCTAGGTATTACTAAAGATAACCTGAGTAGATACATTAAGTCTTTCAAAGATAAAGGGATATTAAAAGCTGGTCCTGCAGAAGATGAATTATGTGTGAATAAAGCTTTAATACCCGTTATTATTGGTGATAGAGTCCAGTTGACTATTATATTAAAAATAAAATATGGAAACTCTGAAAATTAAACCTGGTAGCATCTTACTTTGGAAAGAATATTCGAGAATAACTAAACTATTTAGTAAGTCATTTCATATAGATCTATCATACAATAAGTTCCATTATATTACAGATCATACGACATTGTGTTTCCCTATTACTAAGGGTAAAATTGATTATGACGAATTAGTAATTTTAGAACCAAGAGAAGATTACACAAAAGAAGAGGTTGATTTACTAAATTCTTTAATAGTTTTTGATGCAGATCGTTGGATAGATTCTTTAAAGATATTTGCCAATACCATTAGACCTAATTCTATAAAAACAGATAGTGATCTCGATGATTTACTTTGGAATGAAAACTATAAAATGGCATATGATTTCTCAAAAAAGAATTAGCATATATACCCATTTAGCTAACAAATATAACATACCTTATCAAGTAGTAGAAGTAATATGTAATCATCCATTTAAATTTGCAAATGAAAAGATAAGTAATACCAAGGATATCAAACCAATAATGTTTAGTTATCTTTTTAAGATAAAACCTAAAAAGAAATATGGCAAAGAAATTGAACAAACCTCGTAATATTCTACTATTTCAGAATTTATATCCAATAAATCTTTATATATCAGATATAGATAATTGGGATGAAATAACTCAATTCTTTGACTTTTTCTTAACTACTAAACATCTTCAAAATGAAGATAAATGTGAAACACCAGATAAACCAAATAACACATTAGGGGTTACTTATTTGGTAGCAGAAAAGAAAAGTGGAAGAATGGGTATACTAATAGCATTAAAATCTAAAGTAGAATGTTCTACATTAGCTCACGAATCAATACATTATGCAGATGCAGTTTATGATTTTCTTAGAATGAATACTGAAGGTTATGATGAGGGAAATGAACAATATGCATATTTAGTTACTTGGTGTGTGGATCAATTAGAAGAATATTTACGATGGAAGGAAAGAAAAACGACAGAAAAGATGATAAAACAAGATGGGAATTAATACCATTAGATTGTCTTGAAGACATAGCTAGAGTATATACAGAAGGAGCTAAGAAGTATGGTGATAATAATTGGCAGAATCTTGATAATGGTTATGAGCGTTACAAAGGAGCTTTATTAAGACATTTGTATGCTTCTTCTCTAGAGGAATTTGATCCTGAAACCAAAGTAAGACACGAAGCAGCAATTGCTTGGAATGCTTTAGCTCTTTTATATTATGCAAAAAATGGAAGAAAAACTAGATCAGATTTTGCTAAATCAAGCAACAATAATGCAGATGCTAAAAGCAATATATCAAGAAGTAAGTAAGAGCAATTTTGCTGAAGACTATGCTGCAAATCTAGCAGCACAGATGACCGAAATAATATTAGGAAACAATATAGTAAGAAAATAACATGGAAGTAAAGTTTAAGAAATTAACACAAGATGCGGTATTACCTACTTATGCTAACCCAAATGATGCTGGATTAGATCTAACCGCTACTAGGTTTACTCAGGAATTTGATAAGAGTGGTAAAATGGTACTAGTATACCATACTGATTTAGCAGTAGAGATTCCTGAAGGGTATGTAGGTTTTATCTTTATGAGGTCATCTGTATCTCAGAGATCGTTATCATTGTGTAACTGTGTAGGTGTAGTAGATGCTGGTTACAGAGGTGAAATTATGTGTAAGTTTAAACTTACTACGGATGCATTACCTACTATTTATCAACCAGGTGAAAAGGTTGCACAGTTGATCATTATGCCTTACCCTACTATCGAACCTACTCTAGCTGAAGAATTAGCTGAAAGTGATAGAGGAGAAAATGGTTTTGGTTCATCAGATAATACAGCAGAAAATGAGACACAAGAATCAGGACGAGATAGCGGAACAACTGAAGGAGATAATAAATAACTACAGCCGTAATCCGGAGTATGTAAATATGTTTTACACTAAACAAGAAGCGATTGATGCTTTAAATAGACATTATAAATTAAGATACTTAAAATTTGATTAATATGGTTTACAATTTAAAAAATAACAATTTGTTAAGTAGTAAAGATGGTTCTCTTAAAAATATTCAAGACTCTTTTAAAAAATATGATTTAATTAATTATTATTTAATTCTACCAGAAGCTGGGGAATTATTTTATGAAGGTAAGAAATACGAAATTACTGAACCTAGTATATTGTTTAAAGCATATGCTACAGAAAAAGATAAAGCTCCTGAAATTGTAATTGTACCTTGTGCTTCTGCTGTCGACAGATTAACAGAATTAAGAGAAATGAGAAACAATTATATGAAGTCACGTGATTGTGGAAATTGTGAAAAAGTTTGTTGTGATTGTTGTCTGAACTAATGAAACTATTTGATATTCTGGCAGGTAAAGTAGTTATACACAATGATGCCCTAGGTATCCCAGCCTTTAAAAAGGTGTGGGATGCCGATAAGGCAGATAAAGAAATGGCTACTAAATATATCTCATATATAGTTCTTAAAAATAAATATGATAGTCCCTATGTCCAGAGTATGGACAGCGATAAGATAGAGCCAAGATTAAAACAAGAACTATTCGGAGATAAAGATATAAAACTTCCCAAAGAAGTAATTGAAGCTGAACAAGATTATATAGCATTTGCAAACACCTTAACACTACAACTACTGCAAAATGCTAGAAAGAAATTAGAAAGTATATCTAGATATTATAGTGAATCCTTAGCTGATGAACTTGATGAAAAGAAGGTAAAAGATATATTAGCAGGTATGGGTTCATTAGGTAATACTATAAAATCTCTAGATTTACTTGAAGCTTCTGTAAGAGCAGAAGAATTAACAAATTCAAAAGTAAGAGGTGGTGGAGAGCTGAATCCGTTCGAATTACCAAAGTAGTTGTAACAATATAAACACAATTTAAAACATTAAAAACCAAGCAGCGTTGCTGCATAAAATTATAAAGATATGGCTAAGACTAAGACATCTGGCAAAACTGCCAAGGCTAACGGTACTATTACTCTGGATTTTACAGAAGCATATAAGAAACATCAGGAATATTTAGATACACCTTGTAAGGGTAGTATGCCAATTCCAGAAAAAGCACCTGTTAAAATTTCAACCTGGCAAAAGATCAAAAATTGGTTTAAGAAAAAGTAACATGGTTGATTTCAGTAAAAAGATATATAATACAGATAAATTTCGTACCCCGGCGTTAAGCTTTTTAGCGACCGGGGCTTACTGTAATTATCCTAAAGGAACTTCAGAATACTTCTCGTTTTGGGAAACCGAAATGGATAGATGTATTAATGGGTTTACTGCAGATGATGGTGATTACATTACAGGTTATAATTATTTCTATCTTAATTACTGTCCCATTCAAAGAATTATCTATAAGATTACAAAAGACGCAAAAGGACACGATGTAGTAAAGAAGACTCGTGAAACAGCTTTTCCTGATTTCTATGATTATGACTATTACTATTTCTTATCTATAGAAGAAGCTGAGAATCAAGGTAAACACTTATGCGTAGCAAAAGCTAGACGTAAAGGTTTCAGTTACAAAGGTGGTGCAATGCTGTGTAGAAACTTCTTTCTAATACCTAATTCAAAATCATATGTATATGCTGCTAATAAGCAATATTTAACAGAAGATGGCATCCTTACTAAGGCTTGGGATTACATGGATTTTATTGATGGTAATACAGCTTGGGGTAAAAAGAGACAAGTATCAAATACATCCATGAGACGTAGAGCTTCTATGCTTGTTACTGATGATTATGGTAACAAAGTAGAAACAGGTTATAAATCTGAGATAATGGGTGTATCTATTAAGGATAATCCTGATTCAGTTCGTGGTAAAGCTGGTAAATTAATCTTATGGGAAGAAGCTGGATCTAATAATCAATTAGAAGCAGCCTGGCAAATTGCTAGACCTTCTGTAGAACAGGATGGTGTAGCATTTGGTTTAATGATTATGTTTGGTACAGGTGGTGATGAAGGTGATAATGTAGCAGGTTTAAGAAATGCATTTTATGATCCTAAAGCATTTAACTGTATAGAATTTGATAATATATGGGATGAAGGGGCGCAAGGTGGTAAACCATGTGGATTCTTTGTACCGCAGCATACTAATCTAGATATACGTGATGAGAATGGTAAAAGATTATATATGGATGAAGATGGCAACACATTACATGAAAAAGCCAGAGAATTCATATTAAATCTTAGAGAAGAAGAATTAAAAAGTGCTAAGAGTTCTCAACAAGTAGATAGATATTGTGCTGAACATTCAGAGACACCAGCTGAAGCTTTTACTGAATTATCAGGTAATATATTCCCTAAGAAGGAATTACAGAAGCAATTAGCTAAGATAAGAACTAATAAGAAATTAGCTAATGCTAAACAAGTAGGATACCTTACTGAGGTAAAAGGAGAAATAGTATGGAACATCTCAAAAAATAAAAATGATATAAAAGAGTTTCCTTTACCTAAAACTGCTGATCCTACAGGGGCTATAGTAATATGGGAACATCCAGTAAAGGATGCACCTTTTGGTTTATATATTGCCGGTATTGACCCGTATGATCAAGATCAATCTGGTACTAATTCTCTTGGTTCTTGTATTATATACAAACGTTTTCAAGATTTTGAATCTTATCAAGATATAATAGTAGCAGAATATACTGGTAGACCTAAAACAGCTGAAGAATTCTATGAGAATGTTCGTAAGTTACTTAAGTATTATAATGCTAAAGCAATGGTAGAAAATCAGAATACTGGTATTTTTACTTATTTTAATAATAAGCATTGTAATTATTTATTAGCAGATCAACCAGATATCATACGAGATATCACCAATTCCTCTAAAGTAAATAGAGGAAAGGGATGTCATATGACAAAAGAAATTAAAGCTTGGGGTATTGATAGAATAAAAGAATGGCTTGAAGAAGATCTTGGTAATGATACCTTAAGGTTAAATACCATTATGTCTGAACCATTACTTGAGGAATTAATCAAATATAATGAAAAAATTAACGTAGACCGAGTAATGGCATTACTACAGATTATGATATACAAAGAACAATTGTATAATTATCAAGTAAAGCAAAAGACTGAAAAGGAGAAACAGATTAGATTATTTAATGCTCCTTTATTTAAAAATTACGATAATACTTATGAGCCACAGATAAATAACAGTTTTAGTACAACCACTTATATGTTTACTAACTAATATGGAAAGAAATATATCAAACATGCCTGTACAAAAGCTACCTATGTCTAAAAAGACAGAGGAATGGCGTAGAGATTGTGTAGACTATTTTATAGGTATATCTGGTTTTTCTTCTGCTAACTCGATTCCAGACGAAGAGGAATTACAGAGTTATTATGATTTATATAATAGTATATATAATGAAAAAGATCTTAAGTATGTTACAAATCCTTTTAACCAAGATGATGGTTTTCCAGCAATGGCTCAGGATTATAATATAATTAGACCTAAAATAGATTTATTATTAGGAGAAGAAACAAAGAGACCTTTTAACTACAATGTATGTAGAACTAGTGATGCTGCTGCTGGAGATATTCAAGAGAAAGCTAAACAAATGTTATTGGAATATGCACAAGCAGCAATGATGGCTCAATTAGGTCCAGAAGAACAACAAAGATTTCAACAAGCTTTACAAACAGGCGAAATACAGACACCAGAAAAAATACAAGAATATCTCACTAAAAGTTATAAAGATGTTGCAGAAATAACTGCATATAATTCTTTGAACTTCTTATGGAAAAAATTAAATTTACCACACGAATTTGAAAAAGGATTTAAAGATGCTTTATGTGGTGGATTGGAATTCTATTACGTAGGTATTAGAAATGGTGATCCATTTGCAGAGAGAGTTAATACTATGGATTTTAAATATCCTGCAGAAGAAGGTATTGAATTTGTAGATGAAGCATCTTGGTGTGTAAGAAGAATACGTACATCAGTAGCTAGTTTATATGATGATTATTATGATAAACTAGATGAAAAACAGTTAAATCATTTATTAGAATTGGTAGGTCAGAAACCTACCTCTGGCTACGGTCCTGATAAAAGTCCTGTTGATGATTACAATCACATTACCTTAAATAGATATAACTCAATTAACGGTTATATGGAAGATAGGGTATTAGATGATGTTATATTATATCATGTATGCTGGAAATCATTTAAGAAAATAGGTTTTGTAACTATTATAAATCCTGATACAGAAACAGTTGAAGAATTTGAAGTAGATGAAACTTATAAAGAAACAGGTAATGAAATAGATGTTGAATGGAAATGGATTACTGAAACTTGGGAAGGATATAGAACTGCAGACGAAGGCGATGAAGATGCACTTTACTTTGGAATGCAACCTGTAGAATACCAGTTTGAAAATAGTTCTACATTAAATTCTGGTAAATTACCTTATACTGGGGTAGCCTACAGTAATACTAATAGTAAAGCTAAGTCTCTTGTAGCCATTATGAAACCATTACAGTATATGTATATTATTTTATGGTATCGTTTAGAATTAGCTATAGCGAGAGATAAAGGCAAACTTCCAGTTATTGACGTGACTCAAATACCAAAAAGTATGGGTATTGATGTTGATAAATGGATGCATTACATGAATGCACTGGGTGTAGTATTTGTTAATCCTTACGAAGAAGGATGGAACATTCCTGGTAGAGAAGGGGGTAAACCATCACCATACAATCAATGGGCTTCTATGGATGCTAGTATGGCCAATACTATTAATACTTATATCGGATTACTAGATAAGATAGAACAAATGGTATCAGAATTATCTGGTGTATCTCCTCAGAGACAAGGAGCTATTTCTAGTAATGAATTAGTTGGTAATGTTGAAAGATCTGTAGTTCAATCTGCGCATATTACTGAACCTTGGTTCTGGTTGCACAACCAGGTAAAGAAAAGAGTTTTATCAATGTTATTAGATACATCTAAGTATGCTTGGAAAGATACTAAAAAGTATTTACATTATATGCAAGATGACGTTACAAGAGTATTCTTACAAATAGATGATAACTTTTGTTACGAAGATTTCGATATATTTGTATCTGACAGTACTAAAGATAATCAAGCAATTGAACAATTACATAGTTTGATTCAACCTGCAATGCAGAATGGTGCGTCATTGTTAGATATTGCTGAGATCATTACTCTGGATAACTTAAGCATGATTAAATCTAAGCTTAGAGATATTGAGAATAATAGAATGCAACAGCAACAGGCTTTACAAGAGCAAGAAGCACAACAGCAACAGCAACTTGTTCAGATGCAGAATGAAGTTAAAGAACAAGAACTTATGCTTAAAGAGGCTGAAATGGATCTTGAAAAATATAAAATTGATCAAGATAATGCTACTAAGATTACTGTTGCTCAATTGAATGCTTATCGTGGTTCTGAGAATATGGATCAGGATATGTCAGGTATACCTGATCCTATTGAAATAGGTAAACAAGAAATCGAAAGACAAAAAGCTGTATCTGATGCAATGACTAAACAAATGGATATTGCAAATAAGATGCGTGCTGAAGATAATAAGAAAGCAATAGAACAACGTAAAATAGAAGCACAGAAAGAAGCTGAAAAACTTAAAGCTACTATTGAACGTGAAAGAATAGCTTTGGAAAAACGTAAGTTAGAAGAAGCTAAGAAGTTGCAGATTCTTAAAGATAAAGCTGCAATGGAACGTGAAAAATTAAAAGCCAAGACAGCCCTTAAAAATAAGACAAACGCAGAAGCAGCAAAATCTAAAACTAAAAAATAGGAGGAATTAATTATGGCATGTGGAAGTAAAAAAGGCGGAAGCAAGAAAGGTGGTAAAACTGGTAAAACAGGTAAGTAATATGAAAAAGCTGTTAAATAAAATTAAAAACACAGCATTGTATACTTGGCAATTACCCCAGAATTTACTGGGGTTAGCCTTGTATCATTGCTATAAAGGTTATGAAGTCTGTACTAAAGAAACTTGTGGCGAATGTATTAAATGTAAGCTATCTAGTAATATGCGGGGTGGCATCACTCTTGGGAATTATATTATTGTTAATAATATTAAGCATTTGCGTCACGAATTGGGCCATACTAGACAATCGAAAATCTTAGGTCCCCTGTATTTATTAGTAATAGGTTTACCTAGTTTAATACATGCAGGATTACATGCTAAAGTGTGTAAGGATAAAAACTATTATCATTTCTATACTGAACATTTGTTATTTCCTGAAGAAAATAAATAATTATGAAATGGTCAGATCTAACATTAAAAGAGCGTAAACAAATATATGATACTGTTAGAGCTGAGAATCCCAATGCTAGCTACTTTGATATTAAATCACAATTTGATTCAATTCCTGAATATGAAGATGGTGGTAAAAAGATAGTACCACCCAAAGAGTTGGGTCTTACTCCAGGTACTCCAGAGTATTACAAGAGACAACAGCAAATATCGGGTAGAGCAGAATTAGTTCAACCTGAAGCATATGTAACTCCTGTTGGTTATATAAAAGATGCAATTACTACTGCAGAAGAACTAGAAAAAGGTAATTATGGTAATGCCGCAGTAAGTACATTAATGAATGCCATTCCTTGGGGTGTTGGTAAGGGTTTAAGAAAAATAAAATCTAGAGTAAGTAACACATTAAATACCCCTATTGAAATACATAGTAGTATGGTTGATGAATATCCTTCTATTTTGGCAGAAAAGGCTCGTAGTAAAACATCAAAGAATAAGAAAAAAGTCAAAGAGGAAAGTGATTATGATTCTGAATTTTCTGAAGTAATAAGACGAGATAGAAATATCAAGAAATATGAAAAAGAAATTAATAAGACTATAGAAGATGCGATACTACCAGATAAGAAAACTTATGAGTTAGTAAAAGGAATTGATACTGCGTATGGTACAGATTATCTTGATGCATACAAAAGAATAGCAGCAAGAGATATGACTAATCGTGGTAAATATATTAAATATGCAGAATTGCCAGGTAATAAAAATGCAAAAATAAGTAGAGTACGAGACGTACAAGATTATGGACCTGTAGTTGATGATTATGTTATTACTATAGATCCATTACAATATTTACCAGGAACAGCAAATCATGAATTAGGACACTTAGCTGATCAATTAGCATCAGATGCAAACAATCGTTATTTAACATATTTACTAGATGAAGGTAATATTATGGGTCCAGGAGAATTGAGAAGTAAAGGAATCAATGTTGGATCTGATATGCAATCATATTTACTAGATCCTAGTGAATCAAAATCACATATGTTGCATTTGAAAAGAGCCTTAGTAAATGAAGGTAAGATACATGACTGGAGTTCAAAGGTTAATCAAAATACTATTGAAGATTTTTTATTTGATCCTAGAAATACAGGTGTTGTTAATAATGCCAATAAGTTGCAATATAACATGTATAGAAATAAATCTAGATTTGTAGATAGGATAAATAACTTAACTCCAATGGAATTTATTACTCCATTACTATTACCTGTTGCCGGATATGAAACAAATAAAGAATAATCAATATGGAAGAAATTTATCCCTTGTATCCAATACCAACTTATAAAGATGGTGGGATACATATAAAGAAGAAAAACAAAGGTAAGTTTAACGCTCTTAAGAAAAGAACAGGTAAGAGTACTGAAGAATTAACTCATAGTAAAAATCCTTTAACACGTAAAAGAGCTATATTTGCGCAAAACGCTGCTAAATGGAATAAAGGTAAAAAGAAAAAATAATCTAATTAATTACAATTATGGATAACAATAGTAATGATACACTATTTGGATTTGAAGCAATATCTAATATGTTTGTAGAAGATCATTCTAACACGACTACAATTACTCCTACTCCGGACGATCCCGATGCGATGACTGATGAGGAGTTAGAAGAATTGAAAAGACAATCAGCAAAAGCTAGACCAGCCACTCCAGGTGCTAAGAACAAGAAGCAGGAACCTGAAGAAGATGTGGTTGATGATGATGACGATGTAAATGATATTGACGATAACATCGACGACGACGATAAAACAAAGAATAAGAAAACTAAGAAAGTAGAAGAAGATGATGATGTCAATAATATCGATGATAACGATGATGATGTAGATGAAGAAGAATCTTCTAAAGTTACAGCATTATTCGATGCTATTGCTGAAGAATTAGAATGGGAATTTGATGACGATGAAGAAGAAGAGAAACCAAAGACTGTAGAAGAATTGGTTAACTATTTTAAAGAAGTTATCAAAGAACAATCAGTTCCTCAGTATGCTAATGAAGACGTAGCTAAACTGGATGAATTTGTACGCAATGGCGGCGATCTTAATGATTATTTTACTCTTACTCCAGAGATCGATTATGAAAACTTTGATACTACAATTGAAAGTAATCAGAAGCAAATTGTTAAGATGCTATTAGCTGAAAAAGGTTTCAATGAAAAGCAGATTGCTCGTAAAATCGAAAAATACGAAGATGCTGGTATCTTAGAAGACGAAGCTGAAGATGCTCTGGAAGCAATGAAGGAGATAGAAGAGACTAAAAAGGAACAGCTATTAGAAGATCAGAGAAAGCAACATGAGCAAATGGTAGCTCGTCAACAAAAGTTTATGGACGACGTTGTCGGTGAAATAAACGCTATGAAAGACATTCGTGGAATTAAAGTTCCCGAGAAAGATAAGAAAGCTTTACTTGCATATATATTCAAAGCAGATGCTAATGGTAAAACTCAATATCAAAAAGATTATTCAAAAAGCGTAAAAAATTTAATAGAGTCTGCCTATTTTACAATGAAAGGCGACACCTTACTTGATACTGCTAAGAAAATGGGTACTAGCTCAGCTATTAAAAATCTGAAACAAAGTCTCAGATCTACGGGTGTTAGTAAAGGTACAAGAAGAATCAATACCAACTCCTCTAACTCTATATTTAGTCGCGCAGTACAACTACTTTAATTAAATAAATTTTATTAATATTTATGGATAACGGAATTTTAAATAATTTACAGATCGGTAGAGGTAAATGGTTTTCAGATCTTGTAGATGAAAACATGATTTCAAACGCAATGTTAACTAGACCGTACGAAGTAACACGTGTTATTTCTTATGTATTTGGTTCTAAAGATGATGGTTATAGCACGTCTTTGGATGCTATTACTGGTGGTCTTGGTAATGTAATGTCAATTGATCAGAGAGATTACGAATGGAACGTAATGATCGATACCGATAGAGCTGTAACTATTCGTTCTGCAAAGTGGAATGGACAAGAAATTACTGCCGCTAATGCAGATACAGTTATGGCAGGTTTGGGTAATACACCTATCATGTTATGGTTGGAAGATAAATGGTTTGGTCCGGGTGCTATTTTGGAATTCGATGACAGAAACTATCAGGTACGTGTATCTGGTGCACCTTATCAGGATGGTAACGAATGGGTTTACACTTGTTTCATTGCTGATGGACAATCTAGTTCTTATATTCCTGGTGAATATTTAGTATCTGGTCATCAGGTATCTCGTTTGGCTTCTGCTTATGAAGAATACAGCGAAGAAGGTGATATCCTGAACTATAATACTCATTTCAAGATGAGAAACTTCTTGTTTACTACTCGTCTGGATTATGATATTACAGGTACAGCTTATTCTACAGTACTGTGGATCGCTTTAAAAGATCCTAAAACAGGTAAGACTTCTTACTTGTGGTCTGATTATCAGGAATGGAAAGCTATGAGAGAATGGTCTAAGAGATGTGAACGTATGTTGGTTTACTCCAAGAGTAACGTAAACAAAGATGGCTCTACTTCTTTACTGGGTACTAATGGTCGTCCGGTATATATTCCTGCAGGTTTGTTGCAGCAGATTGCTCCGTCTAATAGACGTTATTATACTGAATTGACAGCTGAACTGTTGGAAGATTTCTTGTTTGACCTGTCTTATAATATTTTAGGTACTAATGAACGTAAGTTTGTTGCTCTGACTGGTGAAATGGGTATGAGAGAATTCGATAGAGTTTTGAAACAGAAAGCGGCTACTATGAATTTAATTGATACTAAATTTGTAACTGGTTCAGGTCAGTCTTTAGTATTAGGTGGTCAGTTTGTTACTTACAAAATGACTAATGGTATCGAATTGACATTGAAACATTTCCCGCTGTATGATGATACAACTTACAATCGTTTGTTGCATCCAGTTTCTGGTAAACCGCTGGAATCTTATAGAATGACATTCTTGGATCTGGGTCGTAGAGATGGTAAATCTAACATCGTTAAGGTAGTTAGAAAAGATCGTGAAATGGTAATCTGGAATACTTCAGGTTCTGTTGCTCCTGGTGCAGGTTATGGTAAGAATGCCAGTACGGTGAGAAGTAACGCGAAGGATGGCTATAGCGTGCATTTATTAGGTGAGATGGGCATTTGCTTGTTCGATCCCCGTGCATGTGGTGAACTTATAATGGACGTTGAAGCCTAAGCAATTAACATTAAGAAATATTAATAAGAGGGGGCTTCGGCCCCCAATTATTATTTTTAAACAATAAAATTATGGAAGTAGTATTAAAATTCGCCCGAGTAAATCCGTGGGCTGGAATAGCTAAATATAAAAATTGTTACGATTATATTGGTACATATTGGACAAGAGCTGGTAATATTCATACAGGTTTAAGTGAAGAAGATGCTCGTAGACTTGAAAAAGTTATGGGTTATGAAGAAGGTCATTTAGCACCTACTAGTTCTTTTTGGAAAACTTATAGTGTAAGATTAGGAGCTAAAGATACTTTTTTGCATACTGAAAAACCTGAAGATGAATTAGCGTATCTGTTTTTAAAAAATCATAAAAGAGTTGCAACTGGTTTAAGCAATATCAGACCTCAACATGATTATGTGTTAGTTAACACCGATGCGGAAGCAGAAGCCGCTAACAAACTTAACAAAATTAAACGTGAAGCATTTGCAGAATTTAATAAGATGTCTCTTGAAGAGATGCGTAAATGTTTACGTATTTATGGTCACAAATCAGACAACATTAGTAATGAATTAGTAGAAAGCAAGTTGTTTGAATTGATTGAAAAAGATCCTCGTAAGTTCTTCTTACTGTGGATTGATAACAAAAATAAAGATACTCAATACATTTTAGAGACTGCAATTAGTAAGAATGTAATTCGTAAGTCAAAAAATGTATACTATTATGGTACTGACGTGATTGGTAGAAGCCAAGACGATGCTATTAGTTTCTTAAATGAAAAGGCTAATCAAGATATCAAAATGGCAATCATGCAAGAAATTGAATCTAAATAATTATGAATATTAGTGAATTACATATAGCATTTAAAATAGAAGCTGACAAGAATGCCGTTAATATTGGTATGTCTGGTTGTCCTTCTTTTTTACCTGAGGAAATAGATTATTGGTTATATGCTGCATACCTCAGTAAAATAGCTACCAAGTTTACGGGCAATAATACTATTAGAACTCCTTTTGAAGAAAATAGTAAACGTGTATCAGACCTTGAAGGTTTAGTAAAAACAGATAAAGGTTTAACACTATTGAGTGAAACAACTAGTAATAGATTAATGCTCAATGACTTTAAATCTACTATTACTTATGGTAGTCAAACTCAAGATAAACGTATGTATTTTATTCAAGGTACATTACACTTTGGTAGTAAATTAGCTAATGTAAAACTAATAAGTCATGAAAACGCAATGAGGTTCTTAGAGACATATAATAACAAACCTTGGATAGAAGAACCTGTTGCTATACTAGAAGATAATAAGTTGATAGTGTTCGTGGATAGGGATCTTATGACAGGTCCCTATACTATCGACTTAACTTATCTAGCATATCCTAAAAGATTAAATAATCAGGATATTACTTCAGGTATGGATGAAATACCAGAGTATATGCAGTATGAAGTAGTTAAGTTAGCTGCTGATATGGCATTAGAAAATATAGAATCACCAAGAGTTCAATCACATCCACAATATGTGGCACAATTAGCAGAATAATATGAGTAGTAAAGAAATGCAAATGTCTGAAGAAGAATATTATGCTAGCTTATTATCTAACCCTGATTACGCTAAACCAAAGTTTTCTATATACCGATTTAAAAACATTTTAAACGGTAAAGTATATATAGGTCAAACTATAGTACCTGTTAGAAAAAGGTTGATACAACATATGACTTTTAGTAGACCATGGACAAAATGTCAAAAAACATATTTTCATAACGCTTTGAACAAAAATGGTTTGATTAATTTCAAATTTGATGTTATTGAAATTTGTGCATCTCAAGAAGAGCTAGATATAAGAGAAAAATATTGGATATCGTATTATAAATCAAATAACAAACAATACGGATATAATATTGAATGTGGTGGTAAGGATGGAAGAAAAGGAACTAAATTAACCGAAAAACATAAAGATAAGTTACTAAAAGCTAATTTAGGTAAACATAGAAGTGATGATACTAAATTAAATCTTAGTAAAGTACATAAACAACTATGGGAAAACGAAGAGTTCAGAAATACACATTTAAGTATAGTCCGAAATAATTTATCTGCTAGTTGGGAAAAGACACAAAAGAAAATTTATCAATACGATACTAATGGTGATTTTGTAGCAGTTTGGAATAAATGTAAAGATGCTGCAGATTTTCTTTACGGAGCAGGAAAAGGTGGTAGTTTAACACGCAATATTAAATTAAACAATAAACGTGGTAAATTGGGGTTCTCCAAAAAAGGATACATTTGGTCATTTTTTGCTCCCCAAAGAAAGGAGGGAATATAGACGCAAAAAATATGCAAGTGGAGTTTGAACGTAGACTCCAACTTATTAGTCCAGATCTTACTATAGAAAATAAACCTAATTCAGATTTAATCTTTTCTATACTTAATGAAGCACAGGATCGCTATGTAATGATGAACTATGTGGGTGATGATCAAATGGAGATTGAAACCAATACTCAAACTAGAAATACAGATTCTATTAAAAGTTTATTGGTTGAAAGAGAACTTACTCAAAGCGGTTCTACATCAAACGGTATAGCTAGATATAGACTACCTTATTCTACTACTGATGAATATTTCTTATATGTACACTCTGTAAGTAAAGTAAAAGGTACTTATAAGCAGTATACTACTGAAACTAAAGTAGATAATCAATTAGTAAAATATAGGGATCTACCAAAGTTTATGAAGACTGCTTATAATACACCAATTGTAAGACAACCAGCAGTAGCTTTAATATCTGATCCAACTACTAAATACATGTATATGGAAGTAGTAGTAGATGCTTACACTACTTTAAGTGGTGTTATTCTTACTTACTATAGAAAACCATTAAGATTTAATACTACAACTGGTGCTTCAAAGTGTGAATTACCTGAATCTGTTCATAGTGAAATAGTTGACCTTGCTGTTAATATGTTTATCACAGAAGGTAAATACAGATTACAAACTAAACCATCTAACCAAAGTAATAGAGAATAATTATGAAGTTCATTGAATTACAAACTGCATTTGAAACCGAAATAGGTTTACTTGATAACAATATTGAGAAGCCAGTTACAGCAGATATTGAATATTGGTTAATGGCTGGTTTAGATAAGTTTATTAAAACTAGATACTCAGGTATTAATTACAAGCGTACAGCATTTGAACAGGATCAGAAAAGAATTGATGATCTTCGTACACTTGTAACCAATAAGACATATCAGTTTACAACATTCCCAGAAGAACAAGTAGTTACATTACCAACAGATTATATGTTTACTTTAGGTGAAACAGCAGTAATCTATAGTAATAACAACTGTTGGCCTAAGGGACCAAATGGTCAACCTAGGACTAAACACACAGATGTGTTAGAAGCTACTATTGAGAATTTTGATAGACAAAGACAAAATACATTATCAGAGTATAGATTACATGGTACTTCAGCAAGACCTTTGAGATTATTTCAAGGTAATGAAATCCATTTATATACCGATGGTAATTACAATATAAAGAATTATATCCTCACATACTTGAGGACTCCTAAAAGGATTAGTCTTACTACGGCTCCTTTTGATGAGTATACGGATATGCCAGTATCTACTCATCAGGAAATCGTAAAAATAGCGGCTGAATTATACTTAGAAAATAAGGCTAATCCAAGATATCAATCGTATATGAACGAAGTTTCAACAATGGAGTAAGTATACGTATTAACTCCCCTATGTGTGAAATATAGGGCTAGATTATTTTAAATGATCTTTATTATGTTTAGTTTACGCGGAAATCTGAAACATGGAAAGTAGAAGACTAAACCAGTTAAACTAAGCGCTTTGTTTAACTAACACATTACACAATGGAGAAAGAAAAATACAGATGTAGTGAATGTAAGATGTATAAAAGTGCTGATGAATTTTTTCATGTAGCGCATAATAAACACAGAAAAGAAATAAGTTACATGTGTAAAGAGTGTAAAAAGAGAGTTAGAAAAGAAAAAGTTAATGAACTATCAGATGCAGAATCTCTTTTAGATACTATGAAAATTCGTTTAAATGACGCTAGAAATAGAGCAAAGAAAAAGAATTTGTATTTTGATTTAACTTTAGACAATTTAATGAATCTTTGGACACAACAAAAAGGAAAATGTGCTTTAACAGGATTTGATATGACTTATCGATATGTGTGCAACAAGTATAAGTATTCTGTTAGTTTGGATAGAATTAATCCTGAAAAAGGATATACTTTAAATAATTTACAATTGGTTTGTCATGCGGCAAATATGATGAAGGGTACTTTTTCTGAAGATGAACTTTTGAAATTTTGTAATGCAATAATAAAAAATAAAAACTATGCTTAATCACGTGAATACTGTACTGATTGCCAAAACAGCTCCTGCTTCTTTTTCTACAGCAGATGCTTTGGCAGATGGTGCAATTGCTTTGTTTGATGAAAACAAGAAAATTTTAACATCTACTGCATTAGCTGCAGCAGCTAAATCTATTTATGTAGGTGTTTGTGAAGGTAAAGAAGATGTATATGATCAGAAAGGTGCTAAGAGCACTAAATCTGTAATTAGATTTTCTATGCCTATTCAAAAAGGTTCTAATCCTACTTTGGTAGTAACTCCTTTCGTTGCTAAAGCTGAAGATAAGATTGTTATTACTGCTACTAATGTAGCTCCGGAAGTTGGTCATCGTTATGTTTTACGTTTAGTTTATAACGACATTTACGAAGCTCCGGGTCAGTTTACTCATACGTATGAAGTAATCGCTAAGACTACAGCTCCGAAGGATTTGGTTGATGCCTTTGTAAAGAAAATTAATAAACACAAAGAAGCTAGAGTTACTGCTAGCGCTAGTGCAGCTGTATTGACTTTGACAGCTAAAGAAATTCCTTACAATGAAGGCATTACTTTGGATCATGGTTATACTCAGGTATCTGTAGAAGCTTTCATGTGGACAACGATTCCTTCTGGTTTACTGAGCAACGTAATGTATCCGATTTCTAATCTGACAATTGCTAAGACTCAAGGTACTCCAGGTAAGGGTAACGCTTACATTGTAAGAGATCGTGAAGATGCAGCAATGGGCTACAGAGGTATTACTCATAGAGCTAATGGTATCTATCCTTATATTGCTCCGGAATTTAGATCTGATTTGAGTGCAGAATATGATACTATTACAATGGAATGGGATAATAAATATCTGTCTGACGATAATCAATATATTAAAACAACTCCGCTGGCAGTTGAAATGTACATTGTAAAAGATCAGATCAAAACAAATAAATTATTTGTGAATATGATTAAATCTTTCATTTCTGGTGCAGAAGTATCTGAATAAGGATTTAATTAATTTTTAACCATGAAAGGGATTGGGGAAGTTATCCCTAATCCCTTTTCTTTTTATATACGATTGATATGAATGACATAAACGATAGCTTGTATTATGCAGAAGTAAAATTACTTACAAAGTACTGTCATAACTGCTTAGATAACAAGATGAAAGATAAAATCATGATGTTCTTATTCAAAAAAACTTTATATGAAAACGCTATAGCATTAGACTTTACAGAAGATGCAGATAGATATTATAAAGAAATGCTTAACTTGCTTGATATGAGAACATGCAATTGTACTATTAATGACTGTAAAAATTGTAAAGATGGATATTGTGAATTATGTAAATAAGGTTGGGGAATTAGTTAATCAGTCTACTAAGTACAATGCAAAACTGGATAGAGTTTCTATTACCAATTTAGTATTATTGTTGCATTTAGACAAATTATCTAGTTGGGCAAGTACTAAAGTAGATGATGAAGATTTTCCCATTACTCAGGAAGATGTAGATAAAATTATAGAATGTATGCATTGTTTAAAAAAACAAATTAATTTCTATCCAGAAAAAGATATCGATGATGATTGTATATTAACAGAAGTAGAAGAACATATAATTCAAGAGTAATATGAATAAAAAGATATCACAATTTGAGGTTACTACATCTTTTGAAGATAATGATATTCTAACTCTTGTACAAGATAAAACTAATAAGATAATTCATAAAGATGATTTTGAAACTAGTTTATCTGGTACGTTTGCAACTAATGAAAGAGTAGATGGTATTGAAGAAGATGTAGCTAATCTTGATATTAAAGTAGACAACAATTATACAGATCTATCCAACAAGATAGTAGAAGGAGATACTAATGTTACTAATAATCTAAGTAGTAATATTAATAGTTACTATGATGTACTAAACAATAAGATCATTACTCTTGAAGATAAACACGATAAAGATTTAACTGAAGTTAATGATACAGTACAGGGTTGGATAGATACTATTGATGATAAGTCTACAAAGGAACAATTACAAAACCTATTAAATAGGTTAATTGAAGATGAAAACATCATTACAGCATTAGCAGATTTAATTGCAAATGGTGGTGGTAGTGGTGAAGCACCCGGTTTTCATACACAACCTACTAGTACCATATTTCCGTTATCCGGGTATTATTATAATGGAGATACTAGCGATTTAACTACTACAGATACTTTAAATCAAGCTTTATCAAAATTAGAAGGTAAAATTAAATCTGTAGAGGGCAGTATAGGCGGTGATACGAAATATATGATCACTAGTACTGACAATACTCAACCTACAGACGGTAATTTGTATTCAGCTAGAAGATCTGATTTGAACTATATATCTAAAAAGGTTGATGATACAGCAAATGGTTATATTAAGTTTTTAAAAGGAATACAGGGAGGTCAAACATTTAGAGAAGGTTTTCTAGGCGAAGGTGCTTCTTTATATCCGATTAATGGCAGATGGAAGTTTGAAGTAGATGATTTGTTTGTTAGAGGTAGAATGACTGTTAATGAACTTCTAGTAAATGAAATAAAAGCTACTGGTGGAGATATATTAGTTTCAGTTGCTGATCTTGAAATACTAGATGTTACTACTACTCCAGATAATGATTACAAGTGTACATTTGATACTCAAGATGGTACTGTAAGAAATCCTTTTGTTGAAGGCGATCAAGCTATATGTCAAATCTTTGATGGTAAAAATGTTAAAAGATATTGGCGCATGGTATCCGAAGTAGGTACTGACTATGTGGTTTTATCTGATTCTGTATGTGAACCAGGTAGTTCTATTCCTGAACCCAAAGATAAAATTATTCAGTTAGGTAATAGATACCCCGGTAATGAAGATCGTAGATCTGCTATTATGATATCTGCTAGAGGCACAGAAGGACCTAGTATTACTTTATATGATAATATTGACGATTTTAATTTAGTAGGTAAAGATCGTACAGTTATAGGTAAAAATAGTAGATTCGTTGGTACTTTATCTCAAGTATCTAGTAATGGAGATATTATAAGAGTACCTATCGATAGAGGACAATTTATAGCTGGTACTACGTATTATTATTATGATAGAGTATCATATAATGGTTCACTGTGGTTATGTATGGCTACTCAAACCACTAGTATCCCTAGTAAGGAAAATGACGAGTGGTTATTGCAAGTAGAAAAGGGTGAGCAAGGTGCTGCTGGTGCAGATAAAGCTAAATGGGTAGAAATTACTGGGGAAAGATTATTCATGTATGATAATCCTAACTTTGAAGGTACTCCTACACCATCTGTTATTACACTATATTGCAATACTTATAATATAGAAAATCCTGTATTTACTTGGGTAAATAGAAACACAAATGAAACAATAGGTACTTCTCAAGCATTAGATGTACGTCCTGATATGTTTGGGGATCTTAGAAATTTTGTAGTACGTTGTACCGTAGTTAATGGTAAAGAAAGTTTTTATGATGAAACTCAGGTAGCCAAACTTGGAGATGGTGCAACTGGAGAAGATGCTTTCTATATAGACCTGAGTAATGGTAATATGACGGTACCTTACGATTCATCTGGCAATAATCCACAAATTACTATTACTGATGTATATACTTATGTGTATGCATATCAGGGTACGAGCCAATTATATATTGATAGTATAACAGCAGAAACTATTGAAGGTGTAGCTACTGTTACTGTAGATGGTGACAAAGTGACATTAAATACTTTAGGGTCTCCTTCCGCTAGAATACGATTAACAGTTAACATTGGTTCTATGTCCTTTACTAAGGATTTATGGATTAATAAAGTGCAAAATGGTGAGAATGGGTTTGATGGAATCGATGCTTGCTATGTATTAATATCCGGAGAACAAGTGTTTAAGTACGATAAAGAAGGTTTAGTTAGCCCATCACAAATAACTTTATATGCTAGTTCGTATGGGATTGAATCTCCTACTTATTCTTGGTATTGGAAAATCGTAGGTACAGATAATTGGAATCTTCTTGAAAATGAGATTACAGAAACTTTGATAGTATCACCAAACGGTTCATACTTTAATAATTCTGTTAACGAGGTAACTTTTAAAGTAGAATGCACTTCTGCTTTAGGTGGAGCCGTATATCAGGATATGTTAACAATTAATAAATTGTATGATGGAAAAGATGGAGAAAGTCCATATAGGGGAGTATTAACCAATGAAGCTCATACAGTAGCTGCTAATTGGTTAGGAGAAGTAGAATCATCAGAATTAGCAAAAGCTTCTACTAATTATTATTTATATCAAGGTACTAGAAAATTAGAAAATAGTGAATATACTATAACTTATACTAATTTAGATAACAATGCTCAAAATCAATTATCTATTGATACAAATAATAATAAACTTACCGTAGCTAGATTAGGTAATAGTTTTGATAGTACAGTGTTTAAAGTAGAATTTCATGTACCTGCTTCTTCAGCTTCTCCAGTAGTAGATGTGTGTGATTTTACTATTACAAAAGCCAAAGGTGGAGCTCCTGGTGATTTTGAAGTATCTATATACTGTCGTTCTAATGAAAATCAACCAGGTAGACCTTCTATGACATCTAGACCTACTTCTGGTGGTACCTATAGTAATGGTAATTATTGGTATACAGATGCTCCTTCGGCAAGTGGTTATGCTATATGGAAAAGTACTGCTTTATTTGATGGAGAAACTGGTTTACTTAAATCTGGAGAACAGTGGACATTACCTACAAAAATATCAGGTAAAGATGGACAAGATGGGCAGAATGGTGCTCAAGGACCTGCTGGACCACAAGGATCTCCCGGAGATAGAGGTCCTGCTGGAGATCCAGGTCCTGCGTTAAATTTCAGAGGAGAATATAATGATAGTACTACTTATTATAAAACAGCGGAATTAGTAGATGTCGTAAAAAGAAATGGAGTATATTATATGGCAAACAAAGCTACAATTACACCAGGCTGGTCTAGTTCTGAATGGAAATCATTAAATTCATTTGAGAATATTGCAACTGGTTTATTATTTGCTGAAGAGGCTACAATTGGTGGTTGGCGCTTTAGTCCCGCTTCTAGTAGTTATTTTAGATCAACAAATGATGTAGTATGTTTCTATCCATCTACAGATGGTATGATTCCATTTTTGGCAGCAGGTACTGGTTCAAATAAAGGTGCCATTTCTTCGGGAGGTACGAAAATTACAAACTCAAAAGCTCCTTTAAAATTATGGGCAGATGGTATCATTACAGTAGGAGATGGTTCTAGCAGTTCTAGAGCAGGATTAACTGGGGTAGGAACTTCTTCAGACTCTGTAAGAATCTGGGCAGGTACAAATCATGGTAATAGAACTTCTGCTCCTTTTAGAGTACTTGATAATGGTAGTATGGTAGCAACAAATGGTACATTTACTGGAAATGTTACTTGTACTTCTTTAATTGCTCAAAATATTGATTCTAGTAATTTCTCAATACCCGGATTGAAGTGTGCAGGTAGATGTAACTGGACTGGGTCTAGCGCATCGTTTGGATATTTATTTACTACTAAGGAACTTAGAATGTCTCCTTCTAGGGTTGCCACAGGTAGATTTAGATTTACATTATCAGGTGCACATAGTACTGATTATGTTGTATTGTGTTCTATTGATAATCCAAATACAAATATAGCTAGTGGCTTTAGAGGTTCGTATCAAATTGGTCCTAGATATTCTGATCATTTTGATATCCATTGGTTTGATACTGATGGTAATGCTCACGATTTAACTTATTTTAATGTTGCATTTTTTTCGTATTAGAATATGGAACTATATTATATTACAAAGAACGGAGTAGGTTCAATAGATGCTGATTTTTTTAAAACTTATTTAAGTGATAAAGAAGTAAAATCATTAGAAGAACTTACAGAAGATGATCGTTATTTATTTTTAAACGACGATCAAAGAGATTTTTATATCAAATACATGGATGAAGTAGTGGATGATCCAATGGCTGTATACTATATGAAAACGCCAGTGAAATCTTCTCAAAATGAAAGAATACGCAAAATACGAGAAAATACTTACATTAGTAAAAGCGATCCACTATATATGGCATATATAAAATATAAAGAATTTGGAGAAGATGAGGCAGCAGCTAAAGCTTATAATGAATGGAAACAAGCTGTGTTAGAAATAGAAGAAGCTAACCCGTATATTACAGAATAACATGATAAAGAATAATGTATATTATGAATTCTTTGCAAGCTATATGGTACCCAATTCTAATGAAGTTGGGTACTGGATAGACTTGGGAGCAAATTCAAAAGGAAAAGTAATTAAAGTATATAATCCTGATATTAAGTCTTGGGTTAAACTAACAGATGCTACTAGTGAAGATGCTGTTGCTCCTTTCATTGGTTCTAATGGTAACTGGTGGATAGATAATCGTGATACAGGTGTATCTGCTTCTGGTAAAAGTCCAATTATTGGAGAAAATGGTAATTGGTGGATATTTGATCCAGCATTAAACGAATATGCTGACACTGGTGCTACTGCATATGGTAAGACTGCATATGAATATGCTGTAGAACAAGGATATACTGGCACTGAAGAAGACTTTGGTAGAATGCTTGCAGAAGTACCTAATGCGGTTAAAGATGCCAAACAAGCCATAAAAGACTCAAAAGAAGTACTTCAGAATCCACCAAAGATTGTAGATGGTAATTGGTATATCTATGACTATGTAAATGATACTTATCAGGATAGTGGTATCAACGCAGTTGGTGATGCATTTACTATTGTAAAAACGTATTCTTCAGTTCAAGCTATGGAAGATGATTACAATAACCCTGAAGTAAAAGCAGGACAATTTGTAATGATCGATACAGGTAATGTTGAAAATGAAGAGGATTCTAGATTGTATTTGAAAGGTAATACTGAATGGAAATTCATATCAGACTTATCTGGCGCACAAGGTATTCAAGGCTTATCAGCATATCAAGTAGCAGTACAACATGGCTTTGAAGGTACAGAAGACGAATGGTTAATCTCTTTAAAAGGTGAGAAAGGTGAAACTGGACCTAAAGGAGATAAAGGTGATACTGGAGAAAAAGGGGCTACTGGTGAAAGAGGACCTCAGGGTTTACAGGGAGAAAGAGGTTTACAAGGTGTACAAGGTGAAAAGGGTGAACAAGGTATACAAGGACCTGTTGGACCTAAAGGCGAGCAAGGAGAGCAAGGTATACAGGGAATTCAAGGGCCACAAGGAGAACCTGGTCCACAAGGACCTAAGGGGGATACTGGTTCAGGATTAAATATTAAAGGAGAATTAGATTCTGAATCACAATTACCACAAGAAGGTGTATCTGGTGATGCTTGGTTAATTGCTGGTAATCTATACGTGTTTGTGGGTGAAAACGGTAATGTTGAATCTAATCCTAAATGGAGTAACGTAGGTAGTATTCAAGGACCAGCAGGACCACAGGGACCGACAGGACCTAAGGGAGAACAGGGAGAACCCGGTCCTAAAGGTGAACCGGGAGCTGATGGAGCACCTGGAATACAAGGTCCAAAAGGTGATCCTGGTGAAAAAGGAGAGAAAGGAGACCCAGGTAGTGATGCTTCTGTAACTAAACAGAATGTAGAAGCTGTACTTACTGGGGATATTACTAGTCACAATCACGACAGTAGATATATATCTAAAAGCAATACTAGTACATATACACCTACTGCAGATTATCATCCTGCCACTAAGAAGTATGTAGATGATACTGTGGCAGCAGTAGATGTTACTGAACAAATCTCTGGTAAAGCTGATAAAACTTATGTAGACAGTAAGTTAGATACTAAAGTAGATAAGGAAGAAGGAAAAGGACTAAGTTCTACTGATTTTACTTCGGCTGAAAAAAGTAAATTAGCAAGACTTAATGGTTATATTGTAAATATGGCCGATAACATGGTTCCCACAGCTGAATTTGGTCGTATTACGTATTCCTTTAAGAATGAATCAACAGGTTCTAACGGCAATACTCAATCTAAAGTAATACAGATACCAGCAGCTACAACCTCTGCTGCAGGTTTAATCACTGCTGAAGGATTTAATAAACTTACTGGATTACCAACATCAGAAGAAATAGATCAGAAGATTAACACTGCTATAGGTTCAGTATATAGGGTAAAAGGTTCTGTAGCTAATTATGAAGCTTTACCTAAAGATAATGTAACAATAGGTGATGTATATAATCTTGAAGATACTGGAGCTAATTATGTAGCTACTTCATCTACTCCAGATTGGGATAAGTTAAGTGAAACAGTAGACCTTAATGGGTATTTGACTAAGACTGATGCAGCTAGTACGTATCAACCAAAAGGCAATTATCTTACTTCAGTACCTGAAGAATATGTAACTGAAACTGAATTAAATGCAAAAGGTTATGCTACTACTACTCAGGTTAATACAAAATTAGATTCTTCTGCATATACGGCAGCAGATGTATTATCTAAAGTAAAGACAGTAGATGGGGTTGGTAGTGGTTTAGATGCTGATTTACTTGATGGTAAACAAGGCAATGAGTATGCTTTAAAAACAGAAGTAATTACAGAGGCACCTTCAGATGGTAAGACATATGGTAGGAAAAACAAACAATGGTCAGAGATTATAGCTAGCAATCAGTATCTTGACTTAACAACTTTATTTCCAAGTGAAAGTGGTACATTATCAGATGAAAACTATCAAAAGATAGTTGATGCAGTAAATAAAGGAATAACAACAGCAAGAATTGAGACTAACCCTGATGGATTTGGCCCGATAACAATTAATAGTTCTACTGAAGGATATGGTATTATAACAAGTAATTTAGCGGTATACCCCGTGGATCGTTCTATACAGTTGATGACGATAACCGTAACTATTAAGAAGAGTGACAAGACCTATACTTCGGTATCTAATCAACAAAGTTTACAAAATACTGGTTTCGGTACAAAGTACCTCTCCGACAACGGTGAATACCTCACTCTCCCTATCGCCACCTCCGTCACAGCGGGGTATATGTCGGCGGAGGACAAGAAGAGGGTGGATGATATAGTAAATTTCGGCACAGGGAGTAATGCTGTCACCACTCTTGTGAATATACCGACAAGCAAGAGGTTGGTTAAGGCTACCCTATCCTCCGCTTCAAACCTGTCGATAAATGAGTCTGCAAGGGCATTGAATGTAGGCGAAGAGATATATCTTGATTGTAATCCTACCGCTTCTTTTACGCAGCCTATCCCTACTACTGGCAGTTTTAGATCAATGTCCGGTAGTTCTATTACCACTACTTCCGGCGTGCCTTTCGAGATGTCTATTTTGAAGATCGCTACGAGTGGTGTCATGTATTCAATAACCGTTAAAGAGAAAGATTGATATGTTGAGAAGAAGGACGATAGGAAGTAAGAAGTTAGTATTCTTTCAGAAGCGGTTTTATCCGGCAGGATATTACACATGGACGGTTCCACCTGGATGTACGGAGGTCGATGTGTTTCTTGTCGGTGGTGGGTGCGGAGGCAATGAAAGATATACAGATACAGGAGGAGCTGGAGGATATACAAAAACCTTTAAAAAAGATACATCCGGATGGAGAGATGGTGATGCTATACCTGTCACACCAGGTCATACTATTCCAATTATAGTTGGCAGAGGAAGTATTGGAAGTATTAATAGTACTCCACCGAATAATGGTGGATACTCGCAATTTCTAAACTCGAATTATAGAGCTTATGGAGGGAGTATGTATGGATCCGAAAATAATCCATGGCGTTCAGATGGCGGTTCAGGTAGCGGTGGAGGAGGTTCTATAGGAGGTAATGGCGGTTCGGATGGTGGTAATGGATCAAACGGCAGTGCTCATGAAGGAGGTAGAGGACAAGGTCATACGACTCGAGATTTTGGGGAATCTTCAGGTAAACGGAATGCTGCTGGTGGTGGAGGTGGCGGTATTGAAAGATATGGAAAAGCAGGAGTATCTGACTATACAGAAGGTAAAGGAAGTGGAGTAAATGGTGGCGGTGGTTATGGTGGTGGTGGTGGATCAAGAGGTAACGGTGGCGATGGCACTGTCCTGATCCGATACTGGGCTTACGAAGAATAAAACAAATATAAGTGATATGAGTAAATATATATATATA